GCCACGCTGAGCGGCACTGGCTCGGTGGCGGCAGCGGTTACGCTGCCCGGTGGCGCCACGCTGAGCGGCACTGGCTCGGTGGCGGCAGCGGTTACGCTGCCCGGTGGCGCCACGCTGAGCGGCACTGGCTCGGTGGCGGCAGCGGTTACGCTGCCCAGCGGGGCCACGCTGAGCGGCACTGGCTCGGCAACCGGGGCGGGCACCACCCAGGCGTCCGGAGCTGCCACGCTGGCCGGCGCCGGGTCAGCCAGCGGGGCTGGCACTGTCCAGGTACCCGGCGCGGCCACGCTGGCAGGCACCGGGTCAGCCAGCGGGGCTGGGACAGTCCAGGTGCCCGGAGCCGCCACGCTGGGCGCGGCTGGCTCGGTGACGGGCACAGAGACGGCGCCGGCCACAGCCACGCTGAGCGGCGCTGGCTCGGTGACAGGCGCCGCCACGCTGCCGGGTGCCGCCACGCTGGCCGGCGCCGGGTCGGTGGCTGCGGCTGAGACCGCACAGGCCCCGGCCACACTGGGTGCCGCCGGCTCGGTGACGGATACGGTCACGCTGCCCGGCGGCGTCACCCTGGCCGGGACCGGGTCGCTGGCCGGGGCCGGGGGAGTGCAGGTTCCCGGGGCGGCCTCGCTGGCCGCGGCGGGCGCGCTCACGGGCACGGCCACCCTGCCTGGTGCGTCAGCCCTGGCGGGTGCGGGCTCAGCTACGGCGGGTGCCACGGCGCAGGCCCCGGCCACGCTGGCGGGCGCCGGGTCGCTGAGCACAGCCGCCGGGCTGGCCGCTGCCGCCACGCTGGCTGCCGCAGGCTCGGTAACCGGCGCTGCCGCACTGGCGGCGGGCACAGCCCTGGCGGGCACGGGCTCGGCAGCGGCCAGCGTGGTGGCACCCGGTACGGCCACGCTGAACGGCACTGGCTCGGTAACAGCAGGGGGCACCGCCCAGGCACCGGCCACGCTGAGTGGCATCGGCTCGGTGACCGCTGCGGGCACCGTCCAGGTCCCGGGCGCCGCCACGCTGGGCGGCACGGGCACAGTGGCCACGGCGATCACGCTGGGCGCGGCGGGCACGCTGGCCGGCACAGGCACGGTCACCGCAACAGCAGCCGGGCAGGTCCCGGCCACACTGGGCGGCACCGGGTCGCTGGCCAGCGCGGTCACGCTGCTCAGCCCGGCGGGGCTGAATGGCACGGGCGCGATCACCGCGGCGGCAGCCGGCCAGGCCCCGGCCCCGCTGGCGGCGGCGGGCGCGATGGCCGCTGCGGGCGTGGTGCTGGTGCCCGGGACGGCCTCGCTGGCCGGGACCGGGTCGGTCAGCGCTGCGGGGGTAGTGCTGGTGCCCGGGGCGGCCTCGCTGGCCGGGGCCGGGCTGCTCACCGCTGCGGCCACGCTCCCCGGTGCGGCCACGCTGGCAGGTTCCGGGTCGGCCACGGGCGCCGGGACCGCGCTGGCCCCGGCCTTGCTGGCAGGCACGGGCTCGGTAGCAGGGACCGCACTGCTGGCCAGCCTGGTCACGCTCGGCGGCACCGGCTCCGTCAGCGCCAGTTCCGGGCAGCTGGCCCCGGCCACGCTGGCAGGCACAGGCTCAGTAGCGGGCGCTGTATTGCTGCCCGGTGCGGCGGCACTGGCCGGGACCGGGCTGATCACCACGACCGCCACCCTCCCGGGTGCGGCGGCGCTGTCCGGGAAGGGCACGGTCACCGCCGGCGGGACCGTGCTGGTCCCGGCCGTGCTCGCGGGCACGGGCACGGTCACAGGCGCCGGGGCGGTGCAGGTACCCGGCGCGGCCACGCTGGGCGGCGCTAGCTCACTGGCAGGCGGCCCGGTACTGGCCAGCGCGGCCACGCTGGCGGGCACGGGCTCGCTGGCGGCCACGGCGGTCACGGCAGCGGGCACGGCCCTGGCGGCCACCGGCTCGCTGGCGGGCACGGTCACCATGCCCGGTGCCGCGGTCCTGGCGGGCACCGGGCTGACTATTACGGGTGCGACCATGCTGCCCCCGGCCACGCTGGCGGGTGCCGGCTCGGCCGCCGCTGCGGCAGCAGCCCAGGCCCCGGCCGCGCTGAGCGGCACGGCCTCGGTCACGGCAGCCACGGCGGCACTGGTCCCGGCTGCACTGAGCGGCACGGCCTCGGTCACGGCAGCCGCGGGGCAGCTGGCCCCGGCCACCCTGACCGCAGCCGGCTCGCTGACCAGCACCGCGGCGCTGCCTGGTGCGGCGGGGCTGGCCGCAGCGGGCAGCGTGACCGGTGCGGGGCAGGTACTGGTGCCCGGGGCGGCAGCCCTGGCCGGCACCGCGGCGCTGGGCGCCGCCCCGGCTGTGCTGGTGCCCGGGGCGGCAGCCCTGGCGGCGTCCGGGCTGGTATCGGCAGGCAGTGCCCAGGCGGCTGCTGCTTCACTTAGCGGAGCTGGGTCGGCCACGGGCCCGGGCACGCTGGCGGGCACCACCGCGCTGGCGGGCACCGGCCTGCTCACCGGCACCATCACCCTGCCCCTGGCGGCCACGCTGGCGGCCAGCGGCGCGGTGGCGGCCAGCACAGCCCAGGCGGCCCCGGCGGCCCTGGCAGGTACCGGGCTGATCACCGCGGCTCCCGCCCAGGGTGCCGGGGCCGCACTGGCGGGCTCCGGCTCGGTCCTGGCCGCTGCCGTGCAGGGCGGCCTGGCGGCGCTGGCCGGGACGGGCGCCTGCACGGGGGCCAGCGCGCTCACCCTGCCCGGTGCGGCCACGCTGAGTGCGGCGGGCTCGGTGCTGGCCGCCACAGCCCAGGGCGCCGGAGCCGGGCTGGCAGGCACCGCCTCGGTCAGTGCGGCCGGGCTGGTGCTGGTGCCGGGTGGTGCCAGCCTGGCCGCCGCCGCCACGGTCACCGCGACCGCCGGGCTGCTGGCCGCCGCCACCATGGCCGCCGCCGGGTCACTGAGCGCGGCAGCCATGGTAGACGTGCCCGGCGTGGCGGTCCTGGCGGGCACGGGCGCCCTGGCCGGCGCAGCCGTCCTGCCCGCACCGGCCACACTGAGCGCCGCGGGGCTGGTGACGGCGGCGGCCATCCAGCAGGCCACAGCCACGCTGGCCGGCACGGGCACGGTCAGTGCGGCCGGGATGGTGGACGTGCCGGGGGCGGCCACCCTGGCAGCGGCCGGGTCGCTGGCCGCGGCGGCGGCCCCGCAGGCGGGCGCCACCCTGGCAGGCACGGCCACCGTCAATGCCGCCGCCATGGTGGACGTGCCGGGAGCGGCCACCCTGGCGGGTACGGCCTCGGTCACCGCCGCCGCCATGGTGGACGTGCCGGGCGCGGCCACCCTGGCAGCTGCCGGGTCGCTGGCCGCGATGCCGGTGATCCTGGCGGGCACGGCCCTGAACGCTGCCGGCCTGCTGGGCGCCGCAGGCACCGGTCTGTCTCCTGCCACCCTGGCCGGAACCGGGGCCCTGACTGCACCCGCGGGCATCCAGCAGGCCGGCGCCAGCCTGGCCGGGACGGCATCGGTGACCGCTGCCCCGGCCGGGGCCGCGGGCGCGAGCCTGGCCGGCACCGGGTCGCTGGCCACCCTGGCGGTAACCGGGGGAGCGGCCACCCTGACCGGGGCTGGCGCGGTCACCGCCGCTGGCATGGTGAACGTGCCGGGAGCAGCAGCCCTGGCGACGGCCGGCACGCTGAGCACTGCCGCGGGGCTGCTGGCCGGCACGTCCATGGCCGCGGCCGGGCTCGTGACCGGGACAGTCACACAGCCCGGGGCCGCGACCCTGGCGGGCACGGCAGCGCTGAGCACCAGCGGCACCCAGGCGCACACCGCAGCCCTGGCCGGCACAGGCACCGTGAGCACCGCCGTAACCGGGACGGCCAGCGCGGCCCTGGCCGCATCCGGCTCACTGGCGGCCGGCGCGGTCCTGCCTGGCGGGGTCACCCTGGCCGCAGCGGGCACAGTCGCGGCCCTCTCGCCCAGCCTGACCGCACCCGCCACGCTGAACGGCAGGGCCTCGGTCACCATCAGCGGGGCGCTGATCCAGGAGGTAACGGCGCTCCTGGCCGGGACCGGGGCCATCAGCCCGCAGGGCGTCATCGCCGGGGCCGCGGACCTGGAGGCGGCGGGCTCGGCAGGCACCACATGGGGTGCGGATGCGGTCCTGAGCGCAGCTGGGTCGCTGGCCGCCGGGTCAGCCCTGGCGGTGACCGCGCTGCTGGCCGGTGCGGGCAGCCTGACGGGCGCGGCGGCCCAGGCGCCGGGTGCCCTGCTGCCCGCGGCGGGGTCGCTGACCGCAGCCCCGGCCGTCCTCGTGCCCGGGGCAGCCACGCTGACGGCAGCCGGCACTGTCCTGGCTGTGCCAGGTGTGATGGCAGAGGTTACGCTGGGTGCTGCGGCCTCGGTTACGGCCGGGGCAGGTGCCGGCGCACCAGCTGCCCTGGCCGCGGCCGGGTCGCTGACCGCGTTCCCGGGGGCGGCGCACGTCGCAGCCCTGGCGGGCGCGGCCTCGCTGACGGCGGCGGCAGTAGCGGGCGCGGCTGCTACCCTGGCCGGGTCTGCCGCCCTGGCACAGCCCGTGGTCAGCCAGGGCGGCAGCATCACGCTCAGCGCAGCCGGGTCGCTGATGGCCCTGGCCACGGCGGCACCTGCGGCTGACCTGGCGGGCACCGCTGACCTGGCGAGCCTGCCCGTGGTGGCGGCCGGGACTGAGCTGGCGGGCACCGCGCTCCTGGCGGCGGCCCCGGCCACGGCCAGTGCAGCAACCCTGGCGGGCGCCGCCGGCCTGGCCATGCTCGTGGTCAGCCAGGGCGGCAGCGCCGCGCTCGGTGCGGCCGGCACGATAGCGGGAACGGCCACGCTGCCCGGGGCGGCCACCCTGAGCGGCGCGGCGGCTCTCGGCGCTTCCGGCACAGGCGCGCACGTGGCGGCCCTGACCGCAGCCGGGTCACTCATAGCGGCTGCGGTTCAGGGCGTGAGCGCCACCCTAGCCGGCACGGGCGTGCTCGCGGGCACCGCCACGCTGCCCGGGGCGGCCACCCTGGCGGGCAGCGGGACGGTGCTGGCCGGGGCGGCCCTGACCCCGGCCGGGATGCTGAGCGGGCAGGCCCTGCTGAGCGCGGCGGCAGCCCTGCCCGCCCCGGCCGCACTGGACGGGACTGCCTCACTGGACGCCGCGCCCGGTGTGGCCGCCGGGGCGGACCTGGAGGCCGCTGGCTCAGTGGCAGCGGTCCCGGTCCAGCTGGCGGTGACCGGCCTGGCGGGCACGGGCGCGCTGGCGGGCCTGCCGCTGACCGCGGCGCAGGTCACGCTCACCGGGACAGCCGCCCTGACCGCCGCAGCCCTGGCAGCCGCCGGCACGGGCCTGCAGGGCCAGGGACTGCTGGCAGCGGCGGCGGCCCAGGACGCGGGAACGGCACTGCCAGCGGCCGGGTCGGTCGATGCCACCCGGGACCAGTTCGCGGACCTGGCCGGCGCCGGGCTGCTGGCCGCAGCCGCCACGCTGGCCCCGGTAGCGGTGCTGACGGCGGCGGGCACGCTGGCCGCGGTCCAGGTCGCCGGCGTGCCCGCAGATCTGGATGGCGGGGGGCTGCTCACGGCCGGCGCAACCCTGGCCCTGCCGGGAAGCGCGGACCTGGAAGCCGCCGGGTCGCTGGCCGGCATCTCCCGGGTCCGGCCACCGCAGCTGCCCGGCGGCAGCACCGGCACCAGTGTCACGCCGCTGGCCACCTCGGTCCCGGTCGTGGTCATCGAGGCCACCGCAGACGCGGCTGTGCTCCAGCCGATGATCAGCCGCACCCCGGCCCCGGCCGCCGCGGGCGCCACCTCGGGCGCGCTGGTGAGCGCTGGGGCGGGCAGCTCGGCCAGCGTAAGCTGAAAGCCAGGTCAGCCGCGCCGCAAGCCCCGGCGCGCGGGACTTACCGTCAAGGGAGTCCTGGTGACCGCGACCGTCTTCTACGACAGCGCGAACGAGATCGCCGTCCTGACGAACACGTTCACGAATACCGCGGGCCAGGCGGCTGACCCCGACACCGTGACCTGCATCGTCACCGATCCCTCCGCTGCTTCCGTCACGCACAGCTACGCCGGCGCACTGCCCGCCGACGTCACCAAGATCAGCGTGGGCAAGTACACGCTGTCGGTGTCCTGCTCACCCGCTGAGGCGGGAGCCGATGGCCTGTGGGGATTCGAGTGGGTGGGCACCGGGGCAGTCTCGGACGTCCAGCCAGGCACCTGGCGGGTCCTCCCGGCCTCCGTCGCCCAGCTGTGGTACGCGGGCCTGGAGGAGATGAAAGACCGGCTCGGCATCACCGACACCTCCGAGGACTACGGCCTGCAGACCTCGATCGCGGCCAGCGCGGGGTGGATCAACGAGTACTGCGGGCGGCACTTCAACCGGGTCACCGAGGCCCGCACGTACGCGCCGCACGACATCTGGCTGCTGGAGACCGATGACATCGTGCCGGGCACGCCCATCGCAGTGGCCATTGACCAGGACGGCGACGGCGTGTTCGAGGAAGCCTGGACCCAGGGCGTGGACTACCAGCTCCGGCTGGGCGACGGCCTGTATAACGTCAGCGCGACCGGCATAGCCCGGCCCTACCGGCAGATCCAGGTCATCGGCTCGGGCCGGTGGTTCCCGTTCACCTGGCCGTACGCCCCGCTCAACCGGGTCCAGGTCACCACGACCTGGGGCTGGCCCGCAGTGCCGTGGCAGGTCGCGGAGGCCAACCGCATCCTGGCTGCGGACCTGTTCCGGTCCAAGGACGCCCCGTTCGGCGTGGCGGGCATGGGTGACCTCGGCATCGTGCGCATCCAGTCCAACCCGTGGCTGGCCGAGCTGCTGCGGCCTTTTGTCAGTGCCACCCGGAAAGTAGGCGTGTGATGTTCGTGCTGACGACAGCCAGCTGCAGCGCACTAGTGCCGGTGATCATCCCGAAGGCGGGCGGCGCGGTACCCAGCGGGAGCCGGGGCCGGTAGTGGCCGCGGTCACGAAGAAAGCTGCGGTCAGCGCCAAGCGGGTCGCAGCCAACAAGAAGTACGCCGCAGCCGGCCGCGCGGCCCAGAAGGCCAGGACGCTGGCGTACCAGAAGGCCCACGGCGGGAAAAAGCCCCCGCGGACCAAGAAGCAGATCGCCGCGGCTAATAAATACGCCGCCGCGGGGCGGGCCGCGCAGAAAGCCCGCCGGGCGGGCAAGACCCCGGTACAGGCCAAGACGGCCAAAGCCCCGGCGAACTCCCAGCTGGGCTGGGACTTGGACTTGCACCTGCTCCCGGTGTGCGGCCCGGTGGCCCTGGCCGAGCACCTGATCATGCAGTTCCCGTGGGCGGACATTACCGATCAGGACATCGCTGACCTGGCCCGGTACGCCGGAACCGTTACTCTTGCTAACCTTTTCGAGGCGGCGGCCGAGCATGGCCTGGGCGGGTACGTGCTGGATACCTGGACCCGGTGTGACGAGGAGCTGGCCGCCTCCGGCATGGTGGCCGGCCTGGACACCGGAAATGGCTATCATGCCGCGCTGATCGACCCGGCCGGGATACTCTCCTGGGGCATGGTGCTGCCGTGGCCGTCGCGGCCCGCCGAGGCGTGGCACCTGGGATGGAGGCCCGATGAGCGTGCAGTCCGGGGACGATGACTACGAGATCGACCCGGCAGTAGACCTGCCGCCGCCCCCGCAGCTGCCGTACCCGCGGCCAGCCGGGTCCGGTGTCCCGGTGAGCGCGGTCCCGGCGACCTTTCACGTCCCGGACGAGGACGGCGAGACCAATGGCCCTGGAAGTACCAATGAGAGGGATGAGCCCAGCGGGTCAGCTGGGCCGGCTGAGCCGCATGACGAGAACGGCGAGCACGCCGAGCTGCCGGACCTGGAGTCCCTGCTGCACATGGCGCAGGGGCTGGACCCGGAGGGCCTGAGCGCCATCGACGCCATGGCCACCATTCACAGCCGGTGGCGCAGGGCCTGGGCCGAGACGGGCGCCTTCACCGATGAGGAGACGTTCCGGCTGGTAGTCATCCTGGTGGCGGTTTCGGCGGGAGGGCTGCGCTCGCTATCCTGATCCTGCAGCGGGCCGGAGCGACCGCGCCCAGGGCAGCATGATCCGGAGCCCTTTCATGCCCGCAGCCGGGATGCCGTCACCTGATCCCGCCACGGAACTGCGGCACCTGCGGGCCGAGATCGCGGACCTGAAGCAGCTGGTCGCGGACTCCCGGCTGCAGACCCAGCTGGTGCGCCTGCACCTGATCCGGCACCGGGGGCTGACGGTGCGGCATGGCTGGCTGCGGTATGTCGTCAAGGATCTGGAAACCAACCCGCGCACCCAGTACAAGGTGCATTTCTGGGGCGTGCTGTACTGGCTGGTCAATTTCCCGGCTATCACGTGCCTGTTCTTCTTCGCCCCCGCGTTGTGGCTCAGGCTCGGCATTTTCATCACGCTGATCTACAGCATCTATGCCAATTTTGCGACAGACTACGGCGGCATGTCGGCTGCCATGGCAAGCTTCGGGGATCATCCGCTGCCGGAAATCCCGGTGGAGAACCACACCGCCCCCGCCGGGGCACCAGGAGGGCCACTGCCATGACCGGATCGTTCAGCGGGTCCCAGAACGGCATCGTCATCGGCCGCGGCGGGACCGGCACCGACGAGAGCGCGCCCGAGTGCCCGGTGTGCTGGGCTTTGCTTGGCGGGGACCACGGCGGGTACTGCCCGAATGCGCGCAAAGCCCCGGAGGACTGGACGGACGCAGCGCCACCCGGGTTCGGCCGGCCACCGCGCGAGCGGACTGCGCCGCCCGGTGAGTGAGGCCACCCCGGTGGTCATGCTGGACTGGTCCCTGTGGTGCCCCCGGCACCTGGAGCCCTACCACGCCCAGTGGCCTAAAGGCGCTGCCCCGGCCATGATGGCCCTGTTCCGGGCCGCGTCCGCCATGCCCGCGGTCCAGGATGCGGCCCGGCACGACGCCCGCAAGCTGACCGGCGCGCTGCAGCAGTTCGCCCCCCTGTGCTGTTTCGTCGGGGCCGGGGTGCTGGAGCAGATCTACGCTGAGACCGCGCCCGGCTGGCGGCCCGCATGAGCAAGGACCCGCTGCCGCGGCTGCTGCCCTGGTACATCCGGGCCGCGCTGGGCGTGCTGACCTGGGTGACCTGGCCCGCCCGGGTCCGGGAGCTGAAGCGCCTGGGCTACCAGCGGGTGGGCTGGATGACCTGGGAGGCCGGCCCGGAGAACCCGCTGCCCACCTGGCTGGAGGACCGCTGATGGACCTGGTCGCTATCACTAACGCACTGGCCGAGCAGATCACCACGTACACCGGCCTGCGGGCGCTCGGCCAGGCCCGGGACAGCGTGACCCCGCCCTGCGCGGTGATCATCCCCGGGAACCCGGCCGTCAGCTACGGCAGCACCATGGATGAGACCCTGTCCATGAACCTGATGGTGCTGCTGATCATCTCTGACGCGGCCCCGGTGGAGATGACCCAGCGCGCCCTGAACACCTACCTCGGCATCGGGGCCGGGGAGGGCGAGTCGGTGCCCGCGGCCATCCTGCAGGACCCCTCGCTGGGCGGCGTGGCGCACTGGTGTGAGCCAGTATCGGTGACCAACTACGGCCGGATCGAGTACGCCGGGGTGACTTACTTCGGGGCCAGGCTCAATGTGACGGTCGGCGCCCAGTAATCAGCGCCGGGCCGCGCTACGATGCGAACGTAGGATCTCGCGCCTGCGGCCCTGCTGGGAGCCAGGCTTCTCCGACCGACGAGGAGCCGTTCCCATGCCCCAGCCGACGATCATGCCTGGCGGCGACACCTGGACCGTCACCCGCGTGCGCATTCCCGAGCACGTCGTCCCGGGCAAGCGCCTGGGCCGCCACGTCGTGCACGACTCGCGGAACCGCCGGTACCCCTACCAACGCAAGACCCGCAAGCTGACCAGCCAGCTGTGGACCCGGAACATCCCCATCCTGGACCAGGGCGACGTCGGGTCCTGCACGGGCAACATGACGGTCGGCGGCCTGGGCACGGCCCCGCTGTTCGCGGTGGCGGACCGCTCGGCCACCTACCTGAACGAGCAGCTGGCCCTGGCCATCTACTCCGCGGCCGAGACCATCGACGGGGACGGGCCCTACCCGCCGAACGACAACGGCAGTTCCGGGCCGAGCGCCGAGCAGGCGGCGAAGAACATGGGCCTGATCAGCGGTTACACCCACGCGTTCACCCTGGAAGACCTGCTCGATGCGCTGGAGGACGGCCCGGCCGGGATCGGGTCGAACTGGTATGACTCGATGGATACCCCGGACTCCTCGGGCCTGGTCACCATCAGCGCTGACGCCCAGGTCCGCGGTGGCCACGAGTACCTGTGCCGGGGCAAGGATGTCGCGAGCCAGCTGCTGCACTTTGACAACAGCTGGGGCTCAGGCTGGGGCGTGCAGGGCTCATTCACGATGAGCTACGACACCGTGACCCGGCTGCTGGGCGAGCAGGGGGACGTGACCGTGCCGCTGCCGCTGAGCGTGCCCGCACCCACTCCGGTGCCCACACCTAAGCCCACGCCCACGCCGACGCCCACGCCGACGCCCACGCCGACGCCCACGCCAGCACCGGACCAGGACCCGGCCGACCTGACGCTGGCCCGGCAGGTGCGGTCCTGGGTGAGCCAGCGGCAGCACGGCCCGGCGGCGCAGATCGCCAGCGACCTGAAGCTGTGGCTGGCCGCCAAGGGCCTGGACTGATGCCAATGGAGGCCTATCCCGACGTCAGCGTGCAGACCCCGGACGGGACGCTGCGGGTCTGCCAGCCGGTCACGGTCGTGTACGACACCCTGAGCGATTCAGCCGTCACGCTCGCGGCCGGGGAGCCGGAGATCACGCTGGCCGGCCGGCCCATCAGCCGGGACCAGGCGGAACAGCTGATCAAGGCGGCCAGGGAGGCACAGGCATGAAGCTAGTGGCGGTAAGGAAGCGCACGGCTCTGGGCAGCTCGGCTGCTGCCCTGGCCGCTGCGGGCATCGCCCTCTACATCACGAGCGGCGGGGCCTGGTGGGTGTTCTACGTGTACCTGGCCTCGCTGGCTCTCAGCTTCCTGGCTCTCCGCGGCGGGAGACAAGCCAGCTGATGGCAGACCTGGAATCCGTGATCGATGAGTGGGCACGGGCCCAGATCGCGGCAGCCGTCCAGCTGCCCGTCCAGCCAGGCGAGCCGGTGAGCCGGGATCTCGCGCACCACATCCGGATGAGCGAGCAGCTGATGGCCCAGATCATCCGGCCCGGCCCGCTGTGCGTGGTGACAGGGGTCTGACAGGTGGTAATCAAATGCGCGTCCTGATTGTTCATCCAGGCAGCCATGAATTACATCCTGGACCAGGTAATCTCTGTGTATGACCAGGAGATACGCAGAGATACCCGTCACTTGGGAGATGCACGAGCGGTTCGAGGCCAAGCTGCTGCCAGGTCCGCCATCGCCCGACGAGGAGCTAGCACCAGGCCCGTGCTGGCACTGGTCGGGCGGCCATTTCAAGAAAACGGGCTATGCCATGTTCAGCGTCAAGCACGCGGACGGGCACTGGGCACCAACTACCGCGCACCGGATTGCGTGGCGGCTGTACCGGGGCGAATTCGACCCCGAGCTGGAACCAGATCATCTGTGCCGAAACAGAGCGTGTGTGAACCCCTGGCATGGCGAGCCAGTAACGCGGCGCGTCAACATGCTTCGTGGCGACCATCCGACTGCGATTCTCAGCAGGCTGGGCAAATGCCCGCACGGGCACGAGATGACAGAGGACAATACGCTCACGCGAAAGAGCGGCAAGCGCGAGTGCAAGGCCTGCGTTCAGGCCCGCGACCGGGCGCGCAGCAAAGACCGCAAAGAGCACTATCAGCGGATGTACCAGAACCGGAAAGCGAGGCGTGCTGTCGCCTCCTAGAGGAGGTGATGCCCCCATGCGTGTACTGATAGTGCACCCTGGTTTAAGGTCCCGACTTCTCCGTGCACGACGTATATGCCGGATGGCATGAGGCCCTGGCCGGGCTCGGCTGCCAGGTGGCGGGCTATAACCTCAACGACCGGCTGATCTTCTACTCGATGGCCCTGATGGACACGGGTGAGAAAGACGAGAACGGCCTCCCGGTCGTGCGCCAGGCCATGATCCAGGAGCAGGCCTATGCCGCCGCGATCCAGGGCCTGAGCCACGCCTGCTACACATTCTGGCCCGACGTCGTGCTGTTCATCTCGGCTTTCTTCATAAACGCTGCGACATTCCAGCTGCTGCGCGAGCGGCGGCACAAGCTGGTCATCCTGCACACAGAATCGCCCTATCAGGACGAGGAGCAGCTGGTCAGGGGACAGCTGGCCCACCTGAACCTGCTGAATGACCCCACCAACATTGATGAGTTCAGGCGGTTCAGCCGGGCGGCGTACATGCCGCATGCCTACCGGCCCTCGGTGCACTATCCCCGGCGCGGCCCAGTCGATCCGGCCCGGGCCAGTGACCTGTGCTTCATCGGCACCGCGTTCCGGTCCCGGGTTGAGTTCTTTGAGGCCATGGACCTGTCCGGGCTGGATGTGCTGATCGGCGGCAACGACTGGGGCTCGATCCCGGCCGGCTCCCCGGTTGCGCCGCTGATCGGCTCCGGGCTGGGCAACCCGGACTGCGTGGACAACCCCCAGGCGGCTGAGCTGTACCGGCACGCGCGGATGGGCATCAACTTCTACCGCCGTGAGGCTGAGGAAGGCTGGGACACCCGGGCCTGGGCCATGGGCCCGCGGGAAGTGGAGATGGCGGCCATCGGGCTGCCGTTCCTGCGCGACCCGCGCGGCGAGGGTGACGAGGTGCTGCCCATGCTGCCAACTTTCGCCGGTCCCGAGGACGCCAGCGAGCAGCTGCGCTGGTGGCTGGAGCATGAGGCCGAGCGCGAGAAAGCGGCGGCTGAAGCCCAGGCGGCGATCGCGGGCCGCACCTTTGAGGCCAGCGCACGCACATTTCTCCAGCTCGTCAGCAAGCTATGAGGCATAACCCGGTACGTACGTGGGATACTGAGGGACGTGACCGAGCCGCTGCCACTTCTGGTTGATATCGCACGTCAGTCCACGCTCACGCAGGGCCTGGAGGTGCAGTCAGGAGGCTTCGAGGCGGTCAGAGGAGACATTGCCCAGCTCGGTCTTGAGGTGGGCAAGATCGTGACCGCAGTAGCCGCCCTACAGCAGAAGGTAGCAACGCTCATGTCCGAAGACGCCACCGTCGCAGCCGAAGCAGCCGACATCGAGACCCAGCAGGGCAACATCAGCACTGCTCTGGGCAGCATCCAGCAGCTGTTCGCCGCCCTCCAGACCGAGGTCTCCCAGGGCAACCTGTCGCAGGCCACCCTGGACGCCCTGTCCAAGGCCCAGAAGGACCTGGACGCCGTGGGCGCCACCGCGCAGACCGACGTGACGGCTGACACGCCGTCCAGCACGCCAGTCACCGGGTCCTGACCCACCCGCTTACGGGCGCAGAGCGCCGTCTGGCTGCGATCCTTCCCGCGGCCAGGCGGCGCTCTTGTGCGTGCATCCGCTGCGGCTAACGTACCGGGCTGCATCAGCACGGCAAAAATAACCCGCCGGGCGGTGTCATGTCCGGAGCGGGATCAGCTCTCTGCTGACGGGCGGCCCGGCGCGGCAGGGCAGCACCCGCGGTTCATCACCATTGCTCATGAGCCCTGGCCGGTGACCGGGCCGCCTGGCATGTGCACCCCCAGGGTCGGCTACTGCGGCCCTGCGCTCCGCTCCAACAGCGTTCCCTCTGCCGGGGTTAGCTCCAGGCATCCGTCTCGCGTCGCCGCGCCCTCATCTCGCCCGGCCGGGTACAGGCAGCTCGACTCGCTTACGCGCCCTGGGGGTACGGCCAGCCTACAGGCCGAAGTACGCCACGTCCTCGGCGTCCAGCTCGAATGCGGCCTCGCTGTTGGTCTCGAACGAGCGCTGCCACCGCTGGAAGTCCTCGACCTGACGGCGGTGCTGCTCCACCTTGGCGTAGCACTCGTTCAGCCGGGCCTGGCGCTGCGGGTCCACTACCGCGTCCAGCCGCTCGCCCCCGGTCACGGGGCGCACGCGGAACTCCACGCCTGACTCGCGCAGCCGCGCCTCAGCCTGGCCCTGCTCGGCTTCCCAGAATTCCAGCCGCTCCTCGTGGTACGTGACCTGGTCAGCGCACGCGCTCGCGAGCACACCGCCGGCATAACTGAACCACAGCTCGTTCCGCAGCATGGTTACCCCCAGCTCAGGTTGGCCAGCGCGCAGCTGGCCCTGCCCTTGGGACCGTACCGGACGCGGCGCCCGACTGCCGGGGAATCGAATGCTTCCAGCACCAGCCGGGCCACCAGCACGGTGCGGACCCGGCCGTAGCGGGACAGCGTGACCACCAGGTACCCACGGGAGTTGCGGTGAGCGGTGATGAGGCCGCCGGCTGACCCGGCCCGGCGCAGCGCGGCAACGTTCCCGGCATCGGAGATCTCGTAGAACCCCGCGTACCCCCGCACGGGCCGCCATCGTTCGGTATCCATCACACAGGCCCGTACCGTGCTGATTGCTAGCGAGCGGGCTGTCCCGCGCCGGAGAACGGGGCAGGCCGCTCCAGCGCGGGCCGGGCCTGTGGTGCAGCCCGCCTGGCTGATGATCCCGGTGAGGCCGGCAAGCGGCCAGGCCGGGCTGCACTGCCAGGCTAGCTGCTCAGCGGGGTGTTCATAAAGCTCTGGCGTTACAGTTGTTCCTGACGTTGCCGTGGCCCGTAGCTGCTAGCCGACAGTACGGACGAGAGCCGGCTCCCTTTTCCTTCTGAGGAGCCTGGCTTGTCCCGAATCCATGGCCGTAACGGCGTGGCGTACGTCGCGGTTGACGGCGCCGGGGGCGCGAACCCCACTGCCGCGCCGATGGCCTTCCTGAGCGACTGGTCGATCAACTTCACCGTGGCCAAGGTCGATGTGACCTCCATGGGTGACAGCAACCTGATCTACGTCGCCGGCCTCCCGGACGCATCGGGAGACTTCAGCGGCTTTTTCGACACCGCCACCGCGCAGACCTACGTCGCAGCCACAGACGGCCTGCCGCGGAACTTCTACCTCTACCCGTCTACCATCGCGGCCCAGATGTCTCCTGTGCCCCAGTACTTCTTCGGCACGATCCTCCCTGACTACGCGATCGCGGGCGGCGTGACGGCAGCGGTGTCGCTCAAGAGCACCTGGAACGCGGCCAGCAAGATCCAGCGGTACCCGACCTACGGCAACCCGGGCACCTGATCCCGCCCCGGACGCCAGGGCACCGGAGTGACACGGTGCCCTGGCCCGGGTTCGTACCGGCGACGAGCAACTGCAGGAGGCAGCTATGTCCCAGGACGCAGGCATCGACCTGGACTACGACGACCCCAGGGCCTGGGATACCGAGCTGGCCCGCATCCAGGGCGAGAGCGCGGGCCTGCCCGAGCCCCAGCCGGCCGAGATCGAGATCGCGCCGGGCCAGATCGTGACCTCGGACCGCACCATCGAGTTCATGGGCGCGCGGTTCCGGATCGCGGACAAGATCGGGCTGATGCCCCTGCTGAAGTTCAGCGCGGCCTCGGACATGAACACCGCGGACCCGCGGGCACTGGCTGCCATGTACGCCATGCTGCGCGACTGCATCCACCAGGGCAGCCCGGCCTGCAGGGAATGCGCGGCCTGCAAGGCGGGTGACGAAGCCAGCTGCAAGGACAGCGACCCCGGTGACTGGAAACGGTTCGAGGATCACGCCATCGACACCAAGGCCGAGGCCGATGACCTGCTGGACGTCATCACCAAGACCATGGAGCTGATCGCCGGGCGCCCTACCGAGCCGCCCTCTACCTCCTCGCCTGGACGGCAAAGCACGCGGGACGCGTCGATGGCACGCTCCTCCGCTCGGGCGCGCCGGGGCTCCAGGCGCTGAGCCCGCGGCAGGCCTGCAACGTGGCCTACGCGCTCCTGGCTGAAGGCCGGAACACCGAGGAGGCGATCGAGCAGCTGGACGCCGCCATCGGCATGACAGAGGACCCGGCTGAGGAGGCCAGGCGGGAGCTGCGCAAGCACCAGGAAGCCTCCGGCATGACGTTCGAGAACCCGGACGCGCCGGTCGCGCCGCCAGACCAGGACGGGGTGGAGAGCTGGATGACACGCGATGAGGAGTTCGGCCGGTGATCAGTCACTTCGTCCTGGATGAGAGCGCGTTCGAGGAGCTGTTCCGGACCGAGGACAGCCCGGTCGGCAAGCTGGTAGAGGAGCTGTCCGAGCGGGCGGCGCTCATCGCCCGGGGCGTGGTGCACGTCCGGCCCGGCACCCCGCGCTCCACGGTGTGGACACCCCGCAGCACAGCCTGGCCGCGCGGCTACACCAAGGCCAGCATCCACGTGCACGGACCGGTCCGCGGCCGGGACTGGATCTACGGCGGGGTCAACGCCGCGGGCAACCCCGGCTTCTTCCTGGAGCACCCGGCCGAGCAGATGTACCAGCCCTACCCGTTCCTGACCACCGGCCTGGACTCGCTGGGGCTGTGACCATGACCCGCCAGCCGCACCGGGAGGGGGGTGCTGCCTTATCGCCCGCATGCTTGGCGAGGCCTTCGTTGTTATCTCCACCATCGGCCCGGATCGCGCGACGATTGACGCTGATGTCCGCAAGGCCACCACCGGGCTGCACCCGCAGGTCCCGCTCGGCGCCACCCCGGACCTGAAGGCGATCGCCGCCGCGCTGGCCAAGATCCAGGCCCAGATTGACGCCTTCCAGGAAAAAGCCAAGATCGGGGCCCAGGCTGATATCAGCAGCGTGATGGCGGCCCTGGCGGACCTGGAGGCCCGGGTCCAGGCAGCTAAGCCGGACATCAGGATCGGCGCGGACATCAGCGGCGTGCCCGCGGCGATGGCCCGGCTGCAGGCTGAGCTGAAGGCGATGAGCACCGGGAGCAGTGTCTTCGCTGACATGCTGGACCTGAACGTCCCGCAGGGCCAGCTCATCAAGCAGCTGAACCTGCTGCGGCGGCTGGTCCAGCAGTCCGACCTGTCTGACATGCTCGGCGTCAACCTGAACACCTCCCAGCTGAAAGAGCAGCTGGAGAAGGTCGCGGACCTGTCCGAGACGGTAGACGTCGGCGCTAACACCGAAAGCGCGAACGCTGCCATCGAGGCTCTGCGCGCCCGGATTGATGCCGCTTCGGGCGGCCTGGCCATCCTGCGGGTCGGCGCGGATACCAAGGAAGCTGAGGCGGCTGTCCTGGCGCTGCAGGCCCGGCTGGAGAAGCTGAGGGCCCAGTCCACCAAGCTGATCATCACGGGTGACCCCAGCATGCTGGAAGCCCAGATCGCCAAGCTGGAGGCCAGCCTGGCCAGGCTCCGGCAAGAAGGCTCGGATCTGGTGTTCAAGGCCAACACGACCGGGGCCACGGCCCAGATCGCCAGGCTGGAAAAGCAGGTCAGCGACCTGTACGCCCGGTGGGACAAGCTGGACGAGGCCGGCGCCCCGGACGTGGACATCACCGCGGTGACCACGAAGATCCTCGCCCTGGAAGCCCAGCTGCAGGTACTGAAATCCAGCGCCGAGGCCATCAAGTTCGCCGCCGACAACAAGGCCATCAACGCCTCGATCACCGCGACCGAGGCCAAGATCGAGGCGCTGAAAGAGCAGGCCGCCAGCGTCAAGCTGGGCTCGCTCGATACCGCCGGGCTGCTCGCGGCCCAGGCCGGGATCACCGGCATCGAGGCAGCCATGGCCCGGATGGCACCCGCCACCGCAGAGGCCACCACGCTGTGGGGCGGCCTGAACAAGACCCTGGCCACGACCGGCGTCGGCTGGACCGCGACCATCGGCGGCATCGCGGGCTGGCACATCGTGCTGGACGCCGCGATCGAGGCGGCCATCATCCTGGCAGGCTCGGTCCTGGCCCTGGGCGCCGCCGCGGCAGCGGTCTACCCGGCCATCGACCAGCTCGGCTACGGGATCAACCACAGCCTGCAGGCCATGACGGCGCTGGGCACCGACGCCGGGCCGCTGGCGGGCAAGCTGGACCAGCTGCAGCGCTCGGTCGTGCCGCAGGTCTACGAAGCGCTCGGCGGTGCGCTGCAGCTGGTGACCGGCCAGGCGGGCGTGCTGGCCAAGACGGCCCACGAGGTCGTCACCATGTTCGATGACTGGATCGCCAGGATCGACATCTGGGCGGGTCACCAGAGAAGCATGGACGGCCTGCTGCAGGGCGGTGTCGGCTACCTGTCCCAGCTGGGGAAGTTCTTCGGCATCCTGGCCCAGGCCATCAACAACCTGCTGGCCAAGGACCCCGGCATCGCCCACTACTTCCTGGACATCTTCCAGGGCATCGCGCTGCTGCTGGAGGGGTTCTCCAAGCTGCCCGCGCCGATCGTGGAGACGGTGCTGGCCCTGCACGGCATCTATATCTGGGGCAGCGTGCTGGGCGGCATCCTGCTCAAGGTCGCCACCGGCATCGGCCACCTGGTCGGCGTCCTGGCCGGCCTGGCCACCGACCCGCTGTTCTGGGTCGTGGCCGCTGCCGCCGCGGTGAGCTACCTCTCCTACCAGCTGACCCAGGCCTCCACATACGCCAAGAGCTTCAACGCCGCGCTGGAAGCGGGCCTGGCCAGCGACACCGCCAGCCAGGCCATCACGCAGATCAGCAGCGACATCGGCAAGCTGAACGAGCAGATCGGGGAAGTCCCTAACCGGCTGAACAACGTCCAGGACGCGGCAGACCGGGCGTTCACGGCCGGGGGCAAGGCGCTTGAGCAGGGCATCGGCGCCTTCACCAAGGGCAACATAGCGTCCGCCACCGGGAACTGGCTCAAGATGCTGGGCGATGTCGGCAAGGGGTTCGCTGACACAGCCACCGGGATTCTCCACTTCACCCAGACCGGCAACGACGTGGCCCAGTTCCGGGGCGAGATCACCAAGCTGACCGGTGAGCAGAACAACCTGTTCGAGGCCACCGGGAAGCTGATCGACAAGAACAACCACCTGGGTACCGGGGCGCTGAGCGTCAGCCAGGCCTTCGCGCTGATGGACATGGCCGGCGTCCAGTCCAGCGACAGCTTTGAGCTGATCATGCAGAAGGTCACCAACCTGATCCACGGCTACCAGGCCATGTCCATCCAGGGCGGGCTGCTGGCCAACACGATCAACGCGATGAACTTCCAGACCGCCCAGCAGGACTCCAAGGTCCAGGCGGTCAACTCGGCCTGGGACAACTTCTTCAGCACCGTGACCGGCGGGGTCTCCGGGTTCGACAGCTTCGCCACCCAGTCCATGGGCCTGTACTCCTCCCTGGGCGACGCCGCCGCCAAGCTGTCGGTCTCCAACGGCAAGGCGTCCATCGCGCTGCAGGCCACCACGGCGGCGGCGAACACCGGCAAGGCCTCGATGACCGGGCTGAACACGGCCAGCCTGCAGCTGCGGGACTCGTTCGTGCAGACCGCTACCTCGGCCAACACCCAGATGGACAACCTGACCACGCTGGCCAGCGCGGCCGGGCTCGGGGCCCGGGGCACCGCGCTGCTGACCCAGGCCAACAAGGACATGGTGGCCCAGATGCTGCCCGCGGCCAAGGGCAGCCAGCAGATGACGGACATCCTGTACGCGCTGGCCCAGCACGGCGGCTACCAGGGCGCGGACAGCTTCAAGGCCCTGGCCACCTGGGTGGGCAAGACCAAGGACCCGATGACCGACCTGGACAAGATCACCACCACCCTGACCACCGACTCGGCCAACCTGGCCAAGGACGTCCAGAACCTGTCGATCGCCCTCGGGCAGACCCTGAACAGCGCCATGGCGGCGGCGGTGCTGCAGGCAACCGGCGGGCAGAAGGTATTCGACAACTTCGCCAACTCCATCCTGCACACCCAGTTCAACAGCCAGCAGGACCAGAATTCCTCGCTGGCCCTGGCCCAGTCCCTGCTGGCCCTGACCGGCAACGTCGCGGACGCGCACTCGGAGTTCGATGCCTTCGCGCAGAAGTCCCTGAAGCTGAACCAGGACCAGGCTGACCAGCTGTGGAACGAGATCAAGGGCAAGCTGAACCCGGCCATCAGCGACCTGACGAACACCACCGTGCCGCAGGCCAGGTCGGCGTTTGACGACTGGGCCAAGAACGGCCTGGACCTGTCCAAGAGCAAGGCGGATGACCTGTGGAACGAGCTGAACAGCAAGCTCAACCCCAAGATCAATGAGCTGATCAACAGCAGCGTGCCCGGCGCCAAGAAGGCCTTCATCGACTGGGCTGAGAACTCCCTGAAGCTGACCCAGGGCCAGGCCTCGAACCTTTACACCGAGCTGCAGACGCTGCAGAACTACATCAACGGCATGCACGGCACCAACCTGAACGTGCTGATGAACGGCAAGGGCCAGTTCACCGTGGCCGGGATCAACGCCATCACCGGCAACCAGGCACCCGGCGTGCAGCTGGCCGCGGGCGGCATCATCAACCTGGGCTCCGGGCCGACCGCCGACGACGTGCTGGCCCTGGTGTCCCGCGGGGAGTACGTGATCCGGGCCTCCTCGGTGGCCAAGTACGGCAAGCCGCTGCTGGACCAGCTCAACGCGGGCAAGCTCGCCGAGGGCGGCCCGGTCAGCAAGCTGGCGCGGTACGCCACGGGCGGCGTGGTCGCGGACCCGTACTCGGGCAACCTGACAACCACCTACCTGGGCGACATGTATAACACGTTCCAGGCCGACATGACCAACACCATGGTGGCGGACATGCGGACCGCGATGAAAAGCGCGGAGGCGGCGGCCAAGGCAGCGGCATCAGGTGGGTACTCCGGCCCGGGTGGCGGCGCCCCGGGCGCGAACGCCGCACTGGCCCGGCAGCTCTACCCGGCCTGGGGCTCGGGCTCAGAGTGGACGGCGTGGAACAACGTGGCCATGGCCGAGTCGGGCTGGAACCAGTTCGCGGACAACCCCAGCTCGAACGCCTACGGCATCCCGCAGGCACTGCCCTACACCAAGATGCCCCGGGCGGCCTGGCCAGCCAGCGCGGGCGGATCATCCAACCCGACCGCGCAGATCACCTGGATGATCTCCTACATCAAGTCGGTGTACGGCGACCCGATCGGGGCGTGGGCGCACGAGCAGGCCGACCACTGGTACGCCGAGGGCGGGCTGATCCCGGCGCTCGCCAGCGGCGGCATGATCCCGGCGCTGGCCTCGGGCGGGACAACGGCGGCGGCGAACTGGGTCAAGAACGTCAAGGCCCGGCAGAAGGCTGAGCTGCACGGCTACCAGGATTTCGAGGCGGCCTGGAAGGAATCGCTCCGGGTGGCCAAGAAGGGCAGCTGGACCTCCGGGCACCGCTCCGGGCTGACCTCGGAGCTGGGCACGCTGACCCGCCGGCAGGCCAGAGAGGAAGCGATCTACGACGGCGTGCTGAAGTCCCCGACCAAGGCGGACCTGAGCAAGTGGGACACCTCACTGAAAGACCTGATCACCACCCTGAAGGACCAGGATCTGTCGTACAAGGGCGGTCACCCGTCCCAGCTGGCCGCGCTGCGCACGGACATCTCCGCGCTGGAGAACATCACCGCCAAGCCGGTCCCGGCCGGGGTGGCCGCGCTCGCCAGCCCCGGCACCGCCCCGAAGTCCTGGCTGTCCAACACGGACCGGACGGCGCTGTATAACGCGGCCACCGCGGAGTCCGCGGCGTTCTGGGCGCTGTATGACAGCAAGCTGCCCAAGGGCACAGCCAAGAAATACCAGACCCAGCTGGCCGCCTGGGATAAGGTGCTGCGCGCCCAGCAGCTCAAGACGTTCGGCATGACTGCCGGGACCAGGGGCTGGTGGGGCGGCGGCCCCGGGCTGTTCCAGCAGCTGATGAACAGCTTCAACTCACCCAAGACCCCGCCCAACTGGAACGCCTTCTCCTCGGCGCTGAGCTACATGATCAAGGAGGTTGAGGGCACTGGCATCAAGGGCGGCATCAACCCGCCCGGCACGCCCGCCAACTCCGGCTGGGTGCCCTACCACTTCTTCAACAGCGCCTGGCGCAAGCTGCTGGACGCCCTGAACACGGTGGCCGCCGACCTCAAGCCGGTAGAGCCGTGGAACCCGGGCAACCTGGGCCCCAGCCACACAGTCGGCGGCGGCGTGCTGACGTTCGACCAGGGCGGCCTGCTGCCCCCGGGCCTGAGCATGACCTGGAACGGCACCGGCCGCCACGAGCTGGTCACCCCGGCGGGCGCGGGCCAGACCGGCGGCGGGACGCACATCCACCTGCACACCCACGGCCCGGTCGGCTCCCAGGCCGAGCTGGAGGCGTGGCTGCTGAAGTCGGTGCGCAAGGTCGTCCGAGTCCAGGGCGGCGGCAACGCGCAGCGGGCGTTTGGCCGGCACTAGCCCATGGCAACCTTCCCCGGCAAGCCCCCCAACGCCCTGGGCTTCAAGGCCGAGCTGCTGCTGAACGGCCTTTGGACCGACATCACCGCGTACTGCTACCTGCGGGACCCGGTCACGATCGCCAACATGGGCCGCACGGATGAGTCCGGCACCATCCAGACGGCCACGCTGAACCTGACCCTCAACAACCGCGACGGCCGGTTCACGCCCAAGAACTCGGCGGGCGCCTACTACCCGAACATCACCCGGAACTGCCAGATCCGGATCTCGGTGAACGCGACCAGCCAGACGGGCGTGGCGTACTCCGGGTACCGGTTCTGGGGCGAGGTCAGCGCCTGGCCGCCGCTGTTCGACATCAGCCAGCGCGACCTGTACGTGCAGATCACCGCCTCGGGCATCTGGCGCCGGATCGGGCAGAACCAGAACACCATCGGCAGCGCCACGACCCGCTACATCCGGCTGCTGACAGGCACCGCGGCGCCCGCCGCGTACTGGTCGATGGAGGACGGCTCCGGGTCCACCCAGTTCGCGCTGACCGAGGGCACCGGGACCAACCTGATCCCGACCGGCACGCCCTCCTACGCGGCGGACAGCACCAGCTTCCCCGGGTCGGACGCGATCGCGCAGCTGAACACGGCCCGGATCGCGGCCAACGTCAGCTCCACCGCCACGCCCACGAGCAACATCATCCAGTTCGCGCTCTCGGTCCCGCAGGCCGGCGACTCCACCGCCAGCACGTTCCCCGCGGGCGGGATCATCACCACCATCCTGGCCGCGGGCACGGTCGGCCGGATCGACGTGACGCTGGCCTCCAACCAGCTCACGATCACCGGGTACGCCACCGCAGCCGGCGGCGCCACGCTGTTCACCGGCACCATCTCCACCAAGGTCAACGGCATCCCGGTCGTGGTCAGCGTGGAGATCACCCCGTCCGGCGGCTCCATCGCCTGGGCCCTGCGCGCGATCAAGCCGGGCGCCAGCTCGGTGCTCGGCCAGGTCTCCGGCACCTACGGGTCGGCCTCGATCGGCCAGGTCACCCAGATCCAGCTGGACCCGCAGGGGCGGCTGAACGACACCGGGTTCGGCCAGCTCGCGGTCTACTACGTGCTGCCCACGCTGACCTCGGTGGCGGGCGCGGCGGGCGGCTGGGCCGGGGAGAACGCGGTCACCCGGTTCACCCGGCTGTGCACCGAGTCCTCCATCCCGTACTACGTCATCGGCTCGTCATCCACCACGATGGGGCCGCAGGCCGACGACACCATGCAGAACGTGCTGCAGACCATCGAGAGCACCGATGGCGGCCTGCTGTTCGAGACCACCACCCAGTTCGGGCTCGGCTACCGGACGCTGGCCTCGATGCAGAACCAGAGCGCGGCGGTCTCGGTGCCCTACACCTCGGGCGCGCTCGGCGCCCCGCTGAGCCCGACCTACGATGACCAGCTCCTGCACAACGAGTGGACGCTGACCAACTACGACAATTACGTGGTCACCGCGGTGGTCACGTCCGGGCCGGTCAGCATCCAGCCGCCACCCAACGGCGTGGGCTCGGGCTACACGGCCACCCGGACGGTCAACGCGGCCACCGACGCCCAGGTCAATGCCCTGGCCCAGCAGCTGCTGTACCAGGGCTCGGTCGATGACGTGCGCTACCCGGTCGTGCTGTTCAACTTCCAGCGCACCCTGGCCGCGCCGTACTTCAGCTCGGTGCCGTCGCTGCGGATCGGGGACTACCTGGCCCTGACCTCGATGCCGTCGTTCCTGGGCGGCGGCACATCCAAGCAGCTGATCTGGGGCTGGACCGAGCACCTGGGCGGGGATACGCCCGGCTGGGACATCAGCTTCAACACCATCCCGGAGTCGCCGTTCGAGTCCGCCTTCTCCCCCGGCACGTACTCCATCACCCAGGGGCCAGCCAACACGGTCGCGGGCGCAGCATCGGTCGGGTCATCGACGGCCAGCACGGTGGCCGGCAGCCAGATCGCGGTGGCCAGCGTGACCGGCGCGGCGCTGTCCAACACGATCACCGCCCGGTCGATCGGCGGGACCACCCAGTACATCGCCGCGGCCACGCCGTACGACTGGTCGCTGACGCTGACCACCACGCCCACGGACGCCACCTATTTCGGCACCACCCAGGAGCTGGCCGCGCCGATCGCGGTGGGCGACACCTTCACCCACTCGGCCGGGCTCGGCGGCCCGTTCACGGTGACCAGCATCGACACGCCCTCGGGCGGCAGCTGCGAGGTGCACTTCACCCCGACCGCGACCGCGGTGATGTCCTCGGGCACCGTTTACGGCGGCAAGAACGGCGACCAGTGGATCAACACCTCCGGCGGGAACCAGGTCAACGTCTGGGCCGCGGGCACCTGGACCCCGCTGGCCTGGAATGCCACCAACGTCATCCAGGCCGGGTCCATCACGGCCACCCAGATCGCGGCCAACACGATCACCGCCAGCCAGATCGCGGCGGGCATCGTGCTGGCCGGGATCGTCAACGGCACCACCATCCAGGGCGCGACGCTGATCGCCTACGGGACCACGGGCGAGATCCTGGTCTATTCCGGCGCGCCGGCCAGCGGCAACCTGATCGGCAGCTGGAGCGGGCAGGCCGGCAGTGACAGCCAGGGCAACGCCTATCCCGCAGGCCTCATGGCCACCAGCCTGAACCTGCCCAACCAGGCCAGCTCACCGCCCGCGGTCAGTGGCGCGAGCACCTTCTACTCTGACCACAACGGCAAGCCGCACTACCTGTCCCAGACCGGCGTGGACTCCGTGCTGGAGCGGTCCACGGTCAACGTCTACAACTTCGTGCTGGGCAGCCAGACCTCATGGGCCAACCTGTCCGCGCCCCTGGCGTACTACGCCAACGAGTCCAACCAGTCGAGTGCCTTTGAGATCGAGGTCCGCGGCAACGGTGTCTGGGGCTCCGGCACGGTGTACGGATGGGTCACCACCCTGTCGATCGACGGCACCGCGGTCGGCGGCGGCGCGTCGATGACCACCGATGGCACGGGATTCGTCGCGGGCAACACATTCGCGTACATGATCTCGTACCTGATCAGCTTCCAGTCGGCCGGGACGGGAGCCACGGTGGCGATCTCCGCGGCGGGCCTGATGCAGCGGACGGGCCGGAGCATGGCCTACAACTCCGGCATCACGCTGGCCGGCAACGTCACGTATTCCGTGGACTCCACGGTCAACCACACGTTCCAGATCGTGGCGGCCTGGACCAACACCAGCTCCGGGGAGTCCCTGACCACATACGCAACCAGACTGACGCGCTACAACTGAAGGAGCGGCCCGATGGCATCGGACATGCCGGCCCTGGACGCGACCATGCACGTCGCCTCGGTGACCTACGCGTGCACGTTCGGCCTGACCACGGCCAGCCGGGGGCTGGTCAGCTTCATGGTGCCCCAGCCGGTGCAGTTCGCGTTCGGGTTCGAGACCGGCCAGGACCAGCCCGACCCGGCGGCGGACCTGCGGGACATCACCACCGACTACTCCTGGTTCGACCAGGACACGGTGGAGGCGGGCATCGCCAGTGCCCTGGGCACGATCTGCGGCGCCATCGCGGCGCTGCTCGGCACGGAGGCCGCCGAGGTCGAGGGCACCGTGACGGTACTGCGGACCTGGCGCGTCAATCCCAACCAGGTGGGCACCGCGGCGCCGGTCCAGGTCCCGGACGCGCCCATCCTGTATAACGAGACGATGCCCTACCCCCCGGCGGCGCCCGCCCAGGTGATCCAGGGCAGCGCGGGCGTCAGCGGCTCGGGCGGCGCGGGCAGCGGCTGAGCCGGAAATGCCCGCGTGAGGCGGCGCGGGTGGTTACGCTGGCACCATGTTCAGGCTGGCCAGCTGGTGGCTGTGGGAGATCCGGGTCAGCATCGGCATCTACGCGGCCGGGCTGCTGATCGCGTCCCTGACCTACCTGATGACCGCCAGCGGGCCGGCACCGTGCCCGTACAGCCCCGGTGACTGCGCCGGGGCGCAGCTGTCGGGCCGGGTCCCGGCCACGCTGATCAGCCGCTTCCCGCGGCACACCCCGCGGCTCGTCACCAGTAGTAGCGCCGCGGGCCGAAGCTCCGGCCGGCAAAACCCAGCACCAGCAAGATGAGGCCCAGGACGATCACGATGATGCCCAGCGTCCACAGCAGGGCCACCTTGAGCAGGAACGCCAGCACCAGCAGGATGATGCCAAGGATGATCACGGGAGACTCCTAGCGGTAAACGGGCAGGTGATAGTACGTGGCCCACTTGATGAACGCCGGGTTCGCCCGGGGGATCGGGCCCGGGCAGCCGTGGCCCACGAACGCCCCGCGCGAGTCGGAGATGATCCGGGGCAGCGTGACGGTCGGGCGGCCACCCGTGACCGGGACGGTGACCGGCAGCCCGGCCAGGTCGGCGTAGAACCCGCAGTCGGCCACGATCTGCCGCTGGAGCGTGCTGTTCGCTTTCGCCAGTGCTGCGGAGTCCCTGTCCGCCTGGGCCTGGGTGTGCCGGAGGGAGTGCACCTGGCCCGTGGTGAACAGCAGGTTGGCCGCGCCGACGCCGAGCACCACCACGAACAGCACCACGACGGCGTAGGCCAGCGCCATGGCCTGGCCCCGGCTGGCGGGCGGCGCCACGATCTGGGCCTGGCTGACATCGATCCGGGCCTGGTCCACGTGCACGTCATCGTGCCGGGAGCTGCGGTCGCTGACCCGCTCGGTGACGGGCTCCGGGCCTGGCGCGGGCACCGCTCCCGGCGCGGGCACCGGCTCCGGCAGCGGCCCAGGCGCGGGGGCTGGCCCCGGCGCGGGCAGCGCATCCGGGGGCGGCACCGGCCCCGGTACTGGTCCTGGCTCAGTGGTCACCGGATGGCCCCCGCGAAATAGAGTGCTGCGACGGCCCAGACGCAGATGCTGAGCCAGAGCCAGAAGATTTCCCGATAAACCCGCCCAGCAGCGCCCCGACGTGAAAGCTCGCCCCGATACCCGACATCGCCAGCCCAGTGATAATCACCGAATCGGACGGCTCGCGCACCGCGAACACTTCCACCATGATCAGGGTCAGGCCGCCGAGCGTCAGGATCACGTCCTTGATGATCGCCCAGCTGTCCAGGAACCCGGCCATGAAGCCTGTCCCGTTCCACCGGCCCACGCCCACCTTCCCCAGCTGCAGCCACTGCCTGGTGTGGGCCAGCTCGCGGTGTTGCCTGGGCCGGAGCGCTCCAGTTACGAGTCTAGCTGGATTGGCGGGACACAGCTGGCACCGCGGCCCTATGATCATCGTGGGGCACCAGGGGAGGGTACATGGGCGGGACGCGGGCTCGGCACGCACCCGCCTTCCGCTATGGGATTCCGCGGCCGGCCCAGGACGCGCTCCCGCCTGCTCTCCGCTGGATCAGCCTGCCGCTGCTGCCCGGATTACCCTGCTCACCGTGGCAGCGGCTCCGGCCCCCGCCGCCCGTCCCGCCCCGCGCCGGCCAGGCTCCCACTCCCATGGCCGCCGCGGCTCCCAGCCAGGGACGGGGGCGGGGGCACCTGCGGCAGCGGGAAGCAGAATGAATGCCCGCTTTCCGGGGTCTTAGGGCGCAGCTGGCGGTTCCAGGCAATACTTAGCGTTATGCCAACTGCATCGGGTGCGCATGCTGACAGGCCGAAACGTGATCCAGACCCGCTGAATACCGGCCCGCAGCAGGTGCTGCGACTGGCCCAGCAGGGAATGACCCAGCGCGATATCGCCAGTCTGCTGCACATCTCCCAGCCCACCGTGACCCGGCGCATCCGGGAAGGGGTTGAGGCCAGGAAAACCCAGCGTATGCTCGTCACGATCCTGGTCCTCGCCACGCTGTTCACCCTGAGTGTCATGGCTATCGCGGCAGCGCTGGGCACCCTCGCCTGGGGCTGATTCAGGCCCCGCGGATCACCGGCCGCGGCGCTGCGGATCACAGCCGAATCTGATTCATTCAGCAGAACGCGTTGCCGCTGCCTGCGCGCTCATGCCACGCTTCCGGCATCTCCATCCACACCACTGCCGGGAGTTCCGCATGCGCCACCGCGCCTCTGGCCGCCACGGGCGGTATCACGAACGCAGGCCCCGCTGGGCTTACCTGACCGCACCGCTGGCCGTGCTCCTCGCGGGCCTGCTGTGCGCCGGGCTGTCGGGGGACCTGACCGCGCACGCCGCGGCGAGCAGCACGGGCCGCGCCCAGGCCGCCATAGCCGGTCCCGCTGGCATCACGCTGAGCAGTACCCAGATGAGCGCGCAGATACGGCTGGCTGCGCTCCGGGACGCCCAGGCACGGGCTGCGGCGGCAGCCCTCGCCGCGACCTACACGGTACGGCCGGGCGACTCGCTGTCCCAGGTGGCCACCCGGCGGTGCCCCTCCGCGGCGGACTGGACCGGCATCTACGCCGCCAGCCGGGCCCGCAGGTGGACCGCGGTGGACGCCAACACTCTGGCGGTGGGCCAGAAGCTGTGGATCTCGTGCCGGTACGTCGCGGCTGCCCTGCGGTTCGCCCCGGTGCCGCCCCCGCCGCCACCCGCGCCCAGGATCACCATCGTCGCCAGCGTGCGGCCCGCAGGCTACACCAGCACCAGCGGCTACCGGCACCGCTACTACCGCGGTTACGCGGCCAGCTACGCCAGCCAGGCGCCCGCCGCCACGGCCAGCTACCAGGGCTCATCCTCGTTCCAGTTGTGTGTGATCGCCCGCGAGTCCGGCGGCAACGCCGTTGCTGTCAACGCCAGCTCTGGCGCAGGCGGCCTCTATCAGTTCCTGCCGTCCACATGGCACGCCCTTGGCTTCAGCGGCCTGCCGGAAGACGCCCCGGTGGCAACCCAGAACGCGGCCTTCGCCAAGGCCTACGCGGAGTCTGGGACGTCTCCATGGTCGGCCTACGACGGCTGCTGACGGGCACCTGAGCACAGCGGACGGCAGGCTATGCGTTTCCCCCTCATGCGCCTGGTATGCACGCTGCTGGCTGCCAGTGCCCTGGTCACCGTCGCCGCAGTGGCCAGCCTCTCCGCGGACGGGAGGCTGGGAACGGTGATCGCCAGCCGCGGGGCCGTCCCGGCTACGCAGCCAGGCAGGCCCACGCCCGCCAGGACGGCCCCGCAGCCCGGTTTCACTGTTGTCGTGCCCAGCCGGACAGATGCGGCCCGGGCAGACAGCCCCCCGCTGGCCGTCAGCCCGGCCGCAGACGCCGCCCCGCAGCCGGCACCAGACCCAGCCGCGCCGGCCAGCACCGGCACCCCTGCCGCGCCTGCGGGCACCTGGGCGGCCAGCCCGCCGGGGTCTGCGGACACGGCCACGGGCACGGCCACGGGCACGGCCACGGCCACGGCCACGGGCACGGCCACGGACACGCAGACGGTCACGGCCACGCAGACGGTCACGGCGGCACCCGTCACCCCCGATCCCGCCTCCACCCCCGGGCCCAGCCCGGCCACCCCCATTCCTGGCACCTCAGCCCCTGCGGAGACATCACCATGAAGCACCTGCTCGCTGCCGTCACCCTGCTCGCCGGGCTCATGGGCCTGGTCGCCCTGGCCAGCCCGCCCCCGGCCGCGCAGGCAGCCACCCTGACCGTAGGCCAGCGCATCCTGGCGCAGGCGCAGACCCGTGCGGGCGACGCCTACGACTACGGCGCCACCGGCCCCACGGCGTTTGACTGCTCGGGCCTGGTGTACTGGGCGGCGGGCCGGGCCGGGCTGAGGAACTGGCCACGGGACACCTTTGACATCGCCGCGGAGATCGGCACGCGGTTCGAGATCGTCACGCACCCGCAGGCGGGGGACCTGGCCCTGTGGGGCCCTGTGAGCGCGCCGTACCACGTGGAGATCGTCACCAGCCCCAACCACAGCTTCGGCGCGCAGACCTACGGCATCCCGGTCGGCGGCCACGCGGACACCTATTTCGAGCCGTCGTTCTACCTGCGCGCCCTGTACTGACGCCCGGGCGCCTAGACTCGGAGGCGACAGCAACCATTCACCCGTCCGGATGACTGACAGCTGCCGCCGTGGTGTGGTGCCGCGGGATGTGCGAAGGCCCCGGCCTGGGCTGACGACGACCAGGCCGGGGCCTTCGCATCGAACGGGAGCTCCTACCGGAAGACCAGGAGCAGGAAGATGAACAGCACGGCGTCCCACCAGGCCAGCCGGGCCCAGTTCACGGGCGGCCCTGCCCGTTGCTGGGCCGGGTGCGGACCTCGGCCAGCAGCTTTTCTGCGACGTCGATCAGGGAGGCGCAGTTCTGGGTCAGGAGCCGGTAGTTCTCCCGGTAGCGCCGGACGGTCTCCCAGAGCCGCCAGCGCTGCGTGCGGATGAACCTGCTGTTGGCCATGATGACCTGGTGCCGGGCCTTGATAGCAGCCAGGTCGTCCAGGATGGCCTGCACCCGGATGTCAGGCGTGGCCATCAGTGCACCGCCGCCGGGCCGGCCAGCGTCAGCCACGCCCCCAGCCCGGAGAGCACCAGCCCGGCGCCGCCCAGCGCGACCAGCCCCCGGACAATCCACGGACTCCGCTCGGGCAGGTCCGGGGAGTTATCGAGCAGCCAGTGGACCCGCAGCCGGTGCGACGGTGTTCCCCACACCCGGGTGACCAGCTTGTTCAGGCCCCGATCAGAGCGGATCTTACTGGCAGACCGCTGCCCGACGAACCACTGAACGTCATCAGCGACCCGGCGGACCGGGGGCAGCCGCTTCATCATCAGGCCGATAATGCCGCCGACCACCGTCGCGACCCACGTCGCAGCCGCGATCCAGGAGTTCACCTCGCTGGCCCCGGCCCCGTACTTCGCAGGGACCTGGTAGCCGTGATGGACGGCCCACTGGACTTTCCAGCTGATCAGCAGGATCAGGCCGACCGCCAGCAGCGACGCCGCACCGAGCAGCGCGACCGCGATCACATAGTGGCGAGGGCGGACATCGTCGTCGGCGGGGTACTTCGGCTTGGCGAAGATCAGGGTCAGCACGAACCCGGCGCCGAGCGCGATCAGGGTGTCCCGGATCGAATGCCGGTCCAGCTGCCACAAGGCGGGCGCCCAGTGCGGGGTTGCCGCCAGCCGGGCGGGATACCAGTTCAGGTGCAGCCAGTTCGACAGATGGACCGGGAGCCGGTCCCACAGATCCTTGGGGTACCAGTCGAAATACCAGCCGCCCGCGCCGCCATAACTGGTGCTGTACCTGACCTGGATGCCGAAGAAGTACAGGGCATTGCCGATCCACTTCACCATGTGGCCGAGCAGGACGCCCCACACGACCGTCTCCAGGCCGAGCCAGGACAGCAGCCTGATCTCCGGCAGGTCTGTGGACTTGCGGCGGCGTCCCGGCCGGACCGGGTAGGCGGCATCCTCGGGCGTGATCGCGGTCATGGGCGTGCTCCCTCGTGCTGGCGGGCATACCGGGCCACAGCCCAGTACTGGATGGCGCAGATCAGTTTCATGAGCTGGCCTTCGCGGTCACCGTGCCCGCGGGCACGGGCACGGACGGGCTGGGCGTGCAGGTGGCCGGGCTCGTACCGCTAGCGGGTGTGCAGGCATAGGTCGTGGTGACGGTGGGCGCGGGCCGCGGGGTGCCGCCGGTCTGGTACTGCAGCAGGAGCTGCGGCAGGGTGGCCTCCAGCCACGTCCTGGCCTGCGGCTTGGTCCGGACCTTCTCCGCGGAGCCCAGGGCAGCGTTCTTGAAGTTCGTGCGCTGGTCCTCCGGGACGCCCAGGCAATCGAAGACCTTCACGCGGGCCGCGGTGACCTGGGCACCGTTCTTGCCGCTGGCGCTGGACAGGAACACCAGGTGAATGGTGTGGATCTGCTCCAGCGGCGTGCCGGAAATGCACTTCGCCACCAGCGCCTTAGCCTGGGCGATGTCCGCCGAAGTGGTCGGGTCGGCCATCGCCGAGCTGGCGACCGCGCGACCCTGGCTCGCGCCCGCACTGGCCCGGGTGGCGTCAGCGCCGCTGCCGGATCTGCTGCAGCCAGCCAGGACCGGGATGGCCAGGACGGCGATGGCAGCAGCGCCGGCCAGGCGGGATCGGGTTCTCGTCACAGGTGCACTCCGTTCGGTGCGGGAAGGGTTCAGGTGCGCCGGGTGCCGCAGCCTGCGGAGGCCCGGTGTGGAAGTATCTTCCAGTATCTTACAGTCTTATCGCGGCCAGGATTATTCCGTGCTGCGACGGCGCCTCTGCGGACGCGCCCAGACGGGCAGCCCCAGCCGGGCATCCCGCAGAGCGCGCCGCTGGTTCAGCACTTTCCGCTGGATACGCCGGACCGCCGCCGCCCGGGAATCCCGGCCCCGCAGGATGGCGCGGGTCTCCTCGGCGCCCAGGATGGCCGCGATCAAGGTCAGGTCGGTCTCGGTCAGGGCGTTCGCGGTCAGCGCCCGCTTGAGGGCGTCGATGCGGTGCTCGCCCGTAAGCGGGTGATAGGCATGGGAGGCCTGGCTCTGGCTCATGCCGGGTCCTGCGGCGGCTGGGTGCTCAGCGGCGGGGGCGGGACATCAGGCAGCGGGCCTGGCGGGCGGCCGGCAGCCACATCCAGCGCGCTGGCCAGGGCCTGCCGGTCACGCAGCAGCTCCCAGGTCAGCTCCCGGTCCTGGCCGGCCCGGCGCAGCGTCCGCAGGTGCAGGATGACGAATATGAGCACCGCGGCCTGGGTCGCGGCAACCCACCACAGGCCGCCCGCGAGCGCCCCGGCCAGGAACAGGGCCGGGATGACCGCGATGACCTTCAGGGCCCGGCCGTACCGAGCGTCCTCCCGGTCGCGGGTGGCCAGCTGCTCCTGGCAGTGCCAGCTGTCGCGCATCATCACCGGCCCCCGGTTCCCGCGCGGTCCAGCCAGCCCAGGTCCGTGATGACCCCGCGGTGCTCGTCCAGCCGGACCGGCTCGGCCCCGGCCCGCTCGGCCTTCATCACCCGGTCGGCCAGGACGACGTTCACCGCGCAGGCCAGGTTCAGGCAGTGCAGGGACGGGATGACCACGAAATCGGTGCAGTGCCGCTTGCTTACCTGGCCGAGGCCGCCATCCTCGGGGCCGAACACATACACCGCGTCCTGCGGGTGCTCGAACCAGGTGAGCGGGGTCGCGCTGGGCATGACCTCCACGGCCACGATCCGGGTACCGGAAGCGAACGCCTCGAACGGGTAGTCGCACCAGCACAGCTCAGTGTCCGCGTACGCCTTCATGCGCTCCTCCCGCGGCAGCCGGCGCCGGGCGGCCAGCTCCTCGGTGACCCGCTGGCCGGTGACCCACAGCTGGCGCACGCCGAACGAGCTGCAGGCCCGGAGCGCGCCCGCCACGTTGTGCCCGTGCTTGGGGTTGGTCAGGATGACGGCCGGGAGCCGGCCCCGGCCCGCCGGGTAGGTATGGCTCATGATGTCTCCTCCAGATCCGGCACCAGTTCTGCCGGGAACGTCTCTTTCAGCTCATACGCCTGGGTAGCGCCGATCAGCGCGTACATGGCGGACGGGCGCTTAGCCTGAGCGTCCTGCCGGGCAGTCTGCTTCTCTATCCATTGCCGCTGCGTGCCGTCGTCGGTGCGGACCATCCACGGCAGCCGGGTTCCTTCCCCCAGCCGGGGCGGCAGCAGAGCCGGAAACACGCCCGTGCCCGCGGGCGTACCCGTGTCCGCGGCTGTGCCCGTGGCTGTGGCCGCAGCCGGCTGCTGTGCCCGTTGCTCGGCCTCACGCAGCAGCCGGATAATGGGCTCCGAGACGTACCGGCAGACAACGGCGTACTCCTCACCGTCCATGTCCCGGATGGCTTTCCAGGCGATGGCAGCGTTCATCGAGTCCACCGCCTTGCGCAGCGCGGTGTGGAACCCCTCAGAAATCATGGAACGGATGGCGCTCTCGGTGACGCCATACGGGCCACCGAGCGCACGCAGCTCCTGGCGCAGGCGGCGCAGCTCACCGATCAGCTCCAGGGTCTCGCCCGGCGAGGCGAAACCCTTCTCAGCCCGGCGGGCCGCCGCTGCGATCTTGCGGTCCTCCATGCCCGCATAGGGCAGCGGGGAGCCGGCCGCCTCGTCCGGGATGAACGTGGCCAGGTCCACCAGGGCGCCATAGGCCTGCCGGACGTCAGTGATGTCCTCCCAGCCCAGCTCCTCGCCGTGGGCCTCGAACACCCGCTTGAGCGTGCCCAGGGCCTCTTTCGCGGTCGCCCGCATAGTCTGGTCAGTCATGGTCCTGTCTCCTGTTCTGCGATGATCTGCTCGCGCAGCCGCCGGGCCGCTTTCTGGAACCGGGCGTCCTCGGCCATGTTGGCTCGCAGGCCCAGGCTGAACAGATGCTGCCAGCAGTAGATGCCATCCGGGGCTTGCGCCTCGCGGGTGGAGGGGAAGATAGCCTCGAACTTCCACCAGGCGCTTTTCCGGCAGCGGTACTTTTCCAGCTCGGCTGGGTCGGGTGGCTGGCCGCGGCGGCCATAGATCGCCTTCAGCGGCATGTGGGACCACCGGTAGCCGTCGCACGGGTGCGCCTCGTCCAGCCGGGTCACCCAGGGCAGCCGGGCGACCAGCTGCATGCGCGGGGTCATTGTCGCGGTCATGTGGGCTGCACCTCCAGGTGCTGGTCGATAAGCTCGGCGATCAGGGCGCCGGCCAGGGCCAGCCGCTCCAGCCGCGGGTCAGCGTCCGCAGCGGCCAGCAGCTCCATCGCGGCCAGGGCCAGATCAGTGTCCGGGCGGGGTACCGCGCCGCTGGCCAGGTGGAACCGCGCCTGCGTGATCGCGTCAATACCTTCACTGACCGGGACGCACCCGGGGTTCCCCGGTATCTGCTCTCCCGCTCTCCTCCGCAGCCGGCTCAGAGCCACCAGGGTCTCCTGCTCCCAGGCCAGCCGGGCTGCCTGCCGCTCCCGGATCTCCTGGGCCTCGGCCGGGTCCTGGCCGGGCCGGGTCGCGAACTTCGCCAGGGACCGCTGATGCGCGCGGATCTTCATCCGGGCCAGGCTGGCCAGCCAGTCCAGCTGGTCTTTGTTCACTGTCCCTCCTGCCGGACCTGGTGGGCCCCGCAGCCGCTGCAGGCGTACCGGCCAGGCTGCACCCTCGCGAACACTGTGCCGCCGCAGACGGTGCAGGCCTCAGCGTTCCCGGGCAGGATGCGCCGGGTGTCCTCCTCGGTCCACGTCTGGGCGCCTTCCTGGGTCCTGGCACGCTGGACGGCCATGCCCGTCAGGAGCCCGTCCAGCCAGGCGGCACCGACCACGCTGAAAGCCGCCCGCACGCCGGAAACACCGGGGCTGGACTGCATCATGGCCCGCTGCGCCCGCTGCTGGGCGACGTAAACCGCTGAGGCGGGGTCGATGAGCCGGCCGGCCACCTGCACGAAATCCTGGCCGGCGTCCGACTGCGCATCCAGGTCGGTCAGGGCCTGGCTGAGAAGCCAGAAATCGGGATGGTCGGGGCGGCCGGGGAAGTCCTTGCTCATGATGATGTCTCCTGCTCCTCAGAATGTGCCGAGCATGGTCACGGTCAGCGGCCGGGGCGGGCGCCCGTAGCCGTCTCCGTAGACCATCAGCTGGCAGGTCTGGGCCAGGTGCCGGGCGCAAGTCCTCTGGGCGTCTGACTGGCGCGTGCCTACCTGGACGAGCGCTTTGGCTGGGTGCGTGCATTCAGGCACGCCTGTATACCGGTGCTGGCAGTTTGCGGCGGGCGGTTTCATGCTGGCTCCTGTTCTTACCGGCTCAGCCGGTGGATGGTGCGGCCCCTGGCCGGGGTCCGGAGTGGCTTGTCTGAAGGCCCTTTCAGGAAACTTCGCACCAGGGAGATCCGGGCGGTCTGGCCGTTGGCCAGGCACACCGCGCAGACGTCGTGATCGTCGTCGGTGACGTAGCCGGTCCGCCCGGCCGGGGTGGGCTTGTGGCGGCGCGGGCGGCCCTCCTCATCCTCATCGGTGTAGGAGTCGATGTGCCGGTAGAACTCCTCCACCCACCAGCGGCACTGCCAGTCCACGGCCCGCGGGAAGTGCGCGGCAGGCTCCTCGATGTAGGTCACCTTGCGCAGGGTGATGATGTGCACAGTGTCGTGCCGCAGGGACCGCGCGACCCGGCGGCGGGTGGCCGGGGCCGAGGCGGTCACCCGGCGGGAGCGGGCCAGCTCCATCCCCAGGAATCTCCACAGGCTGTGGACCAGGCTCAGCAGGGTCTCCCCGTTGGTCCGGAACCGCTCCCCGGTGCTGATCCGGGAGCCGAACGGGAGCAGGGCGACCTGCTGCGGGACCAGCTGGCCGACCAGGTTGGCGACCCGGGCCGCCCGGGCCTCATGGCCTTTCCACCGGCCGAACGCCACGTCGTCATTGATCAGCAGCCACAGCACGAGGCGGACGGACTCCACCGGCACCGTCCGGGCCTGCGGCAGCCCAAACGCGCCGCCGCGCTCACTGCGGGCGTAGGTCACGGTCCGCTCCCAGGACACGGCCCGGACGGGCAGCCAGTACCCGGCGGACAGCTCACTCAGCCAGGGCCGGTCCAGCCAGGCGAACCCGGCCGGGGCGGGCATCTCGCCCTCGTCCAGGATCAGCGGGCCGGGGGTGCGGGCGTCCCACTCCTCGCGCATCTTGGTGCACATCGGCGCAGTGACCTGGTAGGTGCCGGCTTCGGCCAGCCCGCGGGCGATCAGATGAGCCAGCTCAGTACCCTGGGGGATGTCGATGGCGCCGCGCAGGTCGATCGGCCAGTACATGGACGCGGTACGGTGATCCTGGTCCAGGCTGTTGCGCATGTGGAAAGCCAGGTAGTCAGCCAGCGGGTCACCAGGCTGCTGGTAGTGCTTAACCAGCCAGGCGTGCTGATCGAGCACGGCATCGGCGGGCCAGGTGGCGCGCAGCCAGACACCCTCGGCGGCTTCCCGGGTGCGGATCAGGCCGCTGCTGTCCTCAGTGCCGGGGATCAGCCCCTGGGCGCGCCGGTCAGCCTCCTCGTGCGCCCGGTGGTAAGCCCGGATCTGCTCTGGGGTCCCGGCCAGGACGCGGCCGGGATCATCGGGATCATCAGGGTCCAGATCCTCGATCACCAGGTCAGCATCAGTGCCCTCGATCGCGCGGCGGTCACCGCTGACCACAGCATCCGGGCCGCCCTGCCCATGCGGGCCAGCAGCGAGCGCACGGGCGAACGATGGCGTCCCGGGATCGGCACGCCAGACCCGGGCGCCGGGCTCGATCGAGGTCCCATCGGGCAGGGTGATGCCGGTGTCCACGTAGCCAAGCGGCTGCTCGGCCGCGATGATGTCGCCCACCTGGGTGCCGTCCGGCATGCCCTCACCGCCGTCTGTGCGCTCGCCGCTCACGATCAGCTTGCCGGCGATCACGCCTTCCGGGGGCTCACCCGGGGGCAGGCCTGGCAGCGGGCCGGGCTGCTCACCGCGCAGCATCTGGCGGCCCTGGGGGTAGACATGGCTGAACTCAGGCGGGATCACCGTGCCTTCCGGCATCCCGAACGAGTAGGCGCCCGGCACGTTCTTCGCGCCGGCCTGGGCGATCTGCTTCAGGATCTCCGGGTCGGACATCTCCTCGGGGGTGAGCCCGCGCCCCAGCCGGGCAGCCAGCTCGTCGGAGACGTCCAGCGGAGGCCGGGGCCGGCCTGATCCCGCGCCGGCGAACGCCTGGTTGGCGCTGCTGGCATAGTCCGGCGGGATGAGCGGCCCAGTAGTGCCAGGCTTGCGGAACGCGGCCGGGATGTCCTGCCCTGAATCTTCCCGGCGCCCGGAACTTCTGGCCGTGGCCGGGTCAGGCCAGCCCAGCTCATCTGCGATGCGGCGAGGCCCCTGGGCATCATGGTGCTGCTCGTAGGAAGCCGGCACAGGGGCGATCTCCCCGAAAGTAAGGGTGGTGGCGCGCGGGTCTGCCTGGATGTCCTCGCTGGACAGGCGGTACGGGCTGCGGTAAACCCGGGCACCGGCCGGGATCGGGGTGCCGTCTGCCGTCTGGCCGGGTACTTTCGTGACGCCGAGCAGGTCCCCGGCGCCCTCGGGCGGGGCGGGGTCATCGCCGGTCGCGAAGATAATGCTGATTTCTTCAGCTGGGTCCCGGCCCTGCGCCCAGCCCGGCAGGGGCTCAGCGGCCGGGACAGGCCCCGGCTGGGTGACCGGCCGGATGCCGCTGAAGTGCAGCGTGGCTGCCTGCACGGGCTGGCCTGCAGCGGGCGGCCTGCGGTCGGCGTAGACGCTGGACCCCCGGGGCAGCACAGTGCCGTCGTCAGTCCGGGCCTCCTCCCGGAGCGTGCCCAGCAGCTCCCCGGCTTCCCGCGGCGGCGTGCTGTCCCCGATCGTGATGATGACCGCGCCGCTGTCCTCGCCCTCGGGCCGGGCCCGGACCCATCCCGGTGACCGGGGCTGGCGGGGCTGGCTGCGGCGCTGGCGCCTGTTCCGGCCACTGCTCACGGGGTCACCTCCAGGGAACGGGCGCTGATCATGATGGCGGGCGCGGGGCACGTGCGGGAGCAGGCCGGGACCCGCCGGAACAGCCGGTAAGCCTGCTCACAGGCGTGGCATGCCTCGCACCGGTACCGCCGGGCCGGGTGGCCGCGGGCACACCGGTAGGACCACACCCACCGGGCGGTGCCAGTACACACGCGCAGGAAACCGTCGCACAGCACGGCGGCCTACCGGTAGCCCTCGCCGGCCGGCGGCTGGGGGCCAGGCGGGATCTGGCCGTGCTCCAGGTACTGCAGGGCTTCTGACGAGCACGTGTACTCGTTGTTCATCAGCTCGGCGAGCGCTGCGTCGAACGCCTGCTCGCGCAGGGTCATCAGGTGCTCCTGCTCGGGGTCCGCCGCCACCTGCGTCACGTCACCGGTACGCAGGTACAGCGGGATAGCGGCATTGGTGACCAGATACGCCCAGCGGATAGTCTCGGCCAGGGTGGGCAGGTCGGCGGGCTCGCGGGCCATATCAGGCCTCCTGATCAGGGTCGAGGAAGACGATAGTGACGTTCGGGTTCGTGAGCGCGGCCAGCTCCAGATCGGGGTCGATGCCAAGATCCTGGTCATCCGCAGCGGCTGCGGCTGCGGCGGCCTCGTCCTCCAGCCACCGCTGCTCGATAGCGTCCCGGACAGGCAGCATGACGCGCTCGGCATCACGCTCATCCGTGCGCTTGCGCCCGCGCAGGCGGGTCATCGCGGCGTCTCCTGGTCGGGAGCGAGCACGGTCACCCAGCTGCGGGCGGTCATGAGGACGCTGATGTAACTGGTGAAGCTCTCCACGCTGGCCCAGAACAGCCGCACGTCCTCATCCGGGACGCCCGCCGCGGCCAGGGCACTGGCGGTCCGGGTGATCAGCAGCTCGCGGGCGAGATCGCCGTCCGGCTCAGCGACTGTGACGGCAGGGTAAAGGGGCCTCGGCATAGGGATCTCCTGTTCACTGGGCCGGGCATAGCTGACCCGGCCCCGGCTGCTCCCGCTGGAAAAAGCGGCAGTGGCGGGCTCGGCGGGCTGGCCCAGGGTGTTACGGAACCCGGCGGCGCGCTCAGCCCGGACGTACTCGTCCCTGGTGACCTCGTGCTCGGGCTCGCTGCCGCTGGCAAGGAAATAACGGTCCACAGGGCTCTCCTGTTCGTTCACTGGGCCTGGCCTGCCCCGGAGCGAGGTCACGGGGCAGGCCAGGAGTCACCGGCCGGTCAGGCGCCCGCGGCCACGACCTCGCGGACGAGGGTCAGGGCCCTGGCCTTCAGCGGCTCGGGCCGGATCAGCGTCCGGTTCAGCCGGGTCTCCCAGGAGCGGGCAGTGCGGACGTGGTCCAGGTACTCCCCGGCCGCCTGGACCAGGCCGTAGGCGGTGTCGGAGACGCCCTCGGTGGTCTGGCTGGCCAGGATGCCGCGGACAGCGGCGCGGGCCTGCTCGATGTTGCGGGCCACCCGGTCGGTGATCATGGTCTCCGGCGGCTCGGGGATGAACTGGCGCACGAACAGCTCACGCTGGCCCTCGGTGACGTGGATGCCCAGCAGCTCGGTGGCCAGCTCGGTGTAGGCGGCCATCTCGCGCCGGGCCCCGGTGACGGCCTCGCGGGCCTCATCGATCCGGTCGCGCCAGTTGCCGCGGTGGGTGAACGAGAAAGTGGCGCCGGTCCGCTCGCCTTCCAGCTCGGCGGCCCGGAAGGTGTTGGCGCAGACGATCCGCACCGCGGTGGCACGCAGCGCGCAGGCGGCGGTGCCGTCGTGCCGGTTGGTGATGGCCAGGTAGGGGTACAGGATGCTGACCTCACCGGGCAGCTCGATCGGCTCGTCCAGCAGGGCCAGGCACCACACGGCCTTACCGCCATCCAGGCAGCCGGCGGTCTCCCACTTCACGTTGTCCTGGGCCAGCACCGCCTCCACGATCTCGCCCATGGCGGTGTGGTCGATGACGGTATAGGTCGCGGGCCGGATGGACAGCACGGCGCCGTTGTCGCTGCGCTGGATCTTGTTCCAGTCCTTCAGGTAGGACAGCTCCAGCGCGGGGCTGCCGTCCTCGCCCGTGCCGATGGCGGCGGTGTCGATGACAGGTGTGGCGACCGGCTCCCACTCCAGCCCGGCGTCCACCCGCGCCTCGGCCCAGCTGCCGGGATACTCCTGAAGGATGGTGCCCTCGCGGTGCCAGGGCATCTCGCGGACACTGAACATCGAGTCAACATTGGCTGGCATGGAGCCTCCTGGTCTGGGGTCTGTCTGTTGCCGTACCATTACAGTCTACAGGGTCAGTTCTGTTTACGTCAAACAGAAATCCGTAATGCAACTGCCTGCAGAAATGAAAACGAGCCCGGACGGTGAGTCCAGGCTCGCTTCGTGGTGACGTACCGGGGCTAGCAGCGGGGGCAGGAGCTGTGCGCGTGCCAGCGCCGGGCCGGCTCGCAGTGCTCCAGGTGATCAGCGATCCCGGACCGCACGTACTCCATGCCGCAGAACTCGCAGCAGACGCGCGGCGGCCAGTAGCCGGGGTCGGGCGGGTAAGCGGCCAGCATAGCGTCCCGGGTCTCGAAAATCCGCACGCCAGGGTACAGCTGGGCCAGCCGGTCGCCCATGACGGCCATCCACGCCTCCGTGTCAGCTTCCAGCACGGCATCAGGCGGGCCGGGTTCCGCGGTCACGTCCCAGTTCCAGACCGTCCCGCGGAACCCGGCACGCTCCCAGGCGCTGCGGCCCCGGCGGGGCTCGATCACCAGCGGCAGGTGCAGGGCCACGATCCGGGCCTTCGCGCAGCGGAACCCGTGATCCCCGATCTGGGTCTTGCCCCAGCCCTCGATCACCCCGCACACCGGCAGCTGATGGGCCCGCTTCAGCCCGTAAGCCTGCAGCTGCCAGTAAGCCCAGTACCCGCATGAGCAGCCATCCGCGGGGGTCTCATCCTGCGCGTGGGAGCACACCGCGGCCCGGCAGACCGCGGCATTGACGCCTGCTGTCCAGGTGCCCCACTGCCCGGTCAGCAGGCCGCCCGCCCAGTGCTGGTCAGCGGTCGCGGCGGACCGGTTCAGGTCGGGTGCGTCAAATGACCACCACCGGTAGCCGCGGACGGTGCCGGCCACGAAATCCGGCTCAGCGCCAGCCCCGGCCAGCTCACGCTGGTCCCGGCCGTCGAACCCGCTCAGGCCGCCGGGCCAGCGGCGCGGGGCACTCGCCGAGGAGGTATAGCCCGTTCCGGAGACACTGGCCGGGCCGCCAGGCGGTACCGGCGGCGAGCTGCTGTGCAGGGTCAGCGTCATGCCGGCGGCCGGACCGGAAGTGGCGGCACCGGCACAGGCTGCCCAGAGATAACCCAGCAGCTGGCGGGCCTGCGCGGCAGGCGGCTGGGTGCGGGTCATCCAGGCGGTGCCGGCCGGGGCCTGAGCGGGGAGCGTGACGGTGACCGGCTGGCCCCGCATGCCCTGACCGATGACGAAGCCCTGGCCAGCATGTGCAGAGGTATACAGCAGCGCCTGCGCGGTCAGGCGGGCACGGGCTCGGCGGCCGGGACGGGCTCGGCGTATGGCGCGGCGGATGGCGCGGCCGGCTCGTGCACCGGGTCCTCGCCCGGCTGGCTCAGCGGCTCGAAAATGACAGTGCGGCGCTCGCGGATGTAGCCCATGACAGAACTCCCGGAGGACAGTAGGTGCGGATACGGCCAGCCCCAGCCGGATGCGGGTCACGAGGCCATTTTCTCCAGCTGCTCCCGGGCCAGCTCGGCGAACCCGTGCTGGTCCTTCCCGCCGACCGCCTGGTCCAGCACGTACTGGGCGAACGCGTCCTGCAGGAACCGGGGATAGTACAGCCGGTTGCTGCCCGCACTGCGGACGCCGATACCGTGCGCGGCGGCAAACTTGCGCAGGGCCTCGTAGTAATCCAAGCGCAGCTGGCGCTGCTGGGCGGCCAGCGGCAGCGGCAGCGGCTCGCCGTCTGGCATGAGTGCGGCCGGGGTGCAGACCTCCCCGTCGCCGGTCAGCGCGGTGCACAGCGCGCGCAGGGTCAGGGCCTTGGGCTTGCGGTAGCCGTTCTCCAGCTTGGCGATGGCATCCCGGCCCAGCGTCAGCTTGCTGCCGGACGGGTAGCGCCACTTCAGGGCAGCAATGGCGTCGGACAGATCCTGGCGGGACATGGCCCGGCGAGCCCGCCACGCCATCAGCTTGTGGCCGTCGATGACGATACCCGAGGCAGGCCGTGTCCGCTTAGCGGGCGCGCCGCCGGGCTCAGTGCGCTCCTGGGTCATGGTGGTCATGGTATCGCTCCGTTTTTCTGTCTGTAAGACTGCGTGCTACCCGCATGATACTTCTAACGGCGCCCCGGCCCCTGCTTGTTCCCTGGTCACAGCGGGAGCAGGTGCACCAGGGCTTCCCAGTCAGCCAGGCTGAGCTGCACCGGGGACCCGGATGCCCCGGCAGGACCCGTGCCCGCACGGGCGTTCAGGGACGTAGCGGTACCAGTCCGGAGAGCACAGCGGGCCTATCACAGGATTGTGGTCGTAGTAGATGCGGCTCGCATACTGCAGGCTGCCGGCCCCAGCGTGCCTGGTCGGGGTCATCGTGCCCTCGGGCCAGCCGCAGCAGTGGCAGTCCTGTCGGCCCGCCGCGTAGGTGTCAATGCTGGCCCCGTGCCGCTTCCAGCCGCACCGCTGGCACTGCCAGGTCCCGCAGGCCTGGCAGGGCACCCGCCGGTCAGTCATGACAGCACGGCGCCTTCCACCTGAGCCCGCAGGTACGCGCGGTAGGCCGCCATCAGCGGGCGGGAATGGTAGAAGCCGCCCCTGGGCAGCGCGTGATAGCCCTTCGGCGCCGCGAACTCCTCGGTCGTATCAGCCCAGGCCCGCATCCGCTCGTTGTAGCGCCGGGTGTCCGGGTCGTTGGCGACGTCTTTCTTGCCGGGCACGGTACCGGGGGTCACAACGTCGCCCGGCTCATGGCCAGCGGTGAAGTACCGGGCCAGCACCGCGCGCAGTTCCTTGGCGTGCTCGTGGGTCAGGTCCAGGGCGGTGGGCTTGAGGTTGCTCAGGTCGGTGCCCAGCGCGAGGTACAGCGTGACCTCAGCGTCCACCCGGCGCCCGTCCTCCTCGTGAAAGCAGAGGTCGTCGCTGGAGATGAAGCGCAGTTCCTGCATGGGTCTGTCTCCTGATCGTGATGATGCGCGGGGTCAGGCGCTGGCAGCGTCCGCGTTCAGCGCCGGCAGCTGCCAGCCGCACCCGGGAACGTAGATCACCCAGCCGCGCTCCAGCGCCGCGGTCAGGAACGCCCGGACGAAGCGCTCATCCTCCCCGGTGGCGTCCGCGAGCTGGGCGATAGTGGCGGGCTGGTCGCGGTGCGTGTCCAGGTAGCCCTCGATCGGGCTGAGCCGCGGGCCGGCGGTCATGAGGTGGCCTCCTGCACGGTCTGGGCGGGCTGGGCGGCCAGCGTGGTCAGGCCGGCCGCGGCGGCCAGGTCGCCCAGCGGGGAGCCGTCCCCGGGCCGGGCGCCGCCGGCCATGCCGAACTCGGCCAGCACCTGGACGAACAGGCGCAGGTGCTCACGGGGCACCAGCACCTCATCGTCGTCCCCGCCAGCGACCAGGGCATCGAGCTGGGTCAGTGCCTGCCGGGCGTGCTCGTACTTCAGGGCGCTGGGCAGGAAGCTGTCCCCGGGCACCCCGCTGTTCTCCAGCGTGGCCAGGTCAGCGGCTGCCGCCTCAGCGATGAGCTTCAGGGACCGCTTCGCAGCGGCCAGCTGGCGGGTGCGGGCGGCCTTGACCGCCTTCGGGGTGATCTCGGTCATGGTGCTGTCTCCTGGTCATCGGGATCGGGTTCCTGGAGGTGGTCAGCGCCGTACAGCTCAGCGAACCGGGCGGTTTTGACTGCGCGGCGTCCCTCCGGTGTCTGCTCGTCATAGCTCCGGGCGCACGGGCCGGTGCAGTCCGGGCCAGGCATGCCGCAGCAGTCCCCGGGACGGGTGATGACAGGCCGCAGCTCCAGCAGCGCGCGGTCCACCGCGTCCAGGTTCCCGGGCGGCCTGTCCCCGGGTACCGGGCGGCTGCCGCCCGCGGCGATGGCGCGCTGGAGGATGGCGCGCAGCTCCTGGCGGCCCACGACTACCTGCGGGCCGGGCGCCTCCAGGGCGGGAACGGGCACAAGACCCCCCAAGCGGGCCAGCAGCACCCGGAGGCTGCCGGTGTCACTGTAATCCTGCAGGGCCATGGCGACCTGCCGGCCCAGGCTCTCGTACCCGAACACGAACGCCTCAGCGACGGTCCCCCGCAGCTCGGGGATCTTCGCCAGGCCCCAGTCCTCAAATCCGTCGTGCAGGCTGAGCGCGCCCCGCAGCAGCTTCTCGGCGCGGTCCTGCAGTTCGCTGATATCCCGGGTCACGAGGTGGCCCCCCTGATCTGCGGCGGGTTCCAGTCGGGATGAGCGCGGTCGCTGTGCTGGCGGTGACGCTCCGGCAGTGCCCGCAGCCGGGCCCAGATGATGCGCCCCGCTTGCGGTGCGGGCACGTACGGCTCGGTGTCCAGCAGGTACAGCAGGGAGTTCCGGCAGGCCCCGCAGGACACGATCAGCTCCCGCATCTCTATCGTGCCGGCCACTGCGGACGAGAGCAGGAGGGCGATGACCTCGGGCAGCGGCGTGATGACGGCCGGGACCTCATCGTCCAGGCTGCCCTGAAGCGGGGCAGCGAATGCAGCCAGGCGCTCCGCGGCGTCAGCCTGCACCTCGCTGTCATCGTCGGTCAGGCCCGGGATGCCATCACCGGGGCCGGTGAACGGCGCCGCGCACGCACGCAGGTTGCGCTCGGCCTGCACGGCGGCAGCCAGGCGGGCGCGCTGGCCGGCGCTGAGCTGGCGGATCGCGGTCACGGTGTCGCCGTGGCTGGTCAGATCCAGGATGGCCCGGAACCGCACGCCGGCCCAGGCCACGTTCGTGCCCCCCGGCGGATTCATGCGATCGCGCCTTCACCTGGCACGGGCTCGGTGAACAGCTCGGCGCCCATCCGGGACATGATGTAGTTGATCACGTCCACGCGGGTGATCCGCGAGCCCTCGGGCCGGATCTGCCAGATGTCCTTGTCCCGCTTGTACTGGCGGGTGGCGCCTTTCTCCATGAAGATGCCGGACCGGCTGGTGTAGCTGGTGCGGACCGTGCCGCAGGTACTGCCGGTGTCATCCCGGACGCAGTCCTCGCTGACCAGGAACACGCCCTGCCGCTCCACGCGGTGATCCGGGAACGCGGACCAGCCCTGCGGGCGGCCGAGCCCGGGGATCAGCACCGGCCAGATATGCCCGTAAGCCAGGCAGATGAGCTGGGCCAGGGTAAGCCGGTCCAGGTACGACTGAACTTCGGCCGCGAAGGACGCGTGCACGAACTGCGGGGCTTTCGCCCTGCGGGCACGGGGCCTGCGGGGAGGTGCGGGCGGGCGGGTTACTGGTGCGCCCTCGCGGGCCGGCACGAATGCCGTGGCCGGGACCTTCGCGGCTGCTGTCATCAGCGTTCTCCTGATCGTGGCGAGCTTCTGTATCTTACGCGCCTTCTGCAGTCTACATGACAACCTGGTGCGCGCAGCTATTCCGCTGGCAGGCTACTACCCGCCGGCCAGCACGTCCTGGATTTCCATGGTGCTGACCGCATCGGCGGGTGCCCCGTCCCGGCAGCGCCACAGGCGGGCCGCGCGGCTGGCGGCGATCACCGGGTGGTGCTGGAGCCAGGTGCGCAGCTCGCGCTTGACGGTCCAGGTCATCGGCGGCTGATCGGGCATGAGCAGGACGTAGACATAATCCGAGCGGGCCATCACGCTCCCGCCGTGAGCACGCTGGCGTCCTCGAATGCCGGGTCCACCTCAGCCGCCAGCGCCATCAGCTCCCGCATCGGGGCGGACAGCGCGATACTGCGGGCGCCGGACCCGCTGTGCCGGGCGGTGGCCAGCTGGACGATAACCGACTGCCAGTCCGGACACTCGAACACCTTGATCTGCGGCGCCTCGGTAATCACCTGGGACGGCCGGGCGGGCGCGGGACGCTGGGCGCCATCGCTGAACGGGTGCAGCACCCGGGCACCGCCCAGCGGCGGGCAGGACGGGCGGCCGGGCTTGGGCGGGATGTCCCCGCAGTAGATGGCGTTGCCCGGCAGCTCAGCGGAGCGGGCGCGCACCGGGATGCGGACGTGCCCGGCGCCGCCCGGCTCGTGCCAGACGACGGAGTAGTTGGCCTGGAGCACGACGTACCCGCCGTGATCCCGGGCGTACAGCGAGACCTCCAGCCAGCGCGGTCGCTGCGTGCCCAGGCGGTCGAATGCGGTGCTCACCGGGCCGGCGATCAGCTCCCCGCTGAAGACGAATGGCGGGCCGCCACCCAGGTCGATCCGGGTTTCTGCCATGCGTGATCTCCACCCTCCTGTTCCTGCACCACTTCCTGGCAGCATATCCCCGGTCGCCGATATCCTTATGGGCAGGACGACAGGAACAGGAGACACAGCATGACACAGCCCGCTGGCAGCCTGCCCGCAGCCGCGCAGGCCCGGCCGCCGAGGCCCGCGCCGTGGCGGATCGATCCGCCGCCCGGCAGCCTGCTGGACCAGCTCATGGACGAACGTGAGGCCGCCGTCGCGCAGGCGAAGGACGCCACCGCCCGCGCCGAGGCCCTGACCCTGCGGATCAAGAACGAGGTCACCGCCGCGACCGGCGGCTACCCGGCCGTCATCATCGGCGGCACCACGACCCGGCCGCCCTACCAGCTGGGCCTGGTCACCCGCGGGCACTTCAACCGCAAGCAGCTGGCCGCCGACCGCCCGGATATCCACGACTATTACTGGGTGCCCGGCGACCCGGCCAGCGGCCACTGGGAACTGCGGAAGGTGAGCTAGATGGCGCGCATCCCGGCCCGGCCGATCTGCGGCCACCCGGTGAAGTACTACGAGATCGCGTCCCGGCCGCTGCGCGAGGACACCGAGCCGGTCTGCCACCGGCCGCCGCACGAGGGAGACCGGCACATGAGCCAGGCCTCGTACGAGAACGAGCTGGAGCGCAGCCGCGCCAACCGCTGGCGCTATGCCCGCGGGGGCCGCTCATGAGCGGGGCACTGGCGCGGGAGCAGCGGCGCAGGCTCACCACTCATGTCACCCAGGCACTGGCGGTGCTCATGGTAATCGCCACGCTCATCTCCCTGGCCACCGGGAGCAGCCCGTTCCGGGTATTCGCGTGGGTGGGCGGCGGCGGGGCAGCGGGCTGGGCGGCGGTCTGGGCCGCGGGCAGACGGCAGCGGGCGGAAATGTCAGACCCCGGTGATAGGCCTGAGTCATGACCGTAGACATGAGCCCCGACCAGTTCATGCAGGCCGTGCCGACCCTGCCAAACGGGAACACGGCCTGGGCCCAGCGTTATGGCACCGAGCTGCGCGAGATCATCGTGCGCCAGGCCCACCGCCAGCCCCGGTCGGTGCAGCGGCACCTCGGGCCCTCCGAGCTGGGCCACGAATGCCTGAGCGGAGACACCGAAGTAGTAACCCGCACCGGGCTCCGGCGGATTGCGGATCTTGCAGCCGAAGGGTCCGCAGAACTCCTGGTCCCGATGCTTTACAGCGGTAGCGACGTCCGGAAACGCTGGGGAAAATTCCAGCGCGTGCCAGTCACCTGTTTCGGCGAGCGTGAGCTGTTCAAAGTAACCCTGCGCCGGGGCCTGGACGTAAAGATCGTCCATACAACGGCCGGGCACGCCTGGTTCAGGTCGTACTGGTCGGGGAAACGCAGAAAACAGGAACGCCTGACAACAACAGCCCTGAAGCCAGGTCACAAACTCACCCAGCTCCGGCGGGCAATGTCTACCACAGCCACGCTGATGCCGGTTGCTGTTGCCCAGGGCTTCACGTTCGGTGACGGCACGAAAGGCAGCGATGACGGTAAGTACCGAGCGGCGGTACTGAACCTCTACCACAACGGCAAAGACGAGGCGCTGCTGCCGTTCTTTCCCGGTGAGCACGACCAGTACACAGACCCGCGCTGCGCTTACACGTGCACATACATCCGGAACTTGCCCCGGTTCTGGAAAGAGCTACCCCCAGCCAGTGAATCGTGTGGGTTCCTCCTGAGCTGGCTGGCTGGTTACTTTGCGGCTGATGGCTGCGTCACGGAAGACGGGCACTGCACGATTTCCTCTGCAAATCGGGAACATCTGGAGTTCGTCCGGGGTATCGCGGCCATCTGCGGTATCGGTTACGGGCAGATCCAGTGTCATATGCGCCGGGGCATAACCGGGAAACAGCTTCAGCCGGAAGCGACAGCGCTATACAAGCTCAGCCTCCGGCGGCGGGACTTTCCGGCGTGGTTCTTCCTCATCGAGGAGCACCTACGACGCGTGAAAGCAGCAAACCAGACTGCGGAGCACGATCCGCACTGGGTCGTGGTTTCCATAGAGCCAACAGGGCGAACCGAACCCGTGTACTGCGCCACCGTCGATGGCATCGGGGCCTTTGCCCTGGCGGATGACCTGATGACAGGCAACTGTGACCGGCTCATTGTCGGCAAGCTGGCGGGTGAGGCGGTTACCAACCATGTGGTAAGCCCGTGGCCCTCCGTGGTCGGCACGGCGGTGCACGCCTGGCTGGCGGACAAGTTCGCGCTGGAGAACACCCTGACCGGCACGCTGCGCTGGGTGCCGGAGCAGAAGGTCAGCCCGCACCCGTCCTACCCGGGTACCGCCGACCTCTATGATGCCGCTGAGCAGGCAGTGTGCGACTGGAAGATCCTGGCTGAATCCTCCATGCGGAAGGTCAAGTCGCCGTCCGGGCCGCCGCGGCACTACCAGGTCCAGCTGCTGCTGTACGCGCTCGGCTACCGCAAGCTCGGCCTGCCCGTACGCCGGGTCGCCCTGGTCGCGCTGCCCCGCACCGCGGCCACCCTGGACGGCATGTACGTCTGGGCACACGACTGCAGCCCGGCCGATGACGAGCTGCTGAACCAGGTGCTGGCCATCACCGAGACCCGCCGCCAGGTCGCGCAGGAGATCCTGGCCGGGCGGCTGGACATCCGCCAGGTCCCGATTACCCCAGGACCGGACATTTGTTACTTCTGCTTCGCAGGGGAAACAGAGGTCGTCACCCGGGACGGGATCAGGCCTATCGCGGAGCTGGCCGGGACCACGCCCGAGCTGCTGGTGCCCCGGCAGGGCAAGAACCCGGGTCTGCAGGCTCAGGGCGACTTCGTCCGGGCACCGGTCCGGATGCTCGGCACCCAGCGGCTGTGGAAGATCGAGCTGGGCAGCCGCCGGGCGGTCAAGACCGTCTACGCCACCGCGGAGCACCGCTGGCTGCTGACCGCCCGCGAAAGCCGGGCCAACCCCGGCAACAAGCACGGGCATCTCATCCAGGGCAGGCAGCGGCCCAGCAGCCAGTTCGAGCGCACGACCCAGCAGCTCCAGCCGGGTGACCGGCTCCGGTCGCTGCGGGCCATGCGCGCGGCGCTGCCCATGATGCCGTGGGCGGTCGCGCAGGGCTTCGTCTTCGGCGACGGCACCCGTGGCCAGGGCAGCCGCCCGGCCTCACTGAAGATCTACGACAACGGCAAGGACGAGGCCCTGCTGCCGTTCTTCCCGTTCACCGAGCCGAATCAGCACGCGGATGGCAAGCACATCACCGGCCTGCCCCGGTTCTGGAAAGATCTCCCGCCGATCCGGGAGTCCCGGACCTTCCTGCTGAGCTGGCTGGCCGGGTACTTCGCAGCCGATGGCAACGTCACCGAGGCAGGCCAGTGCGTACTGGACTCGGCGGACGAGCAGGCCATCCGGTTTGCCCGGGATGTCGCAGCTGTCTGCGGTGTGGGATACAGCCCCATCCGCAGCAAGTGGCGGCTGGGCCGCGGGCAGGAACCCACCGAGCTGTGGTCGATCGGCCTGCGCCGGCGGGATCTCCCTGACTGGTTTTTCCTGATCAAGGAACACGCCATCCGGGCCGCGCGGGCCAATGATGACGACGCACGCGGTACCTACTGGACGGTTAAATCTGTGCAGGTCACAGACCGGATCGAACCGGTGTACTGCGCCACGGTTGACGGTGCGGAGATGTTCGGCCTGGCCGATGATCTTCTCACCGGCAACTGTCCGTTTTATAGGCCTCAATCGGCCACGGACGGCGGGCCAGGCTGCCCCGGGCATAGCCTGCCCGGCTGAAGCGTTGCACCCGCCGGAGTATTTAGTAGTACAGTTGCAGTCCCAGGCACAGTCCCAGGATCAGGAACAGGTCACAGTGCACGACCCGCAGGAACCGCAGGACACTCCGCACAGCCCAGTGAAAGGAACAGGTCGATGACCTACCCAAACCAGCCGCAGGGCTACTACCCCCCGGCCCAGCCCCAGCACCCGGCCCAGCCCGGCCCGTACGCCCAGCCGCAGCCCGGACCCGGCTACCCGCCGGCCCCGCCGCAGCCCGGCCCGTACGGCCAGCCGCAGCCCGGTTACTACCCGGCCCAGCCCCAGCAGCAGTACACCGCACCGCAGCCCCCGCCGCCCGTCCACGCCACTGTGGATGACTACTTCAACCAGCCGGCGGGCGGCAGCGGCAAGTCCCTGTCCAGTTTCTTCGTCACCCCGGGCCAGTCCATCGCCGGCATCGTCGCCCGTCCCATCACAGGCGCCGACATCCAGCAGCAGACGTCCCAGGGCGACAACCGGCCGCTGTTCCACAAGGACAACCGGCCCAAGCTCGTCATGATCGTCCCGCTGGAGACCCAGCCGTCCCAGATGTTCCCGGACGGCCGGGTCGCCTGGTACGTCAAGGGCCAGGCCCAGCAGGAGCTGGCCCGGGCCATGGCCGAGGCAGGTGCCCCGGCTGGCGCGCCCGAGGCGGGAGCCCAGATCACCATCACCTTCACCGGGACCCGTGAGGTCGGCGGCGGGCGCAACCCGCAGAAGCTGTACGCGGTGATCTACCGCCGCCCGGCCCAGGCCGGCCAGTTCGCTGACCAGCAGCAGGCTCCCGCTCCGGCTCAGGCGCAGTACCAGGCCCCGGCCCAGGTGCAGTACCAGGCGCAGCCGCAGTATCAGGCCCCGCAGCCCGCCATGGCCCAGCCGCAGTACCAGGCACCGGCCCAGCCGCAGAACCAGCAGCTGCCCGGCCAGCCAGCTCAGCCCGCATTTGAGGGGCAGGGCTACGGCCAGGGATTCGGGGTCCAGCCCCCGGCTCAGCCACCGGCCCAGCCGCAGCAGCCGTACGGCATGGCCAGCCCCGGGCAGCAGGTCCAGCAGGCCGCGGACGCGGCTACGGCGGCGGCGCAGAACGCCATGGCCCAGCAGGGCCCGGCATCGCAGGCGCCGCAGCAGGTCCCCCAGGGCCAGCCGCTCGCCGCGCTGCCGAACGTCAGCGCGGGTAACCAGGAACTGCTGAGCAAGCTGCTCGGCCAGGCTGGTGCCCCGGCCCCGGCGCAGGCCCAGTAACCGCAGTACCTCACCAACCGCACTCCGGCCGGGGTTCAGGGACGACCTGGGCTCCGGCCGGCAGTGTCACTGCCAGGAGGTCCCGATGGGTGACTGCGACCACCAGCTGCCGTGCTGGAACCCGGATATGCGCTGCATGGGCTGCAGCCACCGGGTCGCCACCCTGTTCGGTGATGAGCCCACCGAGACCCGCCAGCTGAACCCGGTGCTGTGGCCGTTCGAGGTCGCGGGACGGGCCGAGGCCATCGTCCGCGGCTGGCTGATCCGCCACCGCCGGCTGTACCGCAAGGGGGCATGGTGACCGCGCTGGCCAGCTGGCAGCAGCCGGGCTGGATGCCGCCCCCGCCCGTCGTGGAGGCCACCGTGTTCGGTGAGCTGACCGGCGACGGGACCCGGATCGTCCTGATCACCGAGGGCAATGACTGGGGCATCGCGCGGGTCGCGAACAAGCTGCGCGCCCTGACCCCGGCGCTGGAATCCGCGCTGGTCGATGGCCGCAAGACCGGCGCCATGTACTGCCCGGCCACCTGGCCCGCCGTCGTGCAGCTCGGGTTCACCTTCAGCGCGGACCCCACGATGGACTGGGTGCCGGGCCCGCGGCTGGCGGACTGGATCGCGGACCAGGCCGCGCGGCGGGTGGAGACCCCGCCGGAGCTGAGCGTGGGCTACCCGCCGGGGCTGAGCCTGCGTCCCTACCAGGTGGACGGCGCCGAGGCCATCGCGGCGGCGGGCAAGTACCTGCTGCTGGACGAGATGGGCCTGGGCAAGACGATCACGGCCATCTGCGGGGTGGACTCCCGGCGTATCCGCGGGCACGAGGTCTTCCCCCTGGTCATCGTCGTGCCGTCCTGGGAGGTGGGCGACAACTGGGCCCGCGAGATCCGCACGTGGGCGCCGTCCTGGGGCGAGCCGGTGATGTATAAGGGCCCAGGCCGCCAGCACCTGCTGCTGGGCGCCCAGGTGCTGATCACCACCTACGCCACCGCCCGGCTGGATGCCGCGGACATGCGCGGCCCGCTGGTCCTGCTGAGGCCGCACGCACTGATCGCTGATGAGGCGCACTGGCTGAAAAACAAAGACGCCCGCCAGACCCGGGCGGTGTGCCGGGTCGCGCACCAGGCTGGCACGGTCGTGTTCGCCACCGGCACGCCCGTCACCCGCAACACCGGGGACGTCTGGGCGGCGCTGTTCGGCATGGACCCGGCCAGCTGGGGCTCCCGGGAGCGGACCATCGCCCGGTTCTGCGAGCGGGTGGACGATGACTACGGCCCGGAGAAGATCCTGGGCCTCAAGCCGGCCGCGGCACAGGAGTTCTTCGCCTGCCTGGCCGGGCAGATGCGCCGGGTCGCCAAGGCCGACGTGCTGGACCAGCTGCCGCCGAAAACCTACTCAGTGCTGCGCCCGGAGATCCCGCCGGAGTGGCGGCGCGCGTATGACACCATGGCGGCCGACATGCTGGCCCTGCTGCCGGACGGCGGCCAGCTGCCGGTCATGGACACGCTGTCCAGGCTGACCCGGCTGACCCAGCTCGCGTCATCAGCGGCCGACGTGACCGTCACCCAGGAGTGGGACGACCGCCTGGGCCTGATGGTCCCGAAGTACACCGTGCGGCTGAAGGCGCCGAGCTGGAAGGCCGAGTCGCTGATGGGCGTCATCGCCAAGCGCGAGCACGCCGGTGTGCCCACGGTGGCGTTCATGGCCTCCCGCCAGCTCGCGCTGATCACCGGCCGGGAGTACTGCGAGAAGGCCGGGCTGCGGACCGGCTACATCATCGGGACCGGCGACGGCATCACCACGAAGACCCGGATCAGGGCCAAGGACGACTTCCAGGCCGGCAAGCTGGACGTGATCATTTGCACCGCGGGCGCGGGCGGCCTGGGCCTGACCCTGACCGCCTCGGACTGCTGCGTGATGCTGCAGCGGCCCTGGCCGTTCGATCAGGCCGTCCAGCCCGAGGACCGGGTGCACCGGATCGGCGCCGAGATCCACGACCGGGTGGACATCATCGATATCGTCGCGCAGGGAACCGTGGACGAGCGTGCCCGGGTTCTCATGCGCGAGAAGGCAGGCCAGTTCAGCCAGTTCGTCCGCGACCCGCGGATACTCAGGGAGCTGCTGGGCGGCCTGGACTAGCACACCCCAGAGAACAGGAGACAGATCATGACCGTACTACCGGTGGCTCAGCAGGAGCTGCTAGCACAGATCCGCGATATCGCGGCTGACCCTCTGGCGGCAGATGCCCAGGCGGGCGCCCGCATCCGCGCGGTGCTGTTCCCGGCACACAGCCACGACGATGACGGCACAGTGGAAGGCTGCCCTGGCTGCTTCGCCCCAGGTGAGGCGGCCCTGGAGATGGCCATCACCCGGGATGAGCTGCACGCCGCGCTGGCCCAGGTGGAGCAGCACAGCCCGGCGGAGACAGCCCACGCGCGCACACCCGCCGGGTTCGCTGAGCTGCTGTTCACCCTCGCCGCGGAGATGCGGCACGAGGCCGGGAAATGGATGGCCGGCTCGCTGTACGTGCGCGGGCGGGCGGACTGCCCCCAGGTCTACCTGCGGGAACCCCGCGGCTGGTACAGCTACAGCTCCAGCTCCCACTTCACTGACGGCGCCATCGACACCACCGGGCTCGTGCGCCTGGTACCCGCGGGCGAGGTGCGGTCATGAGCGCGGCAGCTGCCAATGGCGGCACCCGCAAGGCGGTGAGCACGCAGTACGTCGCGCGGGCCATCCGGGAGCTGACCAATGCGGGTTACCCCCAGGCGGATGCGGCCGGTGCGGTCGCCGCTGCGCTGCGCACCGGCCGGGCTGGGCTCGGGCGGCACCACATCGCCTACAGTTCCGCGCAGGGGGCCTACACCATCACCGAGCTGGCCCCGCCCCCGGAGCCGGGCGGCCAGAGCCTGAACGCGCTGAGCGAGGGCAGTGACGCGGTGCTGGCCCGGCTGGCCGTGCTGCTGACCACGATCACCGCCGCGGACGCGTGGCTGGACAGCGCGGCCAGCCCGGAATACCGCACGAACCCGCTGGCCCAGCGCTGGCACCGGCTGACCAAGGTCTGCGCGGAGGCCGGCGAGGTCTGGGAGGCCGTGGAGACCGCGACCGGCGGGAACCCGCGCAAGGCCCGGACCCGGGACGAGAAGATCCTGGAGGAGCTGGCGGATACGGCCATGGCGGCGCTGCTGGGCATCCAGCACGAGACCAAGGACGTCGCTATCACGTGGAGCATCTTCCTGGCGGCAGCGGCCAAAGTGCACGGCCGGATGCTGGCCGCCCAGCCCGTCAGCGAGGAGGATAGCCAGTGAGCGCACCAGCTGTCACCGGGGCGCCGGGCGGGCCGGTGCTGGAGGACCCGGCGGCTGAGCACGAGATCCAGCTGGCCGTGACGTCACGGGCCGGCATCGGCGGGTTCATCACGGTGTCCTGCACCTGCCTGCCCCGGGGTACCGGGCGCGGGCGCCCGCGGCAGATCATTGAGGCTCGCAAGGTGTTCCCGGCCGCCGAGGCGGTCGCCACCTGGCGGGCCTGGCACACCGATAGGGGGATCGGGCTATGAGCTATCAGTGGGACCCGAATGCGGGCCTGGATCACGACGGCCGGCCGCTGGACGGGGAGCCGTACACGCACCCGTCCTGGGCGCAGGATGAGGGCCACTGCAGCGGCAGCGTGGCTGACCAGGCAGCCCAGGAGCTGGCCAGGGCCAGCCAGGTGCTGGAGGAGGCCCTGGCCAGCCACGCAGGCGTGCCGCTGGATCAGCTGCCGCTGACGGCAGCGCAGGAACAGGCCGTCCGCCAGGGCATCCAGCACGGGTACGCCATGGTCCTGCCAGACGGCCAGGCCATTACCCGGAACTGCGACTGCGGCCCGTGCACCGCCACCCACAGCCAGGCCAGGAAGGCAGCGGCAGCCGCGGCCAGGGCAGCAGAGCATGCGGGCGATCAGGCCGCGCAGCCTGTCCCGCGGATCGGGGACGCCGAGCGGGATGAGGTGATCGAGGCGCTGCGCGAGCACTTCGCGGCCGGGCGGCTGCGCCAGCACGAGGTGGATGAGCGGCTGGCCGCGGCGCTGGACGCGCTGACCCAGCCGGAGCTGGACGCGCTGCTGACCGACCTGCCCGCAGGCAGGCTGCCCGCACCTGCCCCGGCGGCGGCACCTGCCCCCGCACACCAGACCCGGGTGACGGTCACCCGCTGCCGGCCCGCCACCTGGGACATCGTGGCCGCGGTGCTCCGGACCGCGCGGGTCATGATCATCGCGTACGTCATCCTGGGCTGCCTGTCCACCACGCTGCCGCTGGTGAGCGCAGTCCTGCACACGCTGGTGGGCCCGTGATGCCCGCCACGGTGACGTCGCTGGCCCCGCGGCGCCAGGCAGCGGTCACGGGCGTCATCACCGTGCTGGGCATCGACCCGGGCGACACGGTGGGCCTGTGCCTGGTCACCTGGCGCCGCCCGTGCGTGGTCGCTGAGTCGGTGCGGGCGTTCCAGTGCGACCGCGGCGCCGCGCCGGGCATGTGCGCCATGCTGCTGAACGCCCACCCGCGGCTGATCACCTGCGCGGGCATGGAGGCGTTCCGCTCCGGTACCCGCTCGGCCCGGCTGAAAGGCACCCACGCCGACCACACCCGCGACCTGATCATCCTGCTGGCCGGGCTGCTGCGCCAGCACGGCGTGGTCCCCGTCACCCGGCCGGCCGCCACCGTCAAGACCTGGGCCACCGATGCCCGGCTGGACGCGGCCGGGCTGCTGGCGGCCACCGCCGGGCAGCGGCACGCCCGGGATGCGGCCCGGCACGCCGCCTACACAGCCTGCAGAGACGCCGGGCTGCCCGATCCGCTGTCCCGCCCCGGCCAGGCGGGACCGCGATGACCACCAGAAGCGACGAGATGGAGGAGTACGCCCATGCCCCGTATTCCAGTGCCGGAGCCGGATAGGCGGCAGCCCGGGACCCCCCACTGCCACGTGATCCAGGGTCCCGGACGCCAGCCTCGCGCTGCATCTTCCCCTTCCCGGCGGCAAGACGCGGGCACTCGCATGGTACCCCGCGGAACTGTGCGTTACCCGTACGCCTGGGCGTTTTACGGGGGCGTGGCGTGACCGGCGCCCCCGCGGTCTACGCCGCTGCCGTCGATGCCTACCTGGCGGCCGGCTGGACGTGCGTCATCCCGGTGCCGCCGGAGGCCAAGTTCCCGCCGCCCGCCGGGTTCACCGGGGCCTCTGGCCGGGACACCGGCCCGGCCGACGTCGCCCGCTGGGTGATGGCCACGCCCGGGGCCTCGATCGCGCTGCGCCTGCCGGACGGCGTCATCGGCATCGACGTCGATGAGTACGCCAAGGGCGAGGCCGTCAAGCACGGCGCGGCCACGCTCGCGGCGAAGGTGGCGGACTGGGGAGAGCTGCCGCCGACCTACAGCTCCACCGCGCGCGGCCCGGGCCAGCCCAGCCGGATCATGCTCTACCGGGTCCCGGCCGGGGTGCGGTTCGCCTCGGTGCTCGGCCCGGACGTGGAGATCATCCAGCGGCACCACCGCTACGCCGTGGTCGCGCCGTCGCCGCACCACGGGGCCGGGGCGCCGTATGCCTGGTACGGCCCGGACGGGGTGGCGCTGGAGCACAAGATCCCGCGGCCGGAGGATCTGGCCGAGCTGCCGCCCGCCTGGGTGACCGGGCTGGCTGAGGGCGCCTCAGCGGCCGGGCCGGCCTCAGCGGGCCGGGAGGCGGCCGAGGCCCTGCTGGCCGTGATCGCGGACCAGGCCGGGGAGAGCGCCACCACATGCGTGTCCATGGACCGGGCCCGGCTGGCCGCCATCGGCGCGTGCACCGGGGCCGAGCGGGGCTCGCGCCACGACGCGATGACCGAGCACACCTACGAGGTCATCATGCTGGCCGCCGAGGGCCACCCGGGCTGCACCGCGGTGCTGGGCGAGCTGGCCGGGCTGTGGAATTCGCTCACGGCAGGGGAGGGCCGTGAGCACGAGTTCTGGGAGATGCTGACCACCGCGGCGGGCAAGGCGGTGACCAAGCTGGGCGGCCGGGCCGAGCCAGCCGGGTGGGACCCGTGCCTGATGATGAACGCGGTGCCGTACGCCGCGCCGACGCCGGATGCCGGGGACGGCATGGCCCCGGACCCGGTGGAGCCGGCCCGGGTGTGGTCGCCGTTCGAGGTCATCGGCACCGAGGTGTTCGACCCGGGCGCGGACATGGACGGGCTGCTGGCCCGCGCCGTGCTGCACCGGACCCGGCCGCTGATCCGCTACGCGGCCGACGCCGGCACCTGGATCGCGCGCGGGCCCATCCACTGGGAGGCCCGCAGCGGCGACCTGGGCAAGTGGGCGGTGGACCTGCTGAGCTGGCTGATGCGGCCCGGTGACCCGGCTGCGGACAAGGGCACCCCGGCCGAGACCGACGCCCGGCGGCGGGCCCGGTTCACCACCAACGCCAGCGCGAACGCGATCGCGGGCAAGATCAGTGCCCAGGTCGCGGCCGGGTACCACCCATCCACGGTGGAGCTGGGCGAGCTGGACGGCGAGCACGAGATCCTGTGGGCGGGCGGGCAGCCGTACGACATCCGGCTGAGCGCCGCGCACCCGGAGCTGTCCCGGGTCCTGGACCTGGGCACGCCGCACCTGCACAGCGCCGGCGTGGTGCCCGAGACGCGCGAGACCCCGCTGTGGGACGCGTTCGTGGCCGCGGTCTGGCCCCAGCCGGGGCTGCGCGCCTGGGCCCTGCGAGTGCTGAGCGTGGCGTTCACCGGGTACTCGGACAAGGCGCTGCCCATCCTGCTGGGCGAGTCCAACACCGGCAAGACCCAGCTCCTGGTCCTGCTCATGTCCGTGCTCGGCAGCTACGCGCACGTGGCCGACGCCCGGCTGCTGGCGCCCGCCGACCGCAGCCACGCCTCCATCGTGTACGCGCTGAAGGGCCGCCGGCTGAGCTTCATCGATGAGGCGCCCCGGACCGGGCAGCTGGCCACCGAGCGGCTGAAGCAGATCACGGGCGGCGCGGAGCTGACCGGCAACCAGATGGGCAAGAACCCGATCACGTTCATGCCCACGCACACGCTGATCCTGACCGCCAACCCCGAGCACGAGCCGGTCCTGACCGATGCGGCCATCCGGTCCCGGGTGCGGCTGATCCCGTGCGACGGGAACCAGGCCGAGGTGGCGGCGGCGCGGGCCGCGATCGGCGCGCTGAGCGGGCCGGCCTGGCGGCGCGAGGCTCCCGGGGTGCTGGCAAAGATGCTGTCAGAAGCAGCCCAGTGGCTCGAACAGCCGCAGACCGCCAGCAACGCTGAGGCACCCGCCGAGGCAGCCATGGCAGCCGAGGAGGTCCGGGCCTCACAGGACCACGTGCTGGGCTGGCTCGCAGAGGAATGCGAGTCTTCCGAGCGGGGCACCAAGGGCCGCGAGCTTTACGTGGCGTTCACGGAGAGTTGCCGGCGGATGAACGTCCACCCGTCTGCGATCCCGAGTGAAACCCGGTGGGGCAGACGCCTCACCGAGCTTGGCTACCCTTCACGCCACACCAATCAGGGCAACATCCGGCAGCTCCGAATCCGGCCTCCGGTGCCGTTCACACCTGGCAGCTACAGCCCAGCCGCGCCGCACGGCGCTGCAGTCGTCCTGCAGCCCGGTCCAGGTGAAGGGTTGAGGCCTGAAAGTGAAGGGTTGGTGCATGGTTCTGAGGCCAGCTCTCAACCCTTCACTGAGGGGGAAACCGCAGGTCAAACTATTCACCCAACTATTCACGGTGAAGGGTTGAATAGTACACAGCCTTATATAACACATGCGCGCACGCACACGCGCACGCACATGAACGGAGGTGCAAACGACCCTTCACCCCCTTCAACCGTTCACCTGACCCCCCCGCAGCCGGAAACCCCCCTGATGCCGGAAGCCCCGGAGGCCGGCGCAGCGTCACCACCGGAGCGTGACGAGCCCGAGCCGGCGCAGCCCGCGAAGAAGGCCCGCAAGGCGCCCGCGAAGAAGCCGGAGCGGGTCCGGCCGGCTCCGGAGCTGGAGGGCCCGGTGCACCCGCTGCCGGTGATCGTGGCGCGGAACCCGGCGGGCGGTGCGCCCATCGTGGCGCCGTGCACGGTGGCCGAGGCAGCTCAGCTGGCCGGGGGCTACCTGGACGCGCTGTGCGTGGACGTGGAGCACTCGGGCTTCCCCATCGCCCACGCGGATTACCGGCTGCGCCTGGTCCAGCTCGGCGGCGAGCACGTGGCCGCCGTGTTCGACCCGTCCGATGCGGCGCAGGCGGCTGCGATCGCGGACCTGCTCGGCCGGGCCCGCAAGCTGCACGCGCACTCGGCCGCGGCCGACCTGGTGCCGCTGGCCCATGCCGGGCTCGGTGACGCCGATGAGATGTGGGCGAAGATGGAGGACTCGGTGCTGGTGACCAAGCTGGGCGATCCCAGCCTGGCCGGGTCGGACGAGAACGAGCTGAAGCGGCTGGCCGCCGGGCTGCTCGGGGACTACGCCGTCAGTCCCGCCGCGGAGAAGGCCAAGAACGAGCTGTTCAAAGACGGCCGGTGGCTGATCGAGACCAAGGCCATGACCCCGCGGGAGAAGTCCGGGTGGGCCATGGTGAAGCCCGGGTGCGAGACGTTCGCCCGGTACGCCGGGTCCGACGTGCTGGACCTGGCCGCCGTGATCCGCACGCTGCCCCGGCCGGATGAGGCCATCCTGGAGCGCGAGCGCACCTTCCAGGCCATGTGCGCCCGGGTCGCGCACACCGGGTTCCGGCTGCGCCCTGATCACATCCGGGCCAAGATCGCCGAGTTCGCCGGGCTCCGGGACGCCGCCCAGCGCCGGGTGCACGAGCTGTGCCCGGACATCATCAACCCGTCCAGCTCCCGGGAGGTCCCGGCCGCGCTGGCCGCCATGGGCGTGCCGCTCGGGCTGACCAGGGAAGGCAACCCCTCGGCGTCCAAGGAAAACCTGGAGCTGCTGGCGAAGCAGAAGGATTACCCCCACGCGGAGCTGCTGGCCCAGATCCTTCAGTACCGGCACTGCGTGACCACGCTCGGGCTGCTGCTGGAGCCACTGAACGTGCTGTGCGAGCGGGGCGACGGACGGATGCGCCCGGTGGTCTACACGATCAACGCGGACACCGGGCGGACCAGCTGCGTGCGGCCAAACGGTCAGCAGTTCTCCCGGCAGGGCGGCATCCGGGCCTGCGTCGGCGCCGATCCCGGCATGATCGGCATCAGCGCCGACTTCTCCGGCGTGGAGATCCGGGTCGGGGCCGCGCTGAGCGGCGACATGGACCTGCTCGCCGCCGAGCTGTCCACCCGGTGCCAGGCGTGCGGGCAGGACCCGTGCGACATGACCGCCTGCGGGAAGAACCAGAAGGGGCTGCACTGGATGGCGGCCCGGATGGCATTCGGCCCGGACGCGACCAAGGAAGGCCGCTACAACTCCAAGCGGATCATCTTCTGCGTGCCCGAGGACGGCACCGAGATCCTGACCCGGCGCGGCTGGCTGGCTCACGATCAGGTCCGGGCAGGCGATGAGACGCTGGGCCGGAATCCCGGAACCGGCTTGCTGGAGTGGACCCCAGTTACGGGTGTCCAGCACTTTGGTGAGGCTGAGCTGGTGCGGATCGCGAATAAGGATTCCGGCTGGGAGGCCGTGGTCACGCCTGGGCATCGCTGGGCGACTAGCAAGCGCCGTGATGGGGGCAGCCGCGGCCGGTATTTCGCTGAGGGGATGACTGAGACTCAGGATCTCAGCTGCGAGCACTCGCTGATCCTGGGTGCGCTCGCGGCAACGCCGGAGCAGCTGCCCATCACCCCGGCTGAGGCTGCGCTGATCGCCTGGGCCTATACGGACGGGCACGTGTTCCAGTCCCCGCTGACCGGGCGCACAAGCCAGGGCCGGGATGGACGGCGCCGTAAGCTGCAGGTCAGTATCGCCCAGGCCAAGCCCGCTGGCGTTCACGCGCTGGAGAAGGTCCTGGCGGACTGCGGCGCTGATTTCGCACGAGACGACAAGCCGCTGGATGGCAAGGACAAGCGCACGATGCCATCCTCGGTCTGGCGGCTCCGGACTGAATACGCCCGGGAACTGTGGGGCCGGGCTGGCCTGCTTGCCGTTGCGGGCAAGAACCTGCCCGGATTCGCGCTGGAGCAGTTTGTCCTGCGGCTGGGCACGGAACAGCGCGGCGCGTTCTTTCAGGCCTGCATGGATGCCGAAGGTTACCGGGATAGCAGGACAGGAGCCCCGCGCATCTCCCAGAATGCGGGGCCAGTCCTGGACGCTATCAAGCTGGCTGCAACCCTGGAGGGCTACTACGTCCGGGAACACGTGACGCGGTTTGCGCTCGGGACTGCCCCGCATAGCGTGCTCGTGCTGTCGCGCCCGCGGGTGGGCGGGACCAGGCTGCGTAAGGAACCGGCTGGGTCAGCGCCGGTCTGGTGCGTGACAACAGGGCACGGCACCTGGCTGATGCGCCAGAACGGCCGGATCATGCTTACCGGCAACTCCAAGATGTTCGGCGGCGGCCCGAAGTCCGGTGCCGCCCAGGTCGGCCTGCCGCTGGCGGCGGGCATCGCGGTGCACAACGCGTTCGAGCAGATTGCCCCGGGCTTCGCCGAGTGGGACCGGCAGATGCGGGCCTACCTGGAGGCAGGCAACCGCGGGTTCACTGCCTACTCGGGCCGGACCATCTGGCTGCCTCGCGGCCGGAGCCACGCGGCCGGGAACTACGCCATCCAGGGCACCGCCCGGGAGATCCTGGTGGACGGCGTGCTGAAGTGGGGTCAGACCCGCTGGGGCGCCTATCCGCTGCTGCCGATCCACGATGAAGTTCTCACGTTCGTGCCCGTGGCCGAGGCCGCCGAGGCGCTGGAGACGCTGAAGGCCTGCATGGCCAACGAGCTGTACGGCGTGCCGATCGTGGCCGCCGCCGACGAGCCGTTCGAGTTCTGGCCGGACAGCTCATGACCGCCCCTGCCTGGCCCGCCGACTGGCACCGTGAGGCGCTGATCCGCCCGGACCGGTACCTGGCCATGCGCCGGCTGGTGTGCCTGATCTGCCGCAAGGATCACGTCACCACAGACTGCCCGCAACTTCACCGCAGGAAGGACACCACATGACACTGAGCACCACACGGGCGATCACCGCGGGTAGCAGGCACCGCCGCTGGGGATTCCTGTCCGGTATCGATATCGGTGCGGACGGTGACCCGTACCTGGACCGGCTCCGGCTGGTGGAGACGCCCTGGCTCGCGCTGTACGTTCATCACATCCACCGGCCGGATAAGGACCCCGACCCGCATGACCGTCCCTGGGCGTTCGCCTCGCTCGTCCTGTACGGCGGGTATGCCGAGCGTGTCTGGCCGGATAAGCACGACGCAAGCCAGAGCTTCAGCCGGGACAGGGCCCGGTTTTCTGCCGCCCGCACTCCCCGTGGCGCCGCGCATATCATCACCGCGATCAGCAGGCCCCTGTGGACGCTGGTCCTCACCGGGCCGCGCCGTGGCGAGTGGGGGTTCTGGCCGGGCGGGCGCTTCGTTCACTGGCAGGACTACACCGGCCCGGATAACGGCGTGACAGCTTGCCAGCGTGGCCGGCACGGCAGGAAGGGTGCATGACGATCACACCCGTCCCGCGCCTGGAGCCTGCCGGGGAAGACGGCAGCCTGGCCCGCACGGCGGCGCTTGCTGATGCGGTCCAGGCCCTGGCCCGGTATGCGCTGCAGTTCGGCCGGATCGACCGGACCGCCTGCCTGCATCCTGATGGCGGCATGCGCGAGTCAGATACTGACCACACGGTGATGCTGAGGTGGATCGCCCCGGCGCTCGCCGACCGGTGCTGCCCGGACCTGCCCAGCGGCGATGTTGCCGCGTTCGCGCTGGTTCACGATGCGGTTGAGGTATTCGCTGGCGACACGCAGCCCCTGCGGATCGATGCAGACGGGCTGGCCGCCAAGAAGGCCCGCGAAGCTGCCGCGGCCGGCCGGTGGCGCGCCGAGTTCGGCGGCAGCCTGCCGTGGCTCCCGGCGATGATCGGCCGGTACGAGGCACAGCACGAGCCCGCGGCCCGGTTCGTCCGCGCCCTGGACAAGATCATGCCCAAGCTGGTGCATATCCTGAACGGCTGCGCGGACCTGATCGCATTCGGCGTCACCATGGACGAGCTGGACGGCTTGTTCTGCCGCCAGCGTGCCGACATCGCCACGTACGCGAGTGAGTTCCGTGCCCTGATGGACCTGTACGACGAGACCACCGTGCGGGTTCTTGAGGCGCTGCGAGCCCGGGAGGGCGCCGCATGATCACACCCGTCCCGCGCTGGACCCGGGCCGGCGAGGGCGACCCGCCGTCCGCCTGGACGCGTGCCCGGTTCCGGGAGCGCCGCATCCCGCCCGCCCGCCGCCAGCCGCGCTCCCAGGTGCCCCGGCCGGGGCTGTCCCCGATCGAGCAGAAGTTCTGGGACGCGCACCTGCGGCTGGCGCTGCCCGTGCTGTCCGGGCTGGTGGCCCAGCACCCGGCAGGCCGCTACCGGCTGGACTTCGCGCTGCCTGCGCACCGGATCGGCATTGAGCTGGACGGCCACGCCACCCATTCCAGTACCGCGGCGATCGCCCGGGACCGGCAGCGCCAGCGCGCCCTGGAAGCCCGCGGCTGGCACGTCATCCGGTTCGGCGGCGCCGAGGTGCACCGCGATGCGGACGGCTGCGTCCGCCAGGCCGCCGCGCTGATCCAGCGCCGGATCACCCGTCACTGACCGCAGACAGCAGCAAGCCCAGGAGGGATCATGACCATGATCAGCCCTGAGACCGCCCCGCCCACCCTGGTCTACGCCGCCACCTGGGCGCAGGTCCCGGACAAGTGCGCGTGCCGGTACCGCGCCCGGTCCGGGGAGGACGGCTGGGAGCGCATCTCGGCCCACCCCGGCTGCCCCGCCGATCACGGGGAGGCAGCGCGATGATGCCCACGCCCCCGAAGCTCACGAACGAGGAGATCCTGGCGCAGGCAGGCGTGACCCGGGAGAAGCTGGGCGAGTCGGTGCGCCGGGAATGGGCCGCCTGGGCGCGTGAGCAGCCTGACGTGGCTGAGCACCCGCACTGGCTCATGCCCTGGGCCGAGCTGGCCGAGCGGGACCGCGAGGTGGACCGCCGGATCGGTGAGCGGCTGTTCTGCGCGGGCTGGCGGATGCGGGTGTGGCTGCCATGAGCATGCACTACCTGGTGCCCGGGACGCCCGTGCTGGACCGCTCCGCGGTCACGCCCCGGGTGATGGCCGCGTGCGCCGACTGCGGGCAGGTCCGTCCGATCATCGCCCGGCGCCTGTGCCGCACCTGGTGCTACGACCGCAACCGCCGGGCCGGCACGCTGGGACGGTACCCGACCGGGCTGGCCGTCCGGCTGGAGGAGTACGCCGGGCTGCGCGCGGCTCACTGGGGCGTCCTGGAGATCTGCGCGGCGCTGGGCATCAGCCTGCGCACCGCCCGGCGGTACGACGCCCGGCTCCGGGAATCAGGTACACTGGCATTATGGCGAACGTAGCACTTCCCAAGGGAGAGATCGTGGTGGACGCCCGCGGCCGGACATCACTGGCCCGGGTCCGCGACCAGGAGTTCACCCGGTACCTGGTGGACGAGCACGCGGACGGCACGCTCGTGCTCACCCCGGCGATCGTTGTGACTCCGGCCGAGCTGGACCGGCTGCGGGCGGGGGAGCCGCTGGCTGGGGGCATGCTGACCGAGCGCACGCTGGCTGAGCTGAAGGACCCGGAATGACCTGGCTGCAGTGGCTGGAGGGCATGCCCTGGTGGGTCACCGCGGTGCCCTGGGTCATCCTGGCGCTGCTCATCGCGTTCTGCTGGGACGGCTGGTCCTGGTGGCATTTCCACGGGGAGGACCCGGGATGAGAACCCAGAGCGCCATCCCCCGCAACTACGATGACTTCCCGGTCAGCGAGGCGGTGCTGAGCGATGACCTCGTGTACCGGTACACGCTGGACCGCCGCTGGGCCTGGGATGGCCCGGTCATGGTGTGGATCGGGCTGAACCCGAGCACGGCTGATCATCAGGCCGACGACCCGACCATCCGGCGGATGTGCGGGTTTGCCCGCCGGGAGGGCTGCCGCGGGATCTGCGTGCTCAACCTGTACGCGCTGCGCGCCACCGACCCGCGTGAGCTGGCCCGGCACCCGGACCCGGTGGGGCCGGAGAACGATGACTGGCTAGCCGGGGTGGGCATCGCCGCGGACGGCCCGGTGGTCGCCGCGTGGGGCGCGCACCCGTTCGCAGCCCGGCGCGAGCAGGCCGTGACCCAGCTGCTGGCGCTGGCTGGCGTGACTCAGCTGATGTGCCTGGGCATGACCGGCCAGGGCTACCCGAATCACCCGCTGTATCTGCGCGCCGATGCGCCGCTGGTGCCCTGGGAGCCAGCCGAAGCGGACCGGTGGCCATGAGCGGCGTACTGGCATGGCTGCGGGCCTGGCGGGCGTCCCGGCCAGCTCCGCAGGAACGGTGCATCTGCTGGTATGACGGGGACGGCGGCCCATACGGCCTGCCGCACTGGGTGATCTCGCCCAGCTGCCCGCAGCACGGGCGGGAGGTGCTGCGATGAGCAGGCCGCTGCAGTTCCGGTACCTGACCCCGGCGGAACTAGCCGAGCAGGCTAAACCGCGATGCCCGTCCCGGCCCTCGCCGCGCTCACAGGCCCAGTGCGAGTTCCCGGAGGGCCACACCGGCACGGTGGCGGACGGGGGCGGGATCTTTCATGCCGGCCGGACCCGGGCCGGCTACTGGAGATTCTGGGAGACCCGGTCGTGAGCGGCCTGCTGCCCCCGCCCCCGCCGGGCTGCCCGGAGCTGCGCTGTACCGCCTACTGGTACACCTGGAATGAGATCGGGCCGCCCGTGGACATGGAGTTCCTGCGTGAGCTGGGCCTGCGCGCTTACCGGATCGCCCGCTGGTACGGCCTGGTGCCCGCCCAGGTGCCCGAAGGACCGTACTGGGTTCACACCTGGCCGGAGTGGGCCTGGGACGCCGCGCTGGCCGACATGGTGCACATGTACGGTGCGCCGTCCGGTGAGCAGGCCGCGCTTGATCTTGCCCAGGCCGCGTCCGCCCCCCTGAGCGCGGATTACCCGGTGCGGTGCGCCGTGGCGACCGCCGCCAGCCTGGATGAGCCCGGCCATGGCTACTGGGAGAAGGGCGGCTACGGCCACCTGGTGCACGGCGCGGGCTGGCCGCTGCGGACCGGGGACCTCGTGCACGATGACGAGCCCACTCCCGGCTGGCCGCCGATGGACAGCGACGATATGTAGCCCTACGCTGGGCCGTACGTGCCCGCGGCCGGTTCCGGAGCCGGGTTCCCGATAAGCCACCGCCATTGGGGAGCCGTGCATGACCGGAGCCGACGTCCCGGTGATGTTCCGGGCCGGCCGCGGGCCTTCCGGCGCTGAGCCGGGCCAGCCCGATGTGCCCGCTGAGGCCGCGGGTGCCGCCACCTACCTGGCGGACATCAGCGAATTCCAGCCTGACCTGGCCGATGCCGCTTACCTGAACTGGTCGAAGGCCATTGTCATCCGGGCCGCCTACGGCGACGCGCACGACGACGGCGCCTGGTACGGCGGCGCGCGCCGGGCTGACCTGCATGCCGGTGGCGTGAGGTTCCTGGGCATCTACCAGTACATCGTGGCGGGCCAGGACGCTGCCGCGCAGGCCCGTGCGCTGACCCGGCTGGTCGGCAGGCTGGAGGCCGGCGAGGTCATCATCGGGGACCTGGAGGAGGGCGCGGGGGATCAGGCCGGCCGGCGCGCCGCCTGGGAAGCCGTGATCACCGATGCGTACGGGGACCGGCCCTGGATCTATTCCGGGCTCGATTTCGCCGCCAGCCATGGCCTGGCCCCGGTGGACTGGGTGGCGGCCTACCAGGCCAGCGAGCCGTCCGTGCCGCACCGGCTGTGGCAGTTCACCGATGGCTACGGCGTGCCCGGGGTGGGCCGGGCTGACTGCTCGGTGTTCCGCGGCAGTATCGCGGAGCTGGCCGCGCTCGCCCACGGCGGCACGCCCGTTCCCGCGCCAGCTCCCGCCCCCGCAACCGGATGGATGGCGACCGTCATGCCGAACCCGCCCGTACTCGCCAGTGGCGCCAGCGGCGAGGACGTCCGCTCGGTGCAGGGCCTGCTGACCGCCCGTGGCTACGGGGTGGCCATAGACGGCAGTTACGGGCCCACGACCCGGGCCGCGGTGACCGCGCTCCAGCATGCCCGGGGCCTGGCCGCAGACGGCGTGGTGGGTCCCGACACCTGGGGCAAGCTGCTGAACCAGTAGCGCGCGCCGCTGCCCCGGGTACCGGGCGCCCGGAACTTCTGGCCGCCGCATACCCCCCACGCGGGAAATACCCGTGCTGCGGGCGATTACGCAGCGCTTATCGACTTTGCGTAGTTATCCGGCTACGGTCGGTGCTATGCAGCGTTCCGCACAGCATGGCAGGGCCTACGGAACCGGGCTGGCCCTGCCGCCGGACCTGGTCCTGCTCAGTGCCCTGTGGGGCGTGGTGCTGGACATCGGGGCCGTGCTCGACTCAGCCAGCCCGGACGTGGCCAAGGTCAGCGCCATCCGGTCCTATATGCGGGACCAGCTGCCCGCGGCCCGGCCGCAGGTCCGCCGGGGGGACACCGCTCAGGACGTAGCGGCCATGATCGGCTCCCGGCTGATGTCCGGGATGCTCGCCACCGACCTGTTCACCGCGCTGACCGGCCAGCCCGTGCATGTCGCGGTCCGCGAGCAGGAGGGCCGGCCGGCCACCGATGACGAGCGCGCCGAGCTGCGCTGGCCGGCGGGCACAGAGCTGTATGAGCGTTCCGGCCTGCTCATGGCCGGGTCCATCATCTGCGCCCGGGTCACGCTGCGGATCGTGTCCGACCCGGCCTGGCTGCCCGCGGGCGCGCTCGGCAAGATCCGCTCGGGCCAGCCGTGCGGCGGGGTGCTCGCCCCGTACGGGCTGCACCGGCCGTTCCGTGAGGTGAAGGTGTCCGCGGGCACCGGGCCGGCCGATCCCGGGCCGGGCGTGCTCGCGCGGGCCGTGCTGGCCCTGAACACTTCCCGGATCGGGATCGCCACCGAGGACGTGGGCGATGACATCTGCTACCGGCTGGCGGCGTATGGGCGCTAGCGGGGCCGCCGTGCGTATCCTGGGCCATGATGAGAGGGAGGGTGCCTGATGCGCGCCTGGCACGCCGATGGCAGCGAATGCCACCACCGGGCCCACGCCTGCGGGCACACGATGTCCCTGGCGGGCCGGCTCCGGATGCGGTGGGCCCTGCGGCTGATGCGGCGCTCGCTCCGCCGTCTGTGACCGCCCGGCCGGTTATGAGGATCTGCATATTGATCACGATCATGCCTGCTGTGATTATGTGGCTATGGGCTATCACCGGGCCCGGAGCTGTGCCGGTTGCGTTCGCGGGGCTTTGTGTGACAGGCACAACACCATCGCGGCTGGGCTGGAAAGCCCGGACGCGATGCAGGTGCTCGACTATCTGCTTTGCACCAGGTCGTCGGCGCCATTGCCGCTATCCTGGTCGCGTGGTCTCACCACGGGGGCATAGATGGGAGCAGTACGCACGGGGGGTAATCGCCTATTACGGCGGTCTCTGCCACCTGTGCGGTTTAGGCCATGGCGGCGCCCGCCAGGTAGACCACCTGGAAGTGGTGGCCGAGCATCCTGAGCTGGCCTGGAAGCTGTCCAACTGCCGCCCGGCGCACGGTGCGCCTGGCAACCGCTGCCCGCAGTGCTCGGCCGCCGCGGGCCGGTCCATCTTCTGCAACCAGATCCGCGGCGCCCTGTCGGCCGGGAGAGCCCGCAAGATCATCGCGGAGCTGACCGCGGGTGGCGCTGCCCGCCCCGCGGCCCGGCCGGGGCCAGACCGCGAGGCGGGCCGCCCGTGGTTACGCGCAGCAGCAGAAGTGGCGGCACCGGCCGCTGTCGCATTTGCGGGCGCTGCAGCCAGGCCGGTGATTGCCCATGACGCCGCCGCACTTGGTGCAGACCAGGTCGCGGGCGCGGGCATAGATCCTGCGCATGGTGCTGTCTCCTGTTCTCTGGGTGGTGCTGGCCGGGTCAGCCGTGCCGCTGGCTCCCGGTGTTCACCTTCACGATCCGGGGCATGGCAGCGACTGCCAGTTCCTGCGCCTGGGCTGGGAACAGCCCGCTGTCGCGCAGGGCGTCCAGCAGGTTTGTGATGTCGGCGACGATGTCTCCGATCTCAGCCTCGGTCAGGGCCATGGGATCACCTCCTCTCGTGTGCGGGGGCGGGGCGCGGCCTCCTGGCCGTGTTCCGTGGGTCAGCCGCTGCTGTCCTGGCCGTTGCCCGGGACGCCGCCGAGAGGCCGCCGTACGCCGCCGTGCGGGGTGTAATGCGCAGGCAGCCCCTCGCGGCCATGCCGTGTCCGTGCCACCTCGGCGGCCAGCGCGGGCGGCAGCCCGTCCGGGATTGTGCCAGCCTGCTCCAGCGCCGCCCAGAGCCGGCCCGCGTAGCTGGGCGGCGCGCCTGGCGTGCACCGGGACACGGCTGCCCGCAGCTGATCGATCGTGATGTCCATGTGCTGTTTCCTGCTCTCTGGGCGGGTTATTTGCCGGAGCTGACAATCACCCCGTTGCCTGTGCCGCTGAAGTTGCACATCCCGATGGTCGGGGTCTGGCCGGCCTTGATCATGTCCTGCATCAGGTCCAGGCAGCGCGAGATCAGGACGTCGGGATTGTTGCTGACCGAGGCCGCGATGGCCCGGTTGGCCGCCGCCTGGGCGTCAGCAGTCTGCTCGGCCAGGATTGCCGCCTGGGTGGCGGACTTCTGCTGGAGGATGGAGTTGATCCGCTGCTGCACCGAGTCGGGGTAGACGATGTTCGGGATGTTCACCAGGTCCAGGGTGACTTCTGACCCGATCATGCGGTTGAGCAGGGTCTGGACCTGCGCGGCCAGCTGGGGCACGGACGGGTTGCCCGTCTGGCCGACCGGGATCTTGCTCGACAGCAGTGCTACCGGGTCGTAGTCCCCGAAAACCGTGTTGGCTGCGGTCTGGAGGGCCGGGATCACGACCCCGTTCTCGACTCCGGACGTGGAGCCCTTGTACCGCTTGAACAGGCTGGTGGCGTCGTGCGGGTTGAGCTGCCAGCGGACCCCGACTTTGGCGCATGCGGTCTGGCCGTCCGCCAGCCGGAGCTGGACATCACAGCTGGCTGCGGTGAAGTCAGTTACCTGCACCGAGTAGTCCATCTCGGACAGGTTCTCCCAGGGCGCCGTCCACTGCGGGCCGTTGCTGACCTCGCCGATTGGCCGGCCGAAGCTGGTGATGATGCCGACGTTGCTGGTGCCGACGACCCAGAAGCTGGAGGCGAGCAGGCATAGTGCCGTCAGGCCCCCGGCGGTCAGCGTGGCGGCCTTAGCCCAGGGCCGGATGGCGGCTGGGGTGTCTTCCGCCATGGCGTACCGGTCGCGTGCGGCGTTGCGGGACTGGGCCGCTGCCGCCCGGTGCTGATCGGTTTTGATGGTGATGCGCCAGGTGATTGCTGCCGCGAGGGTGATGATCCCGAGGAAGATCGCGAGGTAGAAGGTCAGTTGCATGGGTCACTCCGTTTCGTTCCAGGTGCGGATGGGTGCGTGAGGCTGGGAGTTTGTTACAGCAGCGCGCCCAGGATCTTGCTGAGCGCGCCCACGATGGCGCCCATCAGCATCAGGAGCGAGACCAGCAGGAACGCGGTGCCGCCGCCGATGGGAGGCATCGCGCGCCACCAGTCCCGGTGCGCGATCCCCACGACGTTGGTCGCCAGGATGCTGAGCGTCACGTTGGCCGCGATGATCAGGGCCAGGATTCTGATGGCGCTGCCAGCGCCGCTGGTCCGGCGGTAGCGGCGGCGGGCCAGGGCGATCCGCTCGCGGCCGGTGATGTTGCTCATGATGGGCTCTCCTGTTCTGGTCAGGCTCCGGGCAGCAGCTCGTGCGGGCGGCTGCCTTCGGCCAGGTGATTGAGAAGGATCTTCACAGCCAGGGCGCTGGCCTCGGCCGGGGTGTACTGGGCGCCCTCCGTCTGCTCCAGGCAGGCGCACAGCACCTCCAGCACGGCAGGCGCTTGCGGGGCCGCGTCCAGCTCAGCTGCGACCCGGGCGAACTCAGCGTGCAGGGGTTTCAGCTGCGGGTTCACGTCCGCCCAGCGTTTCAGCTCGCTGACCAGGTAGCGCAGCTGGGATTGCGGCGGCTGGCGGGCAGCCAGCTCAGCGGCGTGGCTGTAGCTCATGTCTGGTTTTCCTGTTCTGAAGTAGTGGTCAGGCCCAGAAGTCATCTGCTGCCCGGGCGGGCTGAACCCGGACGTCGATCGTGCCGATGCCGGACTGGTGACTGCGCAGGGTGCGCGTGACCGTATCGACCCGGATGCTCCCGATGCCAGAGACGTCCAGGTCAGCGTCAGCGGCTGTACCGCCGAACCTGATCGATCCCGTGCCGGACACGGATGCGCGCAGGTCTTCCACCATGCCTTTCCGCACGGTGACTGAGCCGGTGCCGGAGATGTCCGCGCGCAGCTGCTCGGCTACCCAGGCAGCCTCCAGGTCAGCCGCGCCGCTGATGTCCACATTCAGCGCCGCCAGCGTCCCGGCTGTGACTGAGCCTGCGCCTTTCAGCCGCGCGTTCAGTGTGCCGCCGATGTTGCCCAGCCGGTAGATGCCATCGCTGTGATCCGTGATGCCGATGGACGCCCTGGCAGGCACGTGCACGGTCAGGCGTACCGGTTCCGCAGCCTCGCCGCTGGCGCTGCTGGGGCTGACAACCTGGCCGTCCACGACCACCCGGCGGCGCCCGCCGCCCGTGCTGATATCGCTGCCGGAGATATAAGTCCCGCCGCCGCGCCCGAAGACGTTGATCCCGGACACCATGTCGCCGATGACGACCTGGCCGCCACCGCCACGGATCATGATGCCGCCGCCGTTGCGCGGGCCCCTGATGTGCAGGACGCCGGCGTCAGTGCTGTGGCTGATGTCCTTCAGGGCATCCTCGGGGCCGGTCAGCTCGAAACTGATGCCGGGTTCGTTCCAGGTGTCTACCTGGACTGTGCCCGGGATGCTGGTCAGCAGCAGGTTCCGGGCTGCCCGGATGGTTTTGCTGCGTTCCGTCATGACGAGGTCTCCTGTTCTGTGCTGGCGGCCGGCGGGATCTCGGTGAACCCGCCCAGCCGCTCCATGATGCGGATGAAGTTGTTCCGGTAGCCGAAGCTGTCGTAGTACCCGCGGCAGATCGCGCCGCCGGTCTCCGGGTGCGGCCCGTAGCTGAGCGTCTGGTGGCAGATGATGCCCTGGCAGCCTTCCCGGGTGGCGTCCCGCACTAGGGACCGGAGCGCGCCTGGCCGCAGGTCCATTGGGTTGCCAGGCCGGAAGATGCAGGTGCTGCACTGCTCAGCCATCAGCTGCGGGCGCCGGGTGACTGGATTGAAGCAGTTTTCCCCGCTCATGACGGCAGCTCGTTGCTGTCCCGGGTGCGGCCTTCCGCTGCCCGGCCGTACGTGCGGGAGCCGTCCCGCTCGCGCAGCTCTGTGCAGTCTTCGGGCAGCACGCCGTACCTGGCCCGGTACAGCCGGAACCAGTCCACGATGGCCTCGCTCTCGCTGGCGCCGAAGCCGTAGAGGGGGCTGATGCCTGATGTGACCTCGGTCCGGCGTACCGCGAAGATCTGGCCGGGGCTGGGCGGCAGGGTGAACGCCCCGTCACGCTCGTGGGCCTGCCCGGTTAGCACGGTGACCAGGAACGTGGTGCCGCCGTAGCTGACGGTCGTGGTGGTCATGAAGGGGTCTCCTGTTCTGTGGTGGTGTTTAGCCAGGCGTTAGCTGGGGGCGTGCCGTCTGGCTCGTGGATGACAACCTGGATGCGCTCTGGCACCTGGCCGAATTCCGCAACCAGCTCATCGCTGCTCAGGGCAGCCCGGATGGTGATGCCCAGCTCGGTGTGGCCATAGACCGCCTCGCCCCGGGAGTGGCCGAGAGGCGGCAGGCCGTAGACGTCCCGGGAGTAGCCGATGAGAGGCAGGTTGTAGACGAGGCTGGCCATCAGATCGCCAGCTCGATGTACGGTTCGTCCGTCATCACGAACTTGCTGCGGTCGCCGCTGCGGTCGTGGGTCCGCCAGGTGACCGTCTTCACGCAGCCCGCGATGTTTGCCGGGTCGCCCGGCCCGTACGGCGGGTGGAAGATGTAGTCGCCCACGCGCGGGACCGGGTACGGCCATTCCGGCATGTCCACGATCAGCTCGTGGCCCTGGATGATGCGCAGGTGCACGGTGGTGGTCTCATTCATGATCTTCTGTCTCCTGATCGCTGGCCGCAGATTCCTCCCTGGTGCCGATCCGGGCGAGCCGGTCCAGCCGTGCGGTCAGCGCCGCCAGCGCCGCCGTGCTTTCGCGGTAGTCCAGGTGCAGGATCACCGTGTCGGGTGTGGCAGCCATGGCGCTGGTGATGCCCGCTTCGCGGAACTGGCGGGTCAGCTTCAGGGCGGGGGTGTCGTTACGGGGCATGAGTGATGATCTCCTGTTCTTCCGGGCGCCCGGAATTTTCAGTTCTCAGCCTGCGCTGTCGCTGCCACAGGGCGGCCGGTTGATGCTGGTGACCGGGCGCTGCCGCCAGAACCCGGCCGGCTTGCGGGTGCGCCGGGCCGCGAAGTCCACGTGCGTGACCTGATCGGGAGCCGGCTCGGGCGGCCCGGCGGCGGGGATGAGCACGACGCCGTTGTCTGTGATGTCCTTGCCGTGCTCGTAGACCCGGATGACCCGGGTGACCCGGCCGCGCGTGACCGTGACGACCTGGCGGGCCGCATAGCCCGGGTCGCCCGACAGGTGCAGGGCCTCTGACAGGGCCTCGCCCATCCCGCCGAGGTTGTCGTTGTAGTAGCAGGGCTTTCCCGGCTCAAGGCCGGGCTCAACCGCGTAGTAGCTGCCCACCCGGGCCGTCGCCGTCATGGTGTCTCCTGTTCGTGAGTATGCGGCTGGAGGTCGTTGCAGTCGGGGCAGAGCCCGTACAGGGCCCGGATCAGCCGCAGGTCCAGGTTGCCGGGCTCGGCCGGCGGCACGCATGCGGCGGTGTGCTCGCCGTGCCCGTGCCAGGGGTTCGTGCAGTAGACCCGGCTCCCGGGTCCTGGTGCGCTCACCGGGCTCGCACCTGCGCGGGCTGCGGCCAGGCCGTGAGCGCGGCCATCACCATGCAGCCTTCCCGGTGCCCGCGCAGGTACGTGAAGGTGGCGTCCAGGGAGGGCGTCACCATGGGCCGGGGTGGCAGCCCTGCGATGCCCGTGGTGAACCCGAGCCGGTATTCCGAAGCCGTCTCGCCTGGGCTGCCGTGCCGGCGCGTGCTCATGTGACATCCACCCAGTGCATGATGACGCTCAGCGCCTCGTCGTAGGACTCTGACGCGAAGACCTGGCGGCGCAGGTGGTCCGCGGCCTCGCGGTAGCCCGCGCGGGTCAGCGCCTGGGCCGCCTTGCCCATGACGGCGCCGATGCTGGATGAGCAGCCGGTGCTCAGGTGCACCGTGACGTCCGGGTGCAGCGGCTGCTCCGGGTCGGCGTCCTCGTAGCCGGGCGGCAGCGTGAATGCCGTCATGGTCAGGCTCCCTTCATGGTCAGGTACCAGCGGATGGTGCCGGGCGGGTCCCACTCGCTGGTTTCATCGCACGCCAGCCCCGCGGCCTTCATCCGGTCCAGCTCGGCTTGCACGGTGCCCGGGTGGTGGCGGGCCCGGTTCGCGAGCTGTGTGCTGGTCATCCGCGGGCTGGCTGGCCCGCCCGATGGTCCCATCAGGTGGGCGGTGATCTGGCGGCGCAGCGTGGCGCTGAAATCTGCCTCGTGCGCCCAGTCCGCGCCGCCGCCCAGGGTGATCACCGGCTCGCCGCAGGTCTCGCAGGTGCCGCGCAGCGGGTACTCGCCTGGCTGCGCGCCCGCCGTGATCAGCCTGCCGTTCTTCGTGCGCAGGTTGCCGCTCATCGGGTGCGGGCTGTGCGCCGGGACCTCCGGCGGGGCGATCCGCAGCTGGTAGACGCTCTCGATGTGCGCCGTGTCCTCGCGGTACCGGCGCAGCTCGGATTCGATGTTGCTCAGGTGATTCCTGGTCGCCTGGGCCAGCAGATCGTGCCGCTCAGCCTCGGCGGCCAGGATGATCTCCTCGCGGGTGGGATTGCTGGTGCTCATCGCTGTGTCTCCTGTTCTGGTGTGATGGTGCCCATCTCGGCGGCTGTCCAGCGCTGGAACAGCCGGCCGCCGCTGGGCTCGCCGCGCAGTACCCGGACGCCCGGGATACGGGCAGCCTGCTCAGCCAGCCGGGCAGGGATCTGGTAGTAGCAGCCGTGCGGCCAGCCGTGCTCCGGCCAGATGCCGTACTCGCGGCCGGGGTCGCGCACGACGCGGCGCAGGCGGTCCCGGCTGCGGTGGCTGGTGGTGGATACCCAGACCGCGGGCTCCGTCATGAGGTCTCCTGTCCTGGCGGGCGCCGCTCGCCGTAGGGGCGCTGTGGCTCCCAGCGGTTCTGGCGCTCGGGGTGGCTTTCCTCGTAGCGCTGGTTGCGGGCCTGGCCCTTCCGGCTGGTGTTGTACCGGCGGTGCCGGGCCAGGTACTTCTCCCGTGCGGGGTCCGCGGTCACGGGCTCTCCTGATCCGGGCGGTCAGCGGATGCGCCCAGCCGTGCGGCCTGCGTGCGGGCCCAGGCTGTGATCGCGCCTGCCTGGCCGTCATAGTCATGTTCCTGCCAGTACGGCCAGGTACCCGTGCCGTGTCGGGCCAGCGTCGTGCGGATCGCGTGCTCCAGGTACGCGGTGCTGTAATGCCCGCTCAGATCCCAGCTTTCAGAGAAGGCGCAGTAGCTCAGGATCTCGGCCAGATCCGTGGCGCTCAGCCGGTGCTCAGCCCGGACGGTGACCCGCCGCCTGCCGTCCCGGCTCAGCGTCCACTTCACTGCGTCTCCTGATCGTGATCGTCGCGGAACTGCTCCGGTACCAGACTCGTCAGCGCGATGACGTCAGCCGCGGCGCAGGCCGCTTCGTCCAGGTGCGCGTCCATGTCGGCCTGGCGCCGGATGATCTGCCGCCGGGCGCGCCAGGAGGTGAGGGGCTCGCCGGGCTTGCGGGCCGGGCCGGGAAAGCGGAATTGCTGCCCGGTGGCGTGATGGATCATGGTCATGGTGGGATTCTCCTGATCGTGGTAGCGCGGGCGCAGGTGATCGTGTCAGATGTTCCCGGCGCCCGGAAGATTGCTCAGCCGGTGTACGGCGGCTCGCTCGTGCACTCGCCCGCGTGGTGGGTGCCGCAGCCGCGCGGCGGGATGCTGGCCGGGTCGGTTGTGCGGACGGTGCGCAGTGCCCGCTGGCGGTCATCCTCGTCAGCGAACGCATCTGACAGGGCGACCGCGAGCACAGCCTGGGCCAGTGCGCGGCGGGTTGGCCCGTACTCGGCTACGGCGGCCAGCACGATGCCCAGCGCGAGGTCATCCGCTGCCTGGAGGTCGGCCGCGTACTGGGTCACCGCGCGCCAGGCGTCTTCCCGGCTGGGCTCGGTGCCGCCATCCAGGACCGTGCCGTCCTCGCGGCGGCGGATAACCCACTTTGTCTGGCCGTCCAGCCCGGCGGCGGTGAATGTGCTGGCGTAGCCCTGCGTCCGCAGCCACGCCTGAGCCGCGATGGCCGCCTCGCTGAGCTGGCGGTCCGGGTCTGGTGGCGCGGCGGTTACCGGGGTGCTCATCGGGCCGCCTCCTCGCGCAGCTCCCGGGCCAGGTCGCGCAGATTGGCGGTGGTGCGGGTTACCCGGCGCACGATCGGGTCGCTGTCGTTCAGGCATTCCTCGATCGCCGTTATCCGGTCCGCCAGGGCCAGCAGGGAGCAGTCCCGGCTGAGTTCTGGCCGGGAGCCGTACCGCAGCCAGTTCTCCATGTGCTGCTCCAGCGTGACGCCCTCGGGCTTGGGGCCGATGCCTGCCTGGTTCATCCAGCGCAGCCCGAGCGTGCCCTCGCGCAGCATCGTGCTGAACGCCAGCGCCAGCCGTGTGGTCATGTCCTGCTGTGCGGTCATCGGGGTTCCTCCTGTTCGTTAGGACGCGCTGGCCCGCACCGCGTGATGCGGGCCAGCGCGAATGTGATCAGACGGTGACGGGCTCGGCTAGCGCGGTGCCGTGGCCGCCATCATCGCGACCGTGGGCAGGCTGGACCCGTGCGCCAGGGGCGCTGCCGGGAGGGTGACCGGCTCGGCCGTGGCCGGTGCCAGGCTGTCCAGCTCGGCCGGCACGGTGCCCGGCTTGAACTGGGCCAGCACGTCCTCGCCCGTGACCGCGCCGCTGGCGACGGCAGCGCTCATCCGGGCGGCGTGCACCACGACCAGCGGGTGCTTGCCGATCAGGACCGGCGGGCTGGCGTTCTCAGCCATCGGGTCGCAGCTGCTGCCCGGGGTGGCTGGGCAGTCCGGGCAGGGCGCTGCCAGCAGCGTGCCGGTCAGCTCTGCCCGCTCGGCCGCGTCCTGCTCCTGCTCCGTCCCGGTGGTGAACTGGCCGTGCCGCGGGCGCTGGCGGATGCCGTTCCGCTTGCGCGGGCGCTGCGGGATGGGCTCCGCGGCCGGCAGCGCTGGCGGTGCCGCGTCCGTCTCGCCCGGCAGCCGCAGGCCACCCGTGGACGCCTGGTCATCGGCGCGCAGCCGCACCGTAGCCGAGGTCACCCAGATGGGCGGCGCGTCCGGCAGCGGCTCGCCGGTCTCCGGGTCGGTGTCCGGCTGGTGCCACCCGATCGGCTCGATGGTGTACGCGAACGAGTCCGGCAGCGGCCCGCACTTGACCTTCTCCGCGATCACCGTGGCCGACCGGCTGCCGTCCGTGCTCTCCAGGTCTGGCTCGATCCCGAACACGAAGTCCGAGGAAGCGAACAGCCGGGAGCCGGGCAGGCGCTGCGGCTCGTTGCCGCGCCCGCCGTTCGGGTGCGCGATCGCGATTACCAGGCAGTCCAGCTGGGCCGACAGCCACTTCATCCCGAGCATGAACCGGTTGGCGCTGGTGTCGTTAGCCAGCGACAGGCCGCCGAAGTCCGCCGCGCTGTCCAGGATGACCAGCTCCAGGTCCGGCAGCTGGCCCATCTCGGTCGCCGCCCGGCGCAGCGCCCGCGTCGGCTCCATCTGCGGGCTGACCGGCACCGCGAACGCCTCCGTCATGAACTTCAGCCGCACGTCGGTGTAGGGCGGCTGGGCCGCCAGCCACGCATCGGCCGCCGCCTGGCCGTCCCGGCGGGCGATCTCGGCCGCCCGCGCCATCCGGTCATGCTGCTCGCGGATCAGCCGGGCCTGCTTGCGGACTCCCGCGTCGTACAGGCCCTCACCGAGGCAGTACGCGACCATGCCCCGGATGGTCGCCCGGCCGAGGAACGGGGTGCCGTTGGCGACCGCCAGGCCCAGTTCCTGGCCGATCACCAGGGACTTGCCGTAGTACGACGGCCCGTAGACGAACCCCACGCCCACCCGGGGGAACAGCCCCTCGACCAGGAAGTCCGGCGGGGTGATGTCCAGGTCGTCAGCGTTGATCAGAGGCATGTCCTGTCTCCTGTTCTGTGAAATCGTGCGGCGGGGTCCGTGCGTACACGATGACCGCCGCGAGTGCGGTGCCGAACGCGCCCGCGCCCAGCAGGGCGCAGCCCGCGATGAGCAGGGCGTGGATCACGCGCGCCTACCAGTCCACCCAGTCCGGCAGTACCCAGACCGGGTCGTGGTCGCCGCTCTTGCGGAGCTGGCGCGCTTCCTCCGGGGTGGCCGGGCAGTCCGGCAGCGCGTGCCACACCGTCTCGCCGCTGGCCGTGACGACCGTGGGGATGGCGTTTTGCTCGCCATAGGGCCGGAACGGGGTGCTCGGTGTGGTGTCGGCGGTGTCATAGTCCAGCGAGACGACCAGGATGCCGTCCCGGATGTAGACGTAGACCTGGACCCCGCCGACCTCTACGCACGGCGGGCAGTAGGTGGCGCTGTCCTCGCCGTCCGGGTCCAGCCGGGACGGGTAGTAGATAGCCGCCTCATTGGCCTGGCGCTCGCTGGCGGGCATGCTGCCCTCGAAGTAGCTCATTGCCTGTGTCTCCTGATCGTGGTGAATGTTCCGGACGCCGGGAAGATCACGGTTCGCGCAGCTCGCGGAGCGTGTCCGGCGGTTCCGGGTCATCGTCTAGCTCGCCCGCTTCATCGGCGGCCAGGACCCGTGCGATGTGCGGTGCGGCGGCGTTCAGCTCCCGGCCGAGCTGGGCCAGTGCTCGCTCACCCGCCGCCCGCCGCTCGGCCGGGGTCATCTCGCTCAGCGGGCGAGACCTGGCCAGCCGCTGGGCGCGCTCTTGCAGTTCCGCCGCCGTCTTCGGTGCGGGCGCGTGCCCGGTCCTGATGGCCCACAGTCCTGACTGGCCGATCCGGCTGACGCCGCCTGGGCCGTCTGCGATGCCCGCTTCCGGCAGCGCGGCGCTGAGCACGTCCCGGACCGCCTGGCGGGCGGCTGAGCGGGCAGGCGCGTCAACCTCGATGAGGACTGTGGTGGATACGTGCCAGATGGTCATGCGGTCTCCTATTCGCCGCGCAGCTGCCAGCGCAGCCGCGACATGGTGTTGCTGTAGGTGATGGCGGTCTGGACTTCGTCCGCGCTCAGCGTGCCGCAGGTCCGGAAGAACGCCAGGTACTCGGATAGCGACCAGGGGTAGGTCGCGTGTGGCCGGGTCATCAGGCACGCACCCGCTGGTGGCTGGGCGGCTGGAGCAGGTCCAGGAAGTCCTTTGGCTCCTGGCGGTGCGCGCTGTGCACCCGGGCGATGAAGTCCGCCCGGCTGCGGTACCAGCCGATGCGCGCGTCCGGGTCCTGGGCGTACAGGATCGCGATGACCCAGCCCCAGGCGTCCCAGGCGGCGGCCCGGTTCTCGCTGGACGTGTCGTAGCTGCCGATGGGCCGGTGCCCGCTGACGCGCCAGCCGTGCAGGCTGTAGGCGAAAACCCCGGTGCCGTGCCGGTACCCGCTGCGCTTGCGCGGCTCGAATGACCGGGGGTCCTCGGCCCAGATGTCCGCGCCGTGCTCGCGCCGGGCGGTGGCGAATGCCGCTTCCACGTCGCTGACGGTCAGCGTGCTGCTGTAGATCCTCATCCGATCCTCACATCCAGCTCAGCCAGCACGACGTCGTAGGTGTCGCCGTCGTCTGCCTGGGCGGACGTGTCTTTCCACGAGAGCTGCGTGCCGCCACCCTCGTCCTCGTCCTCTATCTCCTGGGCGGCGGCCCTGGCCTTCTCCTTGGTGCTGAACGCGCCGATGACCTGGGAGATGCCGCGCCCGGCCGGGTCGCAGACTGTGATGTAGACGTTCATGCGGCAGCTTCCTTCCTGAGCGTGTAGACCTGGCCGTGCACGGGCTTGCTGCGGTCGCCGTCGATGACCAGCAGCCCGGCCTGGCCGCGCGCGACCGCTGGGCCGGGGCCATCGGACTTGTGCCGGCGGATTCGCCAGGCTGTGCTGCCGAGGCCGTTATCCGCCACGATCCGGGCCAGCCACTCGCGGGTGGCCAGGTGGCCATCATCGGCTTGGCCGAACGAGACCGCATTCGGGGTGAGCCGGGCGATGCGCAGCCTGTACAGGTACACGTCGTAGACCTCGTGCCCGGGACCGCCTGGCCGCCGCTCGTGGATGGTGACCGTCCGGCCGACCGGGGCGTAGCGCCAGCCTTCTGGGTGCAGGCGCCAGTGCTTGCGGACGTACGCGGCCAGGCCGTCATAGGTCAGTTCTGGTGTGTCCGCGGGGAAGCGGAAGTAGTACTGAGGCATGGGTCAGCTCTCCTGTTCAGCCTGCCGTCAGGCCGCCGCGCTCGGATTCGGTGATGGTGCGGCCGGTGGCATCGATCTCGTTGGGCGTGTGCTCGCCGTCCGGGCTGCCCTCGCACTCGGTGATCCGCCCGGCCGATTCCCAGCGGGCTTGCGGGTCTGCCGTATTGAGCGTGACCTTGCGCTCGCAGTAGAAGCACTCGCTTTCGAGGAGCTGGCCCCAGCTGGCCTGCGTTTCCTGCTCCGCGACCAGGTAGCTGGCCGCAGCCCGGTCTAGCAGCTGGCGCTGGCGCTCGCTGAGCACGTCGTAGGGGTCGTCCCGGCCCGTGCTGGCCCACAGCTCGCCTGCTGCGCGGGCCAGTATCAGCAGATCCTCAGCGGGCCAGCTGCGCAGGTCAGAGGGGTCGTTCATGATCAGCTCTCCTGTCCGTGAAGTTCCGGGCGCCCGGAAGATTGCGCTGTGACGGTGGCCAGCAGGTCGGGCAGGATCTCCCAGGCCCGCCCGGTCCATTCGGCAGGGTCGCCCCAGGACAGCGTCCATTCATCCAGCCGCACGTGCCGGGTGGTGACGCGCCGTCGCCCGCGCCCGCGCCGGGCCAGGATCTCAGCGCGGGTCTGCGGGCCGTCGATGTCCAGGTACCGGCCGTCTGGCATCAGGTTGAAGGCGTGGCCGCCTGGGCCGAAGCCATCCCGGAACGCTGCCACTGGCCAGCTCGTGGCTTCCTGGACTACGGCAGCCAGCAGGAAGCACGCGCCCCGGGTGAAGCCGTCCCGGTCCTGCTCCGTGATCATTGGCTGTCCTTTTCCAGGTGCAGCCTGGCCAGGATCTCTGTGGCGCGTGCTTCCTGCGCCGCCTCGGCTGCCTGTCGCTCGGCCAGCGCCGTTTCTTTCCGCGCCAGCCAGGTGCTGATTATCTGCACGCCGACTCCGGCTGAGTCCGATAGCGTCAGCAGGTCGCGCAGCTCAGCGAGGAATTCCTCCCCGCCGCGCTTCTGGCCGTCTTCCAGCCCGGCCTGATAGCCGTAGCGGTCCCGCCGATTATCAGGCTCCACGTTGATGCGGACAGTCTGGTACCGGCCTTCGCTGGTGCGGTAGTCACCGCGCGCCCAGTAAGCCGCGTTCTCCGGGCCGTCCACCCACCACATGATGTTGGTGACGTAGTAGGAATTGCCGCTGTTGAGGATGATCACGTCTCCGCGCTTAGGCAGTTCCTCCAGCTCCAGCTCAATGTGCATCCATCCCATGTTCGGGTCATCAGCGGTGATGCGCGATCGTGGCCCGGCGATGATAGCTCTCATGATGTGTGCACCGCCGTAGCCTGGTCCCGGGTCCGCGGACGCCGGGCGGTCACCGCGATCTCGCCGCGCGCGGCCTGGCCGAACAGCACCGGGTCGAAGACGCGGCGGGTTCCGGTGCCCGCGGCCGGCCGGCTGTCCTCCGCGAACAGCTCCGTGAACGCCGTCACCAGCCGGCTCAGCGCCGGGCTCGCGCCGTGGGCCTCGCGCTCGGCCGCCAGCAGGCCGGCGACGTCGCGGAAGTGCCGCTGGGTGTACTTGCGTGATGCGGGCATGGTCAGTCTCCTGGGTCTCTGCGCCAGCCGAATGCCATGTAGCAGCGGATGGCGATGATGTGCTCGGGTGCTTCGGCTTCCATGGCTGTGGCGCTGGCTGCCCGGCCGTCCAGGCCGGCGTTGACCAGGTTCTCGTCCAGCCGCTCGATTTCCTCAAGCGTCATGATTAGTGCCTGGTGAGCGTGAACGTGCCCGTTGCGTCGTCGTAGGTGGCGGTGTACGACTCGCCGGCCCGCTCGTGGGTGTGGGTCGGCCCCATCACGACCGCGCTCAGCAGCAGCTTGAGCGCCGCTTCGCGCGACAGGCCGTGCTGCCGCAGTGCGCTGGCCGTCTCGTCCCGGCTGGCGCGGAAGGCGGCGCGGCGGCTGTCCTGGTCCTGCTCGTGCCGGGCGGGGGCGATCCCGGCTCGCTCTGCCAGGTTGGCCAGGGCCTGGTGCCGGTTGCTGGCCGGGCTGTTCATGTCGTAGTAGTGCCCGGCGTTGTAGGCCAGCTTGCCGGCCTGGCTGCCGTCCAGCTCGTATGCTTCCCAGGTGACCCAGCCGCCGTCTTGCTCGGCCGCGACCCACCAGGAGCGCAGCAGGCCGGGGCTGGCGTCGTGACCGGGCAGCACCGCGCGCACGGTCCAGCCCGCGTTCTGGGTGATGCCTGGCACGGGCGGGGCCATCGTGCGGGCCTCGCGCGCGGCCTCGGCCGCCAGCTCGCGCGCGGCCTCAATGTTCCCGGCGCCCGGAAGATCCCGCTGCCACCACGGCGCCACCCGGCGCGGCCCGGCCAGCAGGTCCACTGCCTCAGCCAGCAGCTCGGCGGCGTCCCGCAGGTACGGTTCCCGCCCGGGCGCGCCGTCCTCATGGTCAGCTAGCCTGGCCAGTGTGGTGCGGGCGTCAGCCAGGAAGCCGTCCAGGCCGCTGGTGCGGGCCGTGGGGCCGGCAGGTGCGTGCGTGGCCTGGAGCACTTCCAGGATGCTGACGTAGAGCGTGTCACCGGGGGTGAACCGGCGTGCGAGCGCATCTACGATGGCCTGCTCCTGGCGCGCGGTGAAGGTCGGTGTGATGGTGGTCATGAGGTCTCCTGATCAGGGAAGACGGCCCGGGGTGGCCGCTGGGCGCGGTTCCGGGCCGTATATCTAGAGTATCATAGGGTATACACGACAGTCCAGTGCGGCTAGGTGCCGGGCTGCCGGCCAGGACGCCCGTCGCGTGTGCTGCGGCGCAGCAGCACGATGGGATCGGTCTGGTGAACCGAGAACAGCTTCCCGGTCACGCCGTCGCGGAACCGCGGGTGCGGGGTGTTCCACCGGTCCTCGTGGCCCGGGACGCGCTCGTGGACCAGGAACTCATCCGGCGGGTCGCCTGCTGCGGTGGGCACCAGGACCAGGTCGCCGGGCTCGATGTCCGCCGGGGCCGCACCCAGAACGATGCGGTAGCCCACGTCGTCTTTCCCGCGCAGCCCACCTGCCTCGTTCTGGGCGGCGATCATGGCGATGGCCGGGCCATATGCAGGGGTCACGTGCTCTCCTGGCGGCCAGTGGCCGGGCGGGCGTGGCGCCCAGCCGGGGCGGGTGGCGCGGCCTGGCTGGCTTCGCGCACGCGGAATTCGCTGACTGCCTCGTGCGCGGTCGCCGCCAGCTCGGCCAGCCGGCGGCGCAGCAGGGTCACGTCCGCGGGCTGGTCATAGACCCGTGCCGCGATGTCCGCGTGATCGGCCAGCGTGGTGAGCATGACGCTCATCCGGCCTGCCTCGTAGGCGTAGCTGAAAACTGCCATGGGTGTCTCCTGTTCGCTTGCTGGGGTGGCTGGCCGGGCCGGGGCACCGCGCGGCACTCCGGCCCGGCTGGTGGGATGGGTCAGGACGTGTAAGCCCGGACCCCGGTGCCGTTCCTGACGTACACCACCGATGTGTCACCCAGGACCAGCACGGCCGGGGCGCTGGCGCTGATGCCGAGGTCCCGCCGGGTGGCCGTGCTCACCGGCAGGCAGTTGCCGCTGTGCTGGCACCCGGCTAGCACCGACGCCCAGGTCAGCGCCGGCGTGATCCGCCGCCAGCCGGTTACCGCGAGCTGGCTGCCGTAGACCTGCTCGCTGAACGGGACGAAGAACCCGTCCACGTCCAGCCAGCCGGACTGGACCGCGCCGTACGTGCCGTCGCTGAACCAGGACAGCTCCGTGCCCGCGCTGCCGTCCGGCGGCAGCAGCACCGCGCTCGCGCGGCCGGTGCGGCTCAGGTGCGTGGGCAGCGGCTCCTGCCGGTAATTCAGCAGCGTGACCGCCGGCCAGCCGGCCAGTTTGCATTCCGCCCCGGTGTTGCGGACAGTCAGCGCCGCCCGGTACTGCCCGGCAGCCGGGCGCGGGCCGGCCGACGTGACATGCAGCTGGCCTGGCGTGCAGTCGCGCGGCGTGGTGCTGGCCAGCGCCGGCATGATGCTGGCGGCCAGGGCAGCCGCAGTGATGATCGTGCCGGCGGTGATAGCGGTGATGGTGCGCATTGCGTGTGTCCCCCTGCGTGGTCTGGCTGGTGAGTTTCCCGGCGGCCGGAAGATCCGGCTAGCTGGTGTAGCGGAAGGCGAAAGCCGTGCCCGGCTCGAAAAGCCCGGCGTCCTCGCCCTCGAAGTAGCGCGCTAGCCTGCCGTACTGGCGCAGGCTGCCGGACAGCGTGTCGCAGTCGCCGCCCGTGGTCGCGTGCCAGGTCTGGGTCTCGCCTGTGCTCCCGTACGGGTTCGCGTAGCTGGTGACTTTGGTGATCTGGACGACGCGCAGGTTGCTGTCCCAGAATCGCGCGCCTACGGTCACCGGCTGGCTGTCCGCGCTGTAGTGGCTGGATGTGGTGTCAGGCATGGCTGCCTCCTGTTCTCTCACTGGCCGCGGGCCTGGCTGAGCACTTCCTGGCGTGCGGCCAGGATGAGCAGGACGCCGCCGATGGCCAGCTCCAGCGCGTCCAGCGTGCGGGTGATGTGGCGGCGCGTGGCCGCGATCGGTGCGATGATGCGTCTCCTGATCGTGTGAATGTTCCGGGCGCCCGGAAGGTCTGGTCAGCGTGGGCCAGGCTGGTAGGTCCCGTTATCGAGGGCGCCGGGCTCGTTGAGGAACATGCCGGGTGTGCAGGGCAGTACCTCGAAAGAGCCGAACCCGGACGCTCGCGCTTTCTGCTGGAATTCTGCTGCCTCCCGGCTGTCCGGGCCGGGGAACGGGCCGAATGTGAACCGGTCGTGCCAGCCCAGGTTGACGGGCCTGCACCGGATCGCGTATCTGGGCATGCTTGCCTTCCTGTTCCTGTGTGAATGTTCCGGGCGCCCGGAAAGTCAGGTCGTTTGCGCGCCCTGGGTTGTGATCCGGGCGAACAGCCGCGCGGCTTGCGCCCAGGCCAGGCCGCTGCTGACCTCGTAATCGGTGTCGATGGACCAGCGGCTGAGCAGCGGTGCCCAGCGAGCCCGGAACACGCTGTAGCGCGGGGCAGCGTCAGGCAGCCGGGCTGCGCGTCCGGTGCTCTCCGTCCGGGTGATCACGGTGAACGTGAAGTCCACCCGGCCGGAACTGGGCAGGTGCCGGAACGCTGAGACGACTTCCTCGCCGTGGATAGCGGCAGGCATGGTGTAGGGGCTGGGTGTGGTGCTGTTGCTCATGATGATGTCTCCTGTCCGGTGTCTGGTGTCCGCTCAGCGCCGAGCGCCCAGCGGGTGCTGGTGAAGGGCCGGATTGTGGTGAGGTCTGTTACCCGGATGATCCGGCCGAGGCTGGCCCGGCCTGCGATCCAGCGCCGGTTTATCTCCGTGTCCGCGTCAGCCTGCGTCATCCGGGGCAGGTTCCTGATCAGCTCATGGGTGGGGTGCCGGCAGCCGTCCAGGATCACGTACTCCTGTACGGGCTCGATCCGGTTCATGATGTCTCCTGATCTGCTTGCTTGATGGCGTCAACGACTGCGAGATACGCGGCGTAAATGGACTCGGCCGCAGCCGTGGCTGCTTCCTGGCCGGTGTGCTGGGTGACGTGCGGCTCAAAGCCGGGGATGCGCGCGGTCAGCGTCACGCCGTGCTCGCCGTCCGCGCGCTCGATCCGGAACCAGCCCATGCGCAGGATCATGACCCGGACGGGCCGGCCTGTCTCCGGGTGCGTGACCCGTGAGTCCAGGACAGCCCGCAGGGTGGCGGTCATGACACCAGCGCGGTCAGCCAGCTCAGCGCATCGCGGTAGCCGAGCCCGTGCCGCCCGCCGCTGGCCGGGCTGGTGACCGCCGCGCTGTCCGGAACCTCCTGCCAGGTTCTGCCGTCGTGCATGATCCGGTGCACGGTGAACGTCTGGTGCCCGGCCGGGCTGGTGCGCTTGACCACGATGACGTGCTGCCAGCGGGGCGAGTCCAGGTGCACCGGGCAGCGTGCGGCGGCGACTACCGGGTTACCCCTGAACTCGTCCGGCGGCGCCAGCGTGGGGATGCTGGCCTGGCTCATGGTGTCGGGCATAGTGATGTCTCCTGTCTCCTGGTCAGTGGCTGCCCAGCGGCCCGGCCGGGCCGATGTCCTCGCCCTTAGCCAGCCGGATGGCCAGCGGGGACCAGCCCAGCGCGACCAGCGTCTGCTCGGCGTCAAAACGCGCGCTCGGCCCGGACAGCGGGCTGTGCAGGGTCTGCGCAGCTTCCAGCTCGGTCATGATGTGTCTCCTGTCTCCTGTTCGTTGTTCCGGGCGGCCGGAAAATTCACTCTGCTGTGGTCAGTTCCAGCTGCGGCCATCGCGCTGCGCACCGGGTGCACACGCCTGCCCATGCCCGGCTGGCGCGGTGCCGGACAACGGGCGGCGTGCCCGGGATGAGGGAAGCGGCTGGCTCATGCAAGTTCACCGGCTCGCCCTCATACGGCTGGCCGTCCTCGCCGCACTGGATGCAGCCCACCACGGGCTCGTCCGCGTAGTGAGCGGTGATGATGTGCTGGCCGAACGTCCATTCACCGCACCGGATGCAGCCCTGGCAGCCCTGCTCGGCGTGCCAGTGCTCCGGGTCACCGGGGGCATCGGTTAGCTGTGCGCTTTTCTCGCGGGCCTTCTTCCGGCCGTTTTCCTTGGCCTGGCCGACATCAAACACGATCTGGCCGGATATCGTGCCCGGCCCGGTGCTGCTGTCCGGGTAGCGCTTTGCGAGGTACTGGCCCCAGCTGACCTGATCAGGCGTGCCCGGGAACGGTGGCCGGCTGCCATTTTCCCGGCGCCCGGAAGATCCCCCGTCCTCCGCGCGGGCCGCCTCGTCCTCCGCGCGCCGTGCCAGCCCGGCCGGCGTGTAGCACTGGCAGCTGTCTTCCAGCTCGTAGCAGTCATCGCATGCCCCGCACACACGGCAGTACCGCGTGACGGGGTCCACCGCGCCCGGCTCGTTGCAGATCCAGCAGTCCTCACCCGGGGCGCCGTCGTAGGCCCAGCTGGCGCTGTACCGGCCATAGCTGGCACTGTAGCGGTCGCTGGCCTCCCACACATCCGGGTCGTGCGGCATGGGCGTGCCGGCGTTCTGTTCGTGGAACCGCAGGTACTTGCCCACCATCGCGAACGTGTCGTTGAGGTAGGCGTAGCCGCGCTCGGAGTGATAATCGCCCCGGTACCCGACGCCCCAGTTGAACGCCTTGGCGTTCAGGTGCTCCAGGGAGGCGATGTCGGAGAAACTGCCGCTGCCCATTGCTGCGCCGCTGGCTTCCACGAGCCCGCGGCTGGCCCGGTCTTCGTACTGGTACATCACGACATCCGTGCCGCCGCGATCGAATTCGATGATCCAGTCATACTCCTTTTCCGGCTTGAAGAACTCGGCCGTGGACAGCCCGGATTCCTCGCCCACGGTGAGCAGCCAGTCGCAGGTAAGGCCCAGCTTCGGTAGCAGGTCCAGGATGACGTACGCGCCGAGGCGGTCATCCAGCGCGCCCGAGACGATCAGCGGCCCGTTTTCCGTGGTCCGGAAGCGCGGCACGCGGCGCTTGCCCGCCACGACCGTGTCCAGGTGCGCGACCGCCAGCACGCGCGCGCCGTTGTCCTTGAAGTGGTAGTAATCTTCCGGGCGCCCGGAATCTCCCGGGTACCGCAGGTACGGTGCTGGCTGGCTCACGTGGACGGTCTGCATCCCGAAGGCCCGGCCGAACCGGTCTTCCCGCAGGGTGCAGATACGGGCCAGTGCGTCCTGGCTGTACGCCTGCCGGATCTTGCGGATATCCCGGCTGCGCGCACGGTTCTTGCGCATCGGATCAGTCCTTTCTCAGCCAGCACCTCAGACAGCCGGCGGTGGATGACAGGCCCCGGATCGGCGGGGCAGTGCCCGCAGCTACAGCCGGGGTAGTGGATGAGGTTCAGCCGGCATGCCTCGCACGGCTCGCCGGGGCGGGTGTGGAATACCCAGGTGATCTCGCTGCCGGGGCCGTACAGCCTGCGCATGGTGCGCCGGGTCTTCCGGGCGCCGGGAATTTTCCTAGGCATAAGCCGGCTCCCGCCCCTGCTCGGCGGCATACAGGCTGGCGTGCCGGTCGACGTACAGGTTCAGGTCGCGGTCGGCGTACTGCGCCGTGATGTCCTCGGGCGCAATGAGGTAGCCGCCTGAATTGACGTACATCGGCGAGCAGGAGAAACCGATCTTGCGGTAGGTCCAGCCCGTCATCTGCGCCATGACCCGGGCCGGCGCGTAGCCGCTCAGGTCGCCGTAGCCGTTGAACACTACGAACGCGTCCGGGGTCCCGGTGCTGAACGTCGGGGTCAGGTTCCCCTGCTCGGTCTTCCGCAGCGGCATGACCCAGGCCCGGCCAGTCACGTGGCCGTAGCTGTCGCTGCTGAAGGACCGCAGGCCGAGGCCGCCGTTGGTCTTCAGTGCGCAGCGGCTCTCGCGGTAGTCGGCCCACCAGCACGAATCCTCGTGATAGAAGTCCGCCGCGCTCATGTTCAGGTCCCGGGTGACCTCGATCGCCACGTCGGCGCCCGTGCTGTGCTCGCGCGCGAGCTGGCCGACGTGTGACATGGCCTCTGCCGGCAGCTTGAGCTGGAACCGCTGGTAGGCAAGGCGGCTCAGCCGCTTGGCGTAGTTCCCTTCCCTGGTCTGCCACTGGTCGCCCAGCGCGTCCAGGTAGTAGCTCAGCGCGCGGTACTCGCCGGCGCCGCCGTAATAGCGCAGGTACCGGCTGATTTCCGCCAGGCCGTCCGTTGAGATGGTGCCCGCGGGCAGCTCGATCGTGACCCGCGTGTCGTTCGCCAGCCAGCCGTCGCCGTTGCGGATCGTGAATTCCTGCTGCGGCGATTCACAGCAGCCGTCGTCGCTCTCGTCGTGGTCGTGGTAATCGGCGTCTTCGTCTTCGTAATACCCGTCGCAGTCCTCGCACCATGAGTAGTAGCGGTCGCGGCAGCGGTCGCAGACGGTGTTCCCGTTCAGCATCCCGTTGACGCCATCGGACGGGAACCGGCCGTCGCAGCTGTCGCAGCTGTACCAGTCATCCCAGCACGCCTCGCAGATGTCGCTGCTGCCGTTCTCGGCCGAGCGCAGGCCTGATTCCCATTCCGGATGGGCGCAGTTATCGCACCAGCCGAGGTCATCGATCTCATCCGGGTCCCGGACCAGCGTCCGCAGGTGCTCCGCGAAATCATCCTGCGCCGTGGAGTAGCGGGGGGGCTGGAACGCGCCCCATAGCTCGGCCAGGTCCAGGTCGCTCGCGTCCGGGGTGCGGTTGCGGCCATACCGGTCGTCGCCGTCCTCGTCGTAGCCCTCGCGGTCGTAGCCATCGCGGTCGTAGCCAGCCGCGCTGTAGCCATCGCGGTTGTAGCCGTCCGCGTCATAGCCGAACGTGTCGTAGCCGTCCGTGCCGTAGCCGGCGTTCAGCGTGAGCTGGCCGTCAATGTTCCCGGCGCCCGGAACTTCTCCCGGCTGGCTGCGCGGGCAGTCCGCCGGGACGTGGAACGCGGTTGCGGTGACGCCAGTCAGGAACCATGTCTCCAGGTACCCTTCGGCGTTGCGCCGCTCGATCGGGGCGTAGAACCCGTCCGCGCTGACCGGCAACGTCTCGCCAAGCCGGCGCCAGATGAGGCACGGCAGCCCGTCCTGGTGCTCATGGAACTCATTGGCCGTCATGGCCTGGTTACGCGTGATCATGATGTCTCCTGGTCATCGGGTAGTGCTGGATTGAGTGAATGTTCCGGGTGCCCGGAAGATCGGTTATGAGGCCATCTGGCGGCCGGGCAGGGGCTGCCACGCGAACCCGTGGCCAGCCGGCTGGCAGATCTGCCAGTGCCCGCGGTATTCCCGCGTGTTGCCCCAGTCGTCCACCGTGCACCGCATGATCCGGTGATGCGTGGCCGCCGCGTGGTGATGCGGCGCGCGGTGATGCGTGACCGCCGCGTGCGCGATGCTGGCGGGAACCAGCGCGGCCAGGGCCAGCGCGAGGATAACGGGCAGCCTGGTCAGCATGTGTGTCTCCTGTTCTGCTGTGGCCGGGAAGTTCCGGCCGCCGGGAAAATTCAGCCTGGCTCATCAGCGCGCGGCGGCAAACCCGCGCGGACGGGCACGTGGCCCGTTTCGCCTGGTCCGGGGACGCTAGCCGATGTGGTGCGTGACCCAATCGGGCGCCGTGCCGCCGACGACCGTGATGCGGTAACCCAGCCTGCGGATTGCTGCCAGGTCGGCATCGGTGAACGTCTTGCGCCCGGTCAGTGCGAGCAGCGCGTGCGCCGTGTCGCATACCGGGTAGACCGCGTCCTTGCCGTACACGCTGCGTACCGTGACCTTGATTTCGACGTTGGCTTGCGTGATCATGCTGATGTCTCCTGAGTCTGTAAGGTGGCCGGCCCTAGTGCCGATCGGGCCGGCCGGCTGATGCCACGTCGCTAAGGGCACCGTGGCAGGCGGTCAATGTTCCGGCCGCCGGGAAGATTGCCGCGTGGGCCGGCTAGTGGCTGTCACACAGCCAGTTGCCGCCCCATAGGTACGTCTGCGCTCCGCAGACCGGGCAGTCCGGCGCGACGGCTGAGAAGATCGCATCGGCCACGTCGCCGGCATGCCCGTGCGGCGGCCGGCCGCCCAGCACGATGTGCTTGCGGAGGGAATCGGCCAGTTCCCGCGCGGCAGCGCGCTGGTCATCGCGCATCGCGGCGCGCATGTCCGCGTACGCCTGGTCAGGATCGAATGCGGGTGCGAGCGTTGCGGTCATGATGGGTGTCTCCTGATCACTGAGCGCGGCCAGTGTTCCGGCCGCCGGGAAGATCGGTCAGTATGTGCATCCGGCGCCGCTAGGCGGCAAATGGTCCTCTTGCCGGAGGTCTTTCGCGAATGTGCACGCGTAGTAGTGGTGAAGGCGTGGCGTATGGTCGGCCTTGGCTAGCAGTGCCGTGGCGCCTATGGCCAGGCCAGCGATGACCAGGCCGGCCGCAATCCAGAAGATTCGCATGGTGCCGGCCGCCTACGCGGGCAGGGAATGCAGGCTGCGGGTACCGTCCGCGTGCGCGACCACGAACCAGTGCGTAGTGCCGGCGACCCAGCTCTTGACAATGGTGTAGCGCATGGTTACCTCACCACCTTGACCAGCGCACCCGTGTTCAGGCATGCCCACGTAGTGCCGTCCGTGGTTGTGGCCGTCTGGCCGGCCGTGATCGTCCCGCCACCGTCAAACGTGCACGTGACGGGCGTGCTGTGCGCGACGGCCAGCGCGATAAGAAGCACAATCAGGCCGCCCCATCCTGATAGCGCCATGCTGGTAAGGGATCGCTTGCTCATGGTGATGTCTCCTGATCTTTAGGGGTCCGGCGGCCGGGGCAATGTTCCGGCCGCCGGGAAGTTCGGCTAGTGAAGGTCGATCCAGCGGGCGCGCTCGGCCACGTCGCCGGCGTTGCCGGCCGGCAGGACAGTTGGCGCGCGGTGCGTCTGCATCGTGGCCGGCTTGACCCATGTCCGCATATCGGCGAACCCGTCGCACGGCGCGTACGCCGTGTCGGACATGGGGGGTAGCGGCGAACCGGAGGACAGGCCGGCGTAGTTCACGGGTGCGCCCGTGCGGCGTGCTGGCCGGGCCGGCCGCGCGCGATGTACCGGGCCGGCAGTAACGGGCACAGTTGCCGTCCGCCATTCACGGGCTACCGGGTCCCACGTGCGGACAGTCTCAGTCTGGCCGGGCATGATGCCGCCTCTCACTCTTACAGCGGGCCGGCCGCACGGGTAGCGGGTACCGTGCGGCCGGCGGGTAGCGGGCAGGTGGTTACGCGGGCACCGCGATGCGGGCCGGCTTGCGCGCGTGACGCGGGCCGTTGCTGGGCTTGGCGGTGCTGGGCTTGGCGGTGCTGGGCTTGACGGCGCGCGCCGGCATCGGCGAAACACCGTTCTTACGGCAGTCGGGGCAGTCGGTGCGCGGCTCACTGGCCGGGTGCGCAGGCACGCCGCGAACCGCGTGCGTGGTGACCTTGACCGGTTCCGGTGAGGCGGCCGGCGTGGCGGACTCCAGTTTGGCTAGCCGAGCGCGGGCCGCCTTCAGCTCGCCCTCTAGGCGCAGCACGTCCGCGCGTGCCTGGTCAACTTCGGACAGGGCCGGCGCGCTGGCCTGGCCGTCCGTGTCCGTGTCCGTGCCGGCGCCGGCAGCGTCGCTCTTGCGCGACTGGACAAGCTTCTGGGCTTCCCGGACCGTCCACACCTGAGAGGTAAGCAGGCTGGCCCGGTCATCCTGCTTAACGAAAACCTGGTGAATGGTGTAACTGTTGTCCGCCGACCGCTCGTCTTCGGCGTACGCGGCGGCGATCGTGCGGTAGTTGATCAGCGTCTTGTATGCGATGCCGATGTCGCCGGCGTAGCGCTGCATTGTCTTGTCCCCGTAGCCGACCGTCACGGCGCCGGCGAGGTCGCCTAGCGTCCACGCGGCTTTTCCGGCGTTCAGCGCGGCGCGCTTGCCGGCCGTCACTGCCTTGGCGTACTCACGGTCGGTCGCGAGGTCTGGCGTGGCCGGCTTGCTGGGCTTGGCGTTGCTGGGCTTGGCGTTGCTGGGCTTGCTGGTCATGATGACTCCCGGTTGGCTCGGTTCGGTTGCTGTCCCTGTCTGGCCGTACGGCCAAGGCCGGCCAAGGTGCGTTGTGCGGTGCGTACGTAAGCGAACCGCCGGCAACCCTTACGGGCGCCCGTTCGCGGAAGTAGCGCGGTGCGCGTGGCACCTTGGCCGACCCAAGGTGTACGGATGCGGATTGAATGGCGGACCAGGTCGGCGGACCGATGATCTAGGCGGCCGGCGCATGACGTGCGCGAGATGTGGCCGTTACGCCGATGCCTGGTCTAGGTGGCAGTGATCCGCGCGGATAGTTGCTAGGCATCCCGCGAATCGTGGGGAACCGTGTTCGCTAAGCGTCCCGGTTCCGCTAGGGCAGACTCACCCCAAAGTTGCCGCGTAGTTCGGTGCGTAGGGTCGCCGGACCGTATCCCCGGTTTACCGGAGCCTGCTGTCCGATTCTGGCGACGTATGCGCGGCGCGTTGCCTCCCGGCTATGCGCGGCGCGTCCTCTAATCGCTCGCCTACCCGCTTGCGCGGCGTGTCCTCAGCTATGGAGTTCTCAAGGTGCCCGCCGGCCGTGTCCCGTGCCATTCGGTGGGGGCCGGCGTCCCGTTCGGTATTTGGTTGAGACGCCAGTATGCGCAGAGTCCGTAAGAGTATGCAAGCTCAATATTCCCGACGGCCGGACTATTGCATGATCATCAGGCTCTGACTTGCGACGATAACAAAAAATGTGACGTGCATCACATTGTGGCGCGTCCGTCTGTCACGGTGCCCCGTGGCCGGGCCGGCCAGTGCTGGCCAGGCATGCCCTGGGGACCGCTCTTGACCAGCCAAAACGCCTAGCGCGGCTAGGGTGGCCTTATTGCCTAGGGTTGGGGGGTAAACCCGTTAGCGTGGCTCTCAGAGCCGTTTAGGGCCATGTCCGGTTTGCCCGTTTCTCTGGTCTGGGCCTGGGCTGGCCCGACGCGATATATCGCGCTACCTGGTGAGCCGTGCCGTGCCCGTGGCCACCTGGTGAGCCGTGCCCGTGGCCACCTGGTGAGCCGTGCCCGTGGTCGCCCGGCTGGCCGTGCCCGTGGTCGCCCGGCTGGCCGTGGCCGTGGTCGCCCGGCTGGCCGTGGCCGTGCCCGGTATGCGGGAACACACGCGGCGTGCCCGTGGTTGTCACCTGGTGAGCCGCGCTCGGTGGCTACCTGGTCAGCCGGCCGCCTGGTGAGCATGGGTCGTTAGCAAGGGCAACTGTTAGCCGTGCTAAGGATTGTCGTTAGCAAGGGCAACTGTTAGCCGCGCTAAGGACTGTCGTTAGCAAGGGCAACGGTTAGCCGGGCTAAGGATTGTCGTTAGCAAGACTAATGACCTGTTGCAGAAATTCGAATGCCTGTTCGTCGTACAGGTGTTCGATTTTTTTGTGCGCATTAGGGGGGATGCCTGCCACACGCGATTCTCCCCGCGCGAAAAATACCCGCGCACGTGAAGCTCGAACAAAATCGCGAAATCTGTTCTGGTGTGATGGTGACCGGACGTGTGACCCAGATCGCCGCCCGTCCCGCGATCGCAACGCGCTGACCTGCAAGGATCACGCGGGTGGTCATACCGTCGCGCCCCGCGGGTCACACCAGGATCACAGCCAGGATCACGCCCGCCGATCACACCGATCACACCCTGGACCCTGTGTCCTAGCCCTACAATGGGTGGGTGCGGAAAACCCTGAACCTGGCTGTGCTCCTGGGCGCTTTGCTGGCCGAGCCCGCAGCGCAGTATGGTCTGCAGCTGATGGCGGTAACGGGCCTGTGCTCCGGCACGCTGTACCCGCTCCTGGCCCGGCTGGAAGCCGCGGGACTGGTGGCCGCCGAGCAGGAGCGGGGAGCCCCGCGGGAACTGGGCCGCCCGCTCCGGCGCTACTACCTGCTCACGCCCGCCGGGGCGCGGTTTGCCTGCGAGATGCTGGCCGCGCTGCCTGAGCTGCCCGTGCGGCCGGGCTGAGCACCCGGGGAGGGCCAGCGATGGTGCCCATCCCGGGCTCTGGCGGGCCTGATTTTGTGTGAACGGGGCATGTGCGAAGCGCGAATCCTGGCCGGTTCGGCGCACCTGCCGTCTCAGGCGCCCCGTGAGCCGTATGATCTCGGGCTGGGAGCAGCGCTCAGCAAGTCATCACCGAGCAGGGAGACGACGGGGACATGAAGGTGCTCAGCATGCACAGGTACACCGATATGCAGGTGGCCGAGACCTGCCACGGCGCGTTTACCGGCCTGCAGTCCGCGACCCAGGATGACTTCCCGTCGCCGCCGTTCCTGTACCTGCACCGGGACCTGAAGGAAGCCGCGGCCGAGGGGGTGCGCCGGGCGCGGGCGGGTGGCGTGCTGTCCGCCCGTGAGCACCATCAGCAGTGGAAGGGGTTCATGGAGGCCCGCGGGTGGACGCTGGGCCCGCGCGACCCGGAGGAGCGGACACACCCGGATCTGGTGGACTGGGAGGCGCTGCCGCACGAGGAGCAGGTCAAGGACCGGCTGTTCATCGCCATCGTGATCGCGCTGACCGTGGACACGTGACCGCGGGCATGCGCCGGTCATCAGTCCGCCAGCATGTCCGCGCTGTGGTCGCGTGCCCGTCGTGCACGGCCACTGCCGGGGAGCCCTGCCGGTCCTACCGGGACAGCTGGCATGGCCCGGCGCGGGGCACGACGCTGAGCGAGATGCACGCCGCCCGGTGGGCCGCGTTCCGGGCCTGGCTGGCTGAGCAGGCCCGGCGCCGGTATCTGGAGTCGCTGCCCGTGGCCGGCCCGGTGTGCGCGGACTGGGCAGATGAGGTCTGGGCGGACTGCGCGCACGGCTCGTGCCAGATGGCCGCCGCCGGCCTGCTGCAGGGCTGGGAACGCGAGCTGAGGGAGGCGCTGGCATGACCGAGAAGGCCCTGCAGCTGCTGGATGAGGACCCGGACGCCGCCCTGGAGGTCATCATGGGCCGCCACCGCGGCAGCAAGGCCTGGGCGGCGATCTGCCTGGCCGATGCGATCCGGCACGGCGACTACCCGCAGGGCTGGCGGAAGCTGGACGGGACCCGGCAGGCCGCAGATGTTCCGGGCGCCCGGAAAATGACTCCGGAATGATCCAGCACTGATGCGCATCTGATGTTAGGCTCGGGCCGTTACCCCTTCCAGCAGGACGCACAGGAGGCACCGCATGGAGTACGGTTCAAGCGCCGCGTCGGTGGAGAGCCGCGAGATCGAGCCGGGCGGCAGCAGCTCGCTCTGGTTCAACCCGCGGCCGGTCATCAGCGTGCACCAGACCGAGTCCATCTAGCCGGCTCGCGCGGGACAGCCCGCGGCCTCGCGGAACAGGCCGCGGGCTGTCCCGGTAACCGGGACGGCCGGTGGCGGGCCGGGGAATGGGGCTGCTCGCTCGGCCTGTCCCGCTACTGGGACCGGCACCGCTGCTCATCACACGACCGGGGAAGGAACCCGTGAACCTCAGCTTCAACCCCAACGGGGCCAGCGACGCCAGCGCCAGCCACCAGGCGGCCGACCGGCACTACCCGGGCGCGAACCTGCTGGCCCGGCTGCTGACCGCCAGCGGCGAGGAGACCAGCCCGCTCTGACCCTGGCCGGCTGGCCGTTTAATTAGGTAGGCTAAGCAGATGGACTCTCACGAGCTGGCCGCCGCGCTGACGCTGGCCATCACCCGGCTGGACCGTGATATCCACATCCGCCAGGCCCCGGGCGTGACCGTGGGCGAGCTGGCGATCCTGACCCACCTGGACATGCTCGGCCCGTCCACCCCGGCCGACCTGACCCGGCTGGAGCGGATCGCCAGCCCGTCCATGACCCGGTATCTCAAGCGGCTGCTGTACCGCCAGCTGATCGATATCGTGCCCAACCCGGCCGACAGGCGCAGCGCACTGGCCACGATCACCGATGCCGGGCGGGTGCAGGCCGCGCAGGCGCGGGCCGGGGCGTGGCTTCCTCCTCAGCTCGCTGCGCTGCTGCCGCAGGACCAGGCTGTGCTGGAAGCGGCGCTGCCTATCCTGCAGCGGCTGTGCGCCGAGCCCGACTGCACCGACGATGGCGCTGGCCCGGCTCCGGGGCCATCACCGGAACCGGGCCAGCCAGAAGCACCGTAACAGCTCACCAGGCCGCTAACCGCAGGTTCAGTCCAGCGCGAGGTCCCATTCCTCAACCGTCGCGGCGTCCACCGCGCGTGTCACCCGGCTCAGCGACCACGGGCCGGTGTTGATCTCACCGTTCTTGCCGAACCCGACCCACTTGCCGCGGTAACCCGTGCCGGCCTCGTGCTCCAGCATCTGGAACGCCCCGGTGTAGGTGGCGCTGCGGTAGTAGCCATCGGCCTTGGTCCGCTCGGTCCAGGTCCCGGTGAGCACCTGGCCGTTGAGCGAGGCGTCCATGGAGACCGCGCTGGTGCTGGCGGGCACCGACCGGATCATCAGCCGGCCGCCGTCGTGCAGGACCAGCACGTAATGCCGGGAGGTGAACTCCGCACCGTCACGGCCCGAGGAGGCGTAGGTGTACTGGCTCAGCCAGATCCCGGTCAGCGGGCCGTGCCCGAGATCAGCCGGGACCGGCAGCACCGGGGCATCCAGCCCGGCCTCGGCCGCGGCCTGGGCCCGGCTCATCCCGTAGTTCAGGTCGGCGTCGAAGCCCAGGTTCCCGATCGGCTGGCCGAGCACGTCTTCCAGCAGGAGCTGGTACCGCGGCTGCGGGCGGCGCACCCGGCCGTCTTCCCAGCGCTGGACCATAGCGCGGTTGCACCCGTTCAGGTCGCCTGAGCGCCAGCCGGCCCGCTGGATCTCCCGGGCCAGGCCGTCCTGGCTCAGCCCGGCGCGGCGGCGGGCCTCTTTCAGCGCGATGTTGGCCATGATTCCACGCTAGCACTGGAATGATGCCTAAATGATTCAGCGTTCTAGCTAGTTGACAGTGCGTCGCGGAGGTTACGCTATCGATCCGGCTATGTCTTTAGCGACGCTAACGGACTGCGGTGGTACTCTAACCGCAGACGGGGGTAGGGCCCGCTGACACGAGCCGTACCCCCTGACCGACCCCGTTGCGAGGAACGAGGACCGGATGAACCAGAACTCTAGCCGGGAAGTGCCCTGGCGGGCAGGCCCCGCCCAGGATGACGGCGAGCGCGCGGTAGCTACCCTGCGGTCGTTCAGCGCGACCGTGCGCGGCGCCCGGGACAGCGCGGCTGCCGTGGCGCACTCGGCTGGGGAAGCCGCCTCGGCGGGCGTGCGCACGATGCAGCACCGCCGGGCCTGGCTGACCGCCGTGCCGATCGCGGGGGTTAACTCGATCGCGTTCCTGGGCCAGCTCGGCTGGCTGCGGGACAACCTGCGGTGGTTCCTCGGCGGCCAGATCCTGTTCGCCGCGGTGCTGGAGTCCATCGCGGTCTACCTGGCCTGGCAGGCGCACCTGGCGCAGAAGGCCGACGACTCCGCGCTGCGGCTGCGGCTGGCCGCCTACCTGGTGGCCGGCGCAATCGGCGCCATGAATTACAGCCACTACTGCGGCCGGGCCGGGCGGCCCACGGTGCTGGCGGTCGCGTTCGCGCTGTGCTCGGTCATCTCGCCCTGGCTGTGGTCCATCCACTCGCGCCGGGAGTCCCGGGACGAGCTGAAGGACCGCGGCCTGATCGAGCCGCATGCCGTCCGCCTCGGCGGCACTCGCTGGGCCCTGCACCCGTACCGGTCGTTCCGGGTCATGTTCCACGCCACCTGGGCGGGCGAGACCGACCCGGCGCGTGCCATCGCCCTGATCGGCGTGCCGCGCACCTGGCCCGAGCGCCGCGAGACCGCCAGGGCCGTGCGCGCGTTCACTGACACCGCCCAGGCCATGCACGCGGCGGGCACGTTCCCCGCTGAGCCGGCCGCGGAGAGCGCCGTGCCCGCGGTCACGCCCGTGGTGCCCGCGGTGCCCGCCCGGGTGCGCGTGCCCGTGCCGCCGCGCCCGCCGAAGCCTGCTGTGACCGCGAGGAACGTGACCCCGCTGCCCGCGCGCACGGAGCCGTTCCCGCTGCGCGGTGAGCACGAGCACGCGCTGGTGGACGAGCTGGTCGTCAAGGCGAAGGCCGGCGTCCCGCTGCCGGAGCAGTGGGACCTGGCCAAGGGCCGGCTGAACCGCAACCGGCGCGCCGCGGCCCGGGTGCTCGCGCACGTGGCCGCGCGGCTGGAAGGTGGCGATGGCAATGACGATGACCGAGCCTCCCGCGACTGAGACCGCTCCCGCGCGCACGGGCCGGGTGGGCTGGCGGCGCCTGCTGCTGCTGATCGCCGTGCCCGTCGTGCTCGCGATCGTGCTGCTGCATGGGCTCGGCGGCCGGACGATGCTGCTCGTGGGCCTCATCGGGGCCGCCGTGCTCGTCTTCGGGTTCATCATCTGGCGGCTTCCGCACCTGCGCCGGCATTTCGCCCGGCCCGGCGGCCCGAGGCAGCCCCGGCAGCCGCGGGTGCGCTCGCAGATGTGGCACCGCCGGGTGCGCTCGCAGATGTGGCACCGCCGGGTGCGCTCGCCCGGCCGCCCGCCTGGCGCTGGCTGGAAGCCCGGTGCGGGCCGCCGTCACTTCGGTGGCGGGTCCCGGCGCGCGGGCGGGTTTGCGCACCGTTCTCCCGGTTCCCTGCTTCACCGCCGCCGGGCCTCCGGCGGGCAGGGAGCGGGGGCTGGCAGCCGGCGCCGCTCCGGATCGGTCCCCGGGGGCCGGCGCCGGGGCGGTTCCGGCACATCTGGTTCCTTCCGGCGCGCCTCTGGGCATGGACGGCGCTCTGGCGGGAGCTTGCGCGGTTCCCGGCGGTCTGGGCACAGTTCCGGGTCCTCCCGCCGCGGTTCCGGGCATTTCGGGGGGACCCGGCGCCACCGCGGTCTGGCCACCGCGGGCCGCCGCCGGCCCTCCACCAGCACGGCGCGGCGACCCGGGGGCCGTACGTCCGGGTCGCCGCGCCGCCGCAGCCTGTTCCACCCGTTCGGCGGGGGGCACCGCAGCAGGATCGCCTCCGGCCGGCGCACCGGCACGGGCAGTACCGCTCGCCGGCGCAGCCTGCTGCACCCGTTCGGCGGGGGCCGGCGCAGCGGGTCCGGCGGGCCGGGCCGCCGCAGTGGCACGGGCAGCACGCCGCGCCGCCGCAGCTTGTTCCACCCGTTCGGCGGCGGGCGCCGTCGCAGTGGCACCGGCACGGGCAGCACGCCGCGCCGCCGCAGCTTGTTTCACCCGTTCGGCGGGGCCCGCCGCCGTGGCAGTGGCGGTACCTCCACCGGGACCGGTTCTGGCACGGCCCCGCGGCGCTGGCGTCACCCGGTGCGCGCCATCACCGGCCGCCATCGGCCGTTCCGGGCCCTGGCCGGGCACCGGGCATTCCGGCCGTGGACGTGGGGCAACCCGGCCGCCCGCAAGAACAGCCGGGCCGCGCGCAAGGCCAGCCGGATGCGGCGGCGGAACTGGGCCCGGCGGGTAGCTGGCAACCCGTACCGCAAGCGCAGCCACGGCTGGGCCTTCTGGCGGAACTGGACCCGGCCGCTGCACCCGGGCCGGGCCGGCCGCCGGGCCGCGGTACGCAGGCTGAGCTTTGCCCAGCAGATGAAGCGGCGCTGGCGGGCCCGGCACGGTGGCCTGCCCGGCCTGGGCGGGCGGCGCAAGCCGCTGGGCGTCCGGTTCGCCGAGTGGCGCCGCCGTGCGCCCCGCCCGCTGTACGGCCGGTTTGGCCGCCTGAGCCGCAACGGGCTGGCCCGCAAGCTGGACCGGCAGCGGATGCGGCGGCATCTGCGCCGTGGCGGGGGACCGGCACCGCTGAGCCCCAACCAGCGCCCGTCCCGGACGCAGCGCCAGCCGGGCCGCAGTACCCCAGTCAGCCCGAACCCCGCCACCACCGGGCCCGTGTCAGGAAGCGGGCCCGGGACGTACCGAACAGGAGATGGGAAGATGGATGTAGGCGCGATTTCCGATGAGATCGAGGCCGCCGGCAATCAGGAGTTCCGCGACCCCGATCACGTGCACGAGACGATGCGGGACCTGCACCTGGTCCTGGAAGCGACTCAGGGCGCGCTGCAGCGTATGAGCGAGCGGGTTCGTGAGACCGGCCTGCGGGAATCTTACGCAGACCAGATCGCCGAGACCTCGGGCAAGCTCGGCGGCCTGGCCGAGGAGCTGTCCTCGATCATCGGCGGCGGCGTGATGGACAACCACGGCAGCTGACCAGGAGCAGGACCAGGAGCAGGACCAGGAGCAGGAGAGGTGAGCAGGTGAAAGGCCCCGCCGGCTACGGCCGGTACGACGATGACCCCGGGCACGTGGGCTGCCCGTGGGCCCGGTCGGACATGACCCCGTGCGTGGCCCGGGACGGCAGGACCGCCCTGTCCAGCGGGCTCGCGCAGGTCTGTGCGGGCTGCGGCAACACCGTGCCGTTCCTGATCTCAGACCTGGCCGGGGAGTACGCGCCGGCCAGGTCCCTGGTCCCGCTGGAAGACCAGGAAGCCCTGGCGGATGAGTTCGCCGACGTGGTCCGCGAGGCCACTGAGCCATCAGGAGGTGGGCAGCGATGAGCAGGCCCGAGGTATTCGTGTCGGTCGATATCGAGGCAGACGGCCCTGCGCCCGGCCTGAACTCCATGCTGGCGCTGGGCGCTGTGGCGTTCACCGCAGGCGGGTTCCAGCTGCGCTCCTGGTATGCCACGCTGGAGCCGCTGCCCGGTGCTCATCAGGACAAGGGCACCATGGCCTGGTGGAAGACCCAGCCGGAAGCCTGGGCCGAGGTGACCGCCTGCCCCATCCAGCCTGAGCACGCCATTCCGGACTTCGTGGCCTGGTGTGAGCAGCTGCCCGGCAAGCCGGTGGCGGTGGGCTGGCCGATCGCGTTCGACTTCGCGTTCATCAACTACTACTGCTGGCAGTTCTGCGGCCGGAACCCGCTCGGCTTCGGCGGCCTGGACATCCGCTCCTACGCCAATGGCCTGGCCGGGTACACCAGCTACCAGGGCCTGCCCGAGCGGGAGCTGCGCGCCCTGGCCGGCCGGGTTGACACCACCGGGCTCCGGCCGCATGTGGCCGTGGACGACGCGATCGAGCAGGGCCGCCTGTTCATGGCGCTGCGCCGGTACGCCCAGCTGAACCTGGAGGAGGTGGAAGTGCGGTGAGCGATATCGATGAGGACGAGGATTACGAGCGGGACGAGAACGCCGGCCTGGCTGAGGATGAGCCGTCCGGGGACGCCGGTGAGGCCGGGCTGCTGGACTTCCGCCCGCGGGACGAGCGGGCCCAGCGCCCGCCACGCCAGCCGGTAGCTGTTGAGCACCATCTGTGGACGCACTCGATCGAGAGTTCTGCCCTGGTTGCCCTCAGCATGCTCGCCGGGGCCTACTTCATTAACCGCACCAGCCTGAGCTGGGCCGTGATCATGCTGCCCGGAGCTGTGCTGACCGCGGTGACCTGGTGGGTATCGCTGACCGCCACCGGCTCCCTGGTCATGGCTAACTACCTGGGTGCCTGGGGCGCGTTCGCCACCGCCTGGCTGACCACTGCCCGGTTCACCGGCCTGTGGCACACGCCACTGATCCTGGCCCTGATCACCGGTTCCCTCGTGCTGGCCCCGACCGGCGCCCTGGCCATCGGGCACCACCGGGGCAAGCTGCGCCGTGCCGCCCTGGCCCGGACCGCTCAGGATAGCGGCGCGGACCTGCAGCGCTGGAAGATCCGGTTCGTCCGCCACGGCGTGCCGAACGTGGACATCCTGGAAGTGCTCCGGTTCGCCGGCGAGACCCAGGTGCACGGCCGGCTGGGCAAGGCTACCGACCTGATGCGCGCGCCCACGTTCGCCGCCCTGGAGGCCATTACCGGGCCGCTGGCTGTCGATGCCCGGGTCTCGCCGGACTGCGTGTACTTCCAGCAGGGCCGCACCGCGGCTGACTTCGTGCTGCACCTGCGGGACAAGGCCACCCGGCGGGAGGTCGTGCCGCTGCCCCGGGACAACTCACCGACGACCATCAACGAGAAGATGGCCATCGGCGTGCAGGACAACGGCCGGGAGTACAAGATGCTCCTGCGCGAGGTCTCCACGATGATCGTCGGGGTCCGCGGGTCGGGCAAGTCGAACCTGCTGAACGTGTTCCTGACCCTGCTCGCGCGGCACATGGACTGCCTCATCTTCATGATCGACCTCAAGGGCGGCCGGACGGCGCGGCCCTGGTTCGAGCCGTGGGTCCAGGGCGACTGCGACCGCCCCGTCATCGACTGGCTGGCCACCACCCGGGAGGAGGCCAAGATGATGATCGAGGCCCTGAACCGGGCGGGCAACGCGCGCGCTGAGTCCGGTGAGGGCTGGGAGAAGATCACCCCGACCAAGGACACCCCGGCCATCATCCTGGTCTGCGACGAGACCGCCATCATGACCGGGCACGGCACCCGCAAGGACGGCGTGTCCAACTACAACATCGCCATGGAGCTGGCCACGCTGGTGGAGACCTTCCGGTCTGAGGCCATCGACTATCTTGGCTCGGCACTTCGTGCGAACGTAGACATCATGGGCTCCACTGCCGTCAAGTCCCAGTCTGAGGTCCGGATCGGCCTGCGGGTGACCTCCGTAGGCGACGGCATGTCCATCTTCCCGGACCACCCAGACCAGGCCAAGCGGCTGGCCGCGCTGCGGGACAAGGGCGACGGCATCGTCAAGTACGGCGCTGACTTCAGCCCGGCCGTGCACTTCTACCGGGTCGGCTCCCGCAAGCGCATCCTGGACACCGCGCGGGCCACCGGCAACCACCGGCCCGCGCCCGAGCAGCGCATCGTGGAGGCCATGGGCGAGGCCTACACCGAGCGCTGGAACCGCGAGCACGGCCAGCGGCTGCTGAGCGCCTGGCGCCGGGACATCGGCCTGCCCGGCCGGGCGCCTGGTGACGAGCCGGAAGCGGACGTGGATGATGAGTTCGCCGAGATCATCTCGCACTCGTGGAAGGAAGACCCGGAGAAGCCCCCGCACGCCAGCCGCAAGCGGATGTGGCAGCTCATCCACTCCAAGGGCATGAACGGCCTGTCGGTGGCCCGGATCACCGCCATCCTGGACAGCGAGGGCCTGAACGTCCGCCGGGAGACCATCCAGCGCTGGCTGAAGGACGACGAGTCCCGCGGCCTGGTCCAGCGCACCGGGGCGCCCGTGCACCGCTGGGTCTGGATCGGCCGCGGGGAGAGCAACGAGCTGCTGCGGTAAAGCAGCCCTGGTAGACTGTAAAATGACACTAACGGACAAGCCTGGGAGGAGGAAGCGCAGATGCTCTGGACCATTCTCGGCTGGGCGGTGGTCATCCTGATCATCCTGTGGGTCGTGCACAACCCGCAGGCAGCCGCCAACGACGTGCATGGCCTGTTCGCGTTCGGCAGCGACCTCAGCCACTGACAGCCGGTTACGCGCTAGATTGCGCAGGGCAGGCCGCTCAGAGGAGAGACATGATCACGATCACGACTACCAGCCCCGCCGAGGCCCGCGCTGCCGCTGACCTGGTAGCCAGCTTCCCGCCTGGCGTCTCATACCAGGTCTGGCTGGACGGCTCGGTTGTTGCCTCGCGCGGCGAGCCGGGCTCAGATACCACCCGCGGGCAGTGGGGCACCGAGCCCGAGATGCGCTGACCCCCGCCCGGAACACAGGAACAGGAGACCGCACGACCATGACCACGCATGACCAGATCCCCCAGCTGGATGACGACGGCCCCGTTACCGTCACCGGCATGGCCGCTAAGGTTGCGGCTGAGACAGCTGAGCGCCGGGCCCAGGATCGCGCTGGCCGGCTCGCCGCCCGTACCCGCACCGCCCGCAAGGACGCGCTGGAGATGGCCCGCTCGTTCGTCCTGAGCCAGCGCGAGGCCCCGCGGCTGGCGCTCGGGGTCGCGCAGCAGCTGGCCAGCTGGGTGCTGGCCGCCGGAGGCGAGACTGACGCGGATGTGCTGGACCGCCGGCTCCGGGCCGTGTGCCTGTATTTTGATGCCTGTACCCTGACCCGTGGCCGCCGGGGCCTGGACGGCCACGATGTGGGCGAGTTCCTGGCCGGGGTGCAGACGTACCTGGATTACCTGGACACCGGCCAGATCCCCGCTGCGGACACCAGCCGGGAAGCCGTTTCCGGACCTGGCCGGGGGCCTGTTATCCCGCCTCCTGCCTCGTCCGGCCTGCCCGCCCGGCTGGCGGATGCGGCAGGCGCGCCGGAACCTGAGATTGACCCGCGGCACGCCTTTCTGCGGGAAGCGCTGATCCGGCACGGCGCCGATGGCGCCACCGTTCAGGAGCTGTGGGGTGAGCTGCTGTGCAGCAACCTGCCGGGCAGCCGCAGCACAAGCCGGGAGCCCGTGTACCACTGGCTGCGGCAGGATCGTGAGGCTGGCCTGGTGCGCCGGGAGCCTGCGGACTTCGGGGTAGGCCGCCCGGCGCACCGCTGGTACTGGACTGCTGCTGAGCAGCCCGCCATCCGCAAGCTGACCCGGGCCGAATGGGCGCACCGGCTGGACCGGGCCGGCCTGGCTGGCGTTCAGGTGCAGGACGTCCTGCATTACCGGGACCGGGCCCTCGTGCGCGGCACCGCCATCATGCCGTTCACCACCTCACCGGGCCGGGTGCGCCAGGCGCTCATGCGGTTCCTGGGTGTTCCCGCGCTGGGCCTCGTCCAGTTCGAGTATGCCCAGAACGGCGAGTTCCTGCTGGACGTGACGGGAGCGCGCCCGTGAGCGACGCCGACCGGCGGCACACCCGGATGCGCGAGATGCTGGCCCAGCAGGGCGAGCGGGGTGCCAGCAGCCGCCAGCTGGCCGGCTGGCTGTCCGGGGAGGGGCTGAACACGCCGCTGGACCGGGTGCAGGGCTGGCTGGCCCAGGACATGAATACCGGGCTGACCCGGATGGTGGCCCCGCTGCACTGGGTCTGGACCGGGCCGCAGCCATGAGCGCGCACGCCCAGCTGGTGAGCTGGCTGGATGACCTGCACCGCCGGGCGGGCCGGCCGAGCACCCGCACGATCGGCGGGGCCGCCGGGGTCAGCCACACCACCGTGCACGACATGCTGACCGGGCAGCGCCTCCCGGCGTGGCCCCGGCTGGCCGCGGTCGCCCAGGTACTGGGCGGGGACCTGGAGGAGGCCGCCAAGCTGTGGGAGCTGGCGGCGGAAGGCCGTTCCGGGCGGCGGGGCCGTCAGGTCGTCATCATCCCCGATGAGGAAGCCGAGGCCATCGCCGTGGCGGTGGCCGTGCTGGCGCATCTCAGCCCGGCCGCCCAGGCCCGGGTCATGGCCTTCCTGGCTGAGCGGTTTCCCGAGACGGAGGGCATCCTGTGAGCCGCCTGGTTTCCATCGGGTTCACCGGCACCCGGCACGGCATGACCCGGGCCCAGATGCTGGCGATGCACCAGCTGCTGTCCCACGAGGTGCTGGCCGCCGAGTGGGAGGACGGCGTGAGCTTCCACGCTCACCATGGCCGGTGCGTGGGCGCGGACACCGAGTTCAGCGCCATCGCCATGATCACCGGGTACCGGGTCATCGCCCACCCGGGCCCGCCCTCACGCTGGTCCTCGGGCTGCCAGGTGGACGAGCTGCGGCCGGAGAAGCCGTTCCTGGCCCGGGACCGCGACATCGTGGCCGAGTCCGGCTGGCTGCTGGCCGCGCCGTACACGCACGCGCCGGTCCCGCATTCGGGGACCTGGACGACCATCTGGTACGCCCTTCAGGCTCAGACCGCGGTTACCGTCATCCGGCCGGACGGCAGCGCCGCCCCGCTGGAGCAGGTGGCCCTGCAGCTGACCCGGGTGATGGCGTCATGAAGACCCTCACCGAGCTGCGTGCCGCGCCCGGCCTGTGGCGCACGCTGATCTGTGCCGTGGTACTGGCCGGGATCTGGATCGCCGCCTTCCTGCTGTCTGTGCCCGGCCTGCTGGCTTATGCCCACATGGTTGTTCTCGCTGAGCTGGGGGTGGCGCCATGAGCGACCGCAAGCACCCGGGCTGGACCGGCGCGCTGCTGAGCGTCGCCTCGGCGTTCGGCTGGTGGCCCGCGATCAGCGGCCTGATGCTGGGGTCCGGGGTGGTCCTGGTCCTCAATCACTACAGCTGGGCCTGGGCTGTGCTGGGCCCGGCCATAGCCATGTTCGCGCTGTGCTCGCTGGGTACCACAATCCGTGCGCACATGGTTGTCCGCCAGGCCCAGCGCATCCTGGCCAGCAGCAGCGACGGCCCGCCGGGGGGCCGGCCATGAGCACTGTTACCCGCCGCCGGCGCCGCCCCATCCTCATCACGACCCGCCGCAAGCGGCGCCGCTACCGCGCCCCGGTCACCCGCGGCGTGCTGTTCGGCCCGGCGCTCGGCCTGCCGCTGTGGGGCTGGGCCGATCTTGGCTGGGAGCACCTGGCCCGGCCGCTGGCGTGGGGCACCCTGGGCGTCATGCTGGTGGCCTCCCTGCTCATCGTGCCCGCCGCCGCCCTGCTGGTGGCGTTCCTGCCCTCGGCCTGGGGCCTGCTCGTGCCGTGCAGCTGGCGCAAGGCCCACCGGGCCCGGCACGGCCGGGAGAACTGCCGCTCGGCGTACATCCCGGCGTTCCTGCGGCGGCTCATCTTCCGGACCGACCGCTGGCAGTGCGTGTGCTGCGGCAGCGCCATCAATCTGCAGGTCGATCACGTCTTCCCGTGGTCGCTCGGCGGCCTGACCGTGTTCTTCAACCTGGTCACGCTGTGCGCGGTGTGCAACCGGACGAAGTCCAACTACTGGTTCTTCCGCCGCTCCGGCCGGTCGGTCTACGTGCCGTTTGCTGGCGCAGGTGACCGTAGCCGTGCGGCGTACATCCTGGCGTACGAGAAGTCGCACCGCTGGCGCCCGCTGCGGCTACTCCGGGCCGCCTGGGCGCTGAACTAGGAGTCATGGTGGATGAGCACGGGAGCCAGGCCGGGGAGCTGGCCGCGGCCCGGGAGATGCTGCAGCGGTCGGCCGATCTGCTCTGTGACCGGGTCCAGTTCCGCGCGCTGGTAGGCGGCCAGGCCGGCAAGCCCCAGGCCGTAACCGTGGTGGTGGAGGACATCACCTGGCTGCGCCGGGATGACTGCTGCCGGGAGCTGCTGGATTACCTGGCCCTGTACGGGCCGGGCGAGAACGTCATCCTGTGCATTCCCGGGGTAACCGGGCACTGAGGTCTCGCCCCGGTCCGTGCGGCGTACCGATCAGGACACGCCAGGGGTAAACCACTGCGCACATCCGGCCGTCTCAGTACCATCGGGAAGGCTGTCCCGTGGCGTCCCATAAGGGCCGTTAAACCCGTTAAACGCGCAATGGCGGGCAAAGGCAGCATCCATCACCTTATCCCGGGAAGGCACGGAAAACCCACCATGCACAACAGGTATATCAGGGCGGCTGGCGCGCTGGCTACGCTCGTGCTCGCGGGCAGCACCGCCGCGCTCACGGCCGGGCCGGCTGGCGCCGCGACAGCCTCCTACAACGACACGCGGGTAACCGCGTCTGGCACACATGTTGTAGACCGCGTGACCGGCGCGGCAGGTGCACGCGACGTCGCGGCTGTCGCTCCTGCGGTCAGCACGCAGGTCAAGGTCTCGGGCTTGTTTGGCCCTGACTCGGGCGCCGGCACGTACTCGCTTGTGTCCCCGGCCAGCATCGACGGGGTGACGCTGCAGCTGTCCACGGTTGATGGCGGCAATGTCGTCATCTCAGGCAGCGGCACGCCGAGCAGCACGGCGACCACCAGCGAGCAGGGCACTGTCCGGCTGGTTTACACCGATGCTGACAACGACGTGGCCATTGTGGACGTCCCAGTAGTCGTTGGCACGAATTCCGTGCAGCTGCAGAACCCGGCTGAGGGCAACGGCGGGGCGACGACCTATGAGGTCTCGGACATCAGCTCCGTCAATGACAACACTGACGGAGCCGTGGTGTTCTATGTGACCACGACCGAGATCGCCCCGAGTGGCGGCAGCACCGTCACGACGACCAGCACCGCCGAGGCGGCCACCGCGTCCGAGAGCAACCTGCCGACCGGCCTGGCCAGCGCGCAGCCGCTTTCACCAGCCGGCGCCACTGCCACGCCAGGTGAGTACAACGACGTGCTCGTCCGGGCCACCGACTCGGTAGGCGCCAGTGCACTCGGGGAAACCCGCATCACGATCACCGCCAGCCGCGTCAGGACCCCGCGCGTGAGCAGCGTCGGCGACTTCGCCAACGCTTTCGGCAATGGCCCGGACGCCTACCGCCAGCTGTACTACCCGGGTGCCCGGGTGGCCGGCTGGACCGTGACCCGGGGCGACATCGCCACCAACCTCATCCGCGTCCAGGTGGGCACCACGACCGGGGGCGCGCCCATCTACCGGCTGGAGTTCGAGCGCTACTTCGGCAGCTCCAGGGGCGCCTCGGGTGAGTGCATGACCCAGGTGAATACCTCCGTGCTGGAGGAGACCTGCACCGAGAGCAGCCTGGCGCAGGACTGGTACCTCAACGGCAGCAGCTACCTCACCAATGCCGCTTCCGGCCTGTTCGTCACCCCGCACGGCACCGGGGCGCTGCTGACCGTCAGCACCGACCCCACCTCCGGCGGTGGCAGCGGTGTCTACCACTGGGTCAGCCTCGGTTCCTACCGCAGCTGAGCAGCCGTCAGCGTGCCCTGACTGTGGCATGATCTGACCATCAGGGGTAACGCAGCGGAACCCCGGGCCCGTCTGGTCTCCTCGGGCCCGGGGTTCCGTGTTTTCTCCCCCGTGGCCCAGGCGTTACCGGTAGGCTCGGCGTGCTCACTCCCGGCAGAACGGTGCCTGATGACCACCACGTTCACGTACGACTCGCCGCAGGATCACGCGGCCTCGCTCCCGCAGTTCACCCGGTACGCCCAGAACCCGGTCTTCACCCAGTCCCAGCCCGGCCAGCCATCAGCGAGCCTCTACTGGCCATGGGTTATCCGGGTGGACTCGATCCTGGCCAGCCCGATCGACGTGTACTACATGTGGTATTCCACCGACCACGGGGCGGGCGGCATCTACCTGGCCACCGCCCCGGACCCGCGCGGGCCGTGGACCCCGCAGGGCCTGTGCTTCCAGGACAACGTGCCCTCCAGCCCGGCCGAGTGCCCGAGCGTGATCTGGAATGAGCAGACCGGGCTGTTCCACTGCTACTACAAGTCCGCCCTGCCCCCGGGCCGCTCCTCGCTGGCCACCAGCGCGGACGGCCGGACCAGCTGGACCTTCCACGACCAGATCATCACCGCGCCGCAGCCCGCTTACCCCGGCGACGGGTTCGTGGGCTACAACCGGCCCGGCCGGATCGGCAACCTATGGTTCATGCACCACCTGATGGGCGGCGGGAACAACCCGCACTTCGGGATCAGCTGGAGCCACGACGGGATCACCTGGCAGACCGACCCGCGGCCCCTGGTCTATGACCAGCACCTGACCCAGGGCATCCTGTCGCCGGATGGCACGCCGCGGCGGATTGAGTGGAACTCCGGCCAGGTCATCCACTGGCGCGGCCGGGACATCTGGATCGGGGAGCTGGCCAACTTCACCTCGGGCGGCAACCCCGTGGACCGGGTCATCGCCGCCGCGCCGATCACCGCGAACCTGCGGTCCCTGCTCGGCCCGCCCACCGTGCTGTTCACGCCCGAGCCGTCGCAGTACTCCTGGGAGAGCGCCAACATGCGCGCGCTGTTCATCCTGCATGACGACCCGGGTGACGGGCAGGGAGACAGGCTGTGGATGTATATCCAGTGCAACAGCAACGCTTTCGGGCTCGCCGTGGCGCAGGTGGCCGCATGAGCTGGATTCAGGACCCCACCGGGGCGCAGGTCCCGGCCGGCCGCGTGGTCCGCACCCTGGTGGACTGGTCTCCCGGCTGGACGGCCATGCCCGCCACCATCGCCGTGGACGCCGGCACCGGCACCATCACCCCGCCCGCCAGCGGGAACCCCGGCACGCTGGCGATCTCCGGCTCCGCGACCCGGATCACTTTCGAGACCCAGCAGGATCTGGATGCCACCCAGTTCGCCGAGCTGAACTGGACCCTGTTCGGGGTGTACGCGAACGTCCAGACCAGCATCCGGCCGACCATCAGCATCGAGAACGCGGCTGGCTCGATCGGTGTGGGCTTCAGCCAGGGCGACGGGGACGCCACCGCGTCCCTGCGGATCGGCCAGTCCGGCAGCCCCGTCACGGTGCCCAGCCAGTACATCTGGAACGCCGCCCAGCGCACCGCCCACCGCAACCTGACCCTGCAGGTCCGGCCGCCCACGGGCGAGGTCCGGGTGTTCGAGGATGACCAGGTGGTGTTCGAGCTGCCTGCTCAGTACCGCAGCAATACGCTGTGGGGCGCGGTGCGCTGCCGGTACCTGACCAACACCACGGCGGCTAGCCAGGCGATGTACCTGAACCGGGTGCTGCTGACCGCAGCGCATTCCTAGCCTGGCGGAAACCCTGCCTGAGCCCGGCGCCGAAGCAGGAGCCCAGCACCAGGGCGTTGAGCAGGATCACGATGAGAGCGAGCATGCGGGAGCCCCCGTTCTGTATAGGTGGTGGGCCAGATTGTCCGCACTCCTATTGTGCCTGGCGTTTTTCCCGCCGAATCTCATGCTGGTGTCTCCTGTTCCGGGCGGCTCAGTTCATTGCCCCGAGTATGCACGAGATAACCGTGACGACCAGGACCGAGAGCGCCGATGACGGGTGCACGATCAGCAGGATGAACGCGCCCAGCGCCCAGGCGACGCCGTTGCGGACCGCCTTCACGCTGTCCAGGCCCGAGCCGCCGATCGCCGCGACGAGGGTGATCGCCAGGTTCAGCCACAGCCGGTCCGGCCAGATCAGCGTGATGAGCAGCGCGGGCAGGCCCCAGGCCAGGGACAGCTTTATTGCGTAGATCATCTCAGCCACAGCGTCTCCTGGTCATGGTCGTGCAGAGTCTCTTAAAGTATTAGAGCGCTCAGGCCGCGGCGATTTGTTCCGTGCGCCAGGCGGCTACCTGCTCAGCTTCCCAGGCGCCGACGTAGGGCGGGATGGCTTCCTTCACCGCATCTCTGCTGGACATCCAGTCTATTTGCATCACCGAGTACACCGCTGCCTTGCGCTCGTGCCCGGCCACCGAGACGAACTTCCCCGGTACCCAGTGCCCGGCCCGCGCCACCGGCACCGGATGCGGCCAGCCGCACTCGCGGTTTACCCTGGGTACCAGGTCCCTTCGCCCGGACTGTGCAGGCGGCGGCTCTGGTGCCTTCAGTACCAGGCCGCCGCCCGCCTCGAACAGCCGGTGCCGGTACCCGGGGCGGCCGAACATCCACATGCAGACCGTCACCGGGCGGATCATGTGCGCGCGGGCGCCCTCCACATTCTCGATCACGTACGGCAGCCCGGTCGCGTCCAGCAGGGGCCGGGCGGGCCCGATCAGCCGCGGGTACTTCAGCGCGATCTCCGGGCGGCAGCGGGTCATCTGGCTGTAGCCCTGGCAGGGCCAGTGCGATGTGATGAAGGTGAACTGGCGCACGAACCCCAGGTCGGCCAGCACGTCCAGGGCGTCCGCGCAGATGAACTCGGCTGCGCCCGAGCGCAGGTAGCCCTCCCGGCAGGCCGGGTTGATATCGACCCCGACGACGTGGTGCCCGGCTTGCACCAGCCCGCGGGTGCCGCCGCCTTCTCCACAACAAACATCCAATGTAATTTCAGTCATGCGGTCTCCCCCGTTATCTCGGTGATCTCCATCGTGAACGCGCACCCAGAGCCGTCCGGGGCGACGTCCGCCGCGGCAATCCGGGCCCGGGCGGCGAGGCGGCCATTCAGCATGACCGGGACCTGCCGGCCGATCTGGTGGTCAAAAGCCCCGGGCGGCAGCTTCGGCGCGAACCAGGCCAGGTCCCGGCCCGGCAGGGGGAACCAGCCCGCGGGCTTCCAGACCCTGTACGTGCTCCCGGCAGCCAGCGGGAATGGCGGCTCGTTCACCGTCTCCTCCTGGGGTCAGGGGCCCTATGCCTTCTGCTTGTATGTAAGCGTCATGTTGGAGTGCCTATACTCATTCTATGAGCACCGCCCAGTGCAAGCATCTGATCGAGCAGCGGGGCCGCCAGCGGGCCACCCTGGAGGACTTCCTGCGCCAGGTGCCCGGTGCCCGTACCGTAGAGCCCGATGGGCCCGGGCCCTGGTTCATCGCCGGCTACCACGGGGCCTGCTCGGCCTGCGGGTTCGACATTGAGCCCGGGGACGAGATCCGGGCTGACGGCCAGGGAGGCTGGGAATGCCGTGAGTGCGATCGCTGAGCTGCAGGAGGGCAGATGGGGACGCTTATCCTGATCGGCTGGGTGCTGATCGCGCTGGCCGCGGGCACCCTGGCGGGCGGTGCCGTCATGCTGCTGTTCCGCCCGGGCCAGGGAGCGCGGCGGTGATACGGGTTGAGTTCCGGCAGCCCGCGGGCGAGGTCACCGTCCCGGGTAAGGGCACGTTCCGGGACCGGTTCGCCCCGGATGCGTTCGCCGGCATGCCAGGCCAGCGGGTGCCGTTCCGGTCGGTCCCGGGCGGGCCCCAGGTCGGGTGGGCCACGGTCGCAGAGGTCCGGGTGGATGACGACGGGCTGGGTGCTACCTGGGTCGTGGACGTGGACCTGCCGGGAACTGCTGACGTGCTGAACCAGTCAGGCCCGTTCAGCATTGAGGAGAAGGCCAGGGTCGCTGACCAGGAGACATGATGGACATGAAGTTCGAGGTTCACCCTTACCAGGCTGGCCACTGGACCGACCCGGAAACCCCGTCTGAGGCCCGCCGGGGCAGCGCCGCGTTCCGGCAGGCCGGCCGGCGCCAGGGTAATGAGCGCAACGTCAGCTTCTGGCGCTCCACCCTGGAGCTGCTGGAGGCCGAGACCAGTGCGCTGAAGCCCGAGCGCGGCAGTTATGTCATTATCGAGGCCGGGTTCGCGGACTGGGACCTGCGCCAGGATCGCACCGGCCCGCTGGCCCGGGTCGCCGAGTCCCATCCCGGCGTGGTTGTCTCGTTCACCAGCACGCTGTGGGGGCCGATGCGGTACGCCACCGACGCGTACGAGGCCCGGTATTACGGGGACCCGCCCAGCTGGCAGGCCAACGTCCGCGCGGTCGCCCTGACCCTGGGGGCGCTGCGCTCGATCGACCGCTGGGGCGTGGCCCGCCGGGGCCAGCAGTACACCGGCTGGAAAGCCCTCCCGGCCAGCGCCGGGGTCACGTTCCCCTCCGCGGATGAGGCACTGCGGTGGATGCACGAGCACAAGCCGGAGGGCTTCCTGGGAGACACCACCCGGGAGCTGTACCGGGCGCTGGCTATCCGCATGCACCCGGATTCGGCTAAGCACGTTCCCGGCTGGTCCCCGGAGGACTGGGAGAAGCTGGAGGCCGCCAAGCTGCTGCTGACCTCAGCGGGCATGCTGTGAGGCGCAGCCACAAGCCGCGGGTGCACCACTGCGGCAGCTGCCCCGGGGAGTTCTCTGGCTGCACCGGGCTGGCCGAGGAGGCCATCGTGACCCGCTGGGCGCGCCGCGTCTTCAGCGGGCTGCCGCTGCACCCCGACGACCCCACGATGCTCGATGAGCTGCGCGAGTTCCTGCGCGAGCGGGCAGCGGGCCGGACCGGCTGCCTGTGGCGGGAGCGGCGCGAGAACGCGGCCGGGATGACGTACTGGCTGGAGTGGTGGTGCCGGCTGCCCGCCAGCCAGACCCGGTACCGTGTAAAGCGCGAGGAGTGGGTTCCGCCGGGCGCTGATGGGCTGGACATCCGGCGGGTCTATGAGATCGAGGTGACCGGTGCCCAGGAAGACCCCATCGCCGGAGCTGCCGGACCCGGTGGTATTCGGCCCGCCTGCGCCCTCGGGGGGACCGTCACCGGATTCACCCGCGCCCCCGCCCCGCCGGCCGAGGAAGGGACCGGTGGAGACCGCGCTGCGGGCTGACCTGGCCCGGCTGCCCGATGGCCTGCGCAAGGGCGCGATCGCGGCGTCCCTGATCCGGCTGGCCGCCGAGCTGGACCTGGGCATGGTCACCGGGCGCGACGCCGCCGGGCACGCCCGGGAGATCCGGCTGGGCATGCTGACCCTGGCCGAGCTGGCCCCGGCGGGCGAGAAAGATGACACGACCGACCGGACCCGGGAGCGGCGGGAGCGGCGGCTGGCGCCCGTGCAGTCCCTCGCCGGGTGAGGCCGGAATAAGACGCCCCGTAGCGTCTCTTACAGTATGCTGAGAGCACTGCCTGGCTGAGGGGGAACCGACGTGACCCACGATGATGCTGGCCGTTCCCGGCCACGCGCGCAGGCCACCTGCCGTCACTGCGGTGCCGTGCTGGAGCAGCGGGCTGGCGGCTGGGCGGACGCGGACGGCTTTCCCGCCTGCATCAAGGGCGAGATCCATGACCCGCACCCGGAGTCCGGTCTGTTCCACCAGCTGGAGGTCTCCTCGCCTGTCTTCCACGAGCCAATGCCTGCCGGGCTGCGGGGCGCGGCGTGACCCCCGGGCCGGATCTGTGGACCGCGCTGGGATGCATCGCGTTCCTGCTGGCTGCCTGGTTCCGCTATGAGCATGGCCGGGACCCCGATCTGCCCGTGGCTAACTGGAAGTTCCTGTATGCCGCCTGCCTGCCTGTCCTGGCGTTCACCGTGACGGCTTACGTGATGGAGGGCCTGGTGACCCGCGCGTGAACCTTGTGACCAGCCTGGGCCCCGTGCCCGTTACCGCGTTCCGGGGGGAGCACTGGTTCCTGGCTAACCCGTGCGCCTGCCCGGTGGCGTTCGAGGGCATCCTGTACCCGTCCGCCGAGCACGCTTTCCAGGCCGCCAAGACCCTGGACCAGGACACGCGCCGGGGCATTGCCGCGCTGGCGGACTGGCGCCAGGCCAAGCAGGCCGGGCGGGCGCTGGTGCTGCGGCCCGGCTGGAACGGGCTGCGCCGCGCCGTCATGCTGCAGATTGTGCTGGACAAGTTCACCCGCAGCCCAGAGCTGCGCACCCGGCTCGCCGCTACCGGCCGGGCGGTGCTGCTGGAGGGCAATTCCTGGGGCGACACTGACTGGGGCGCCGTCCTGTCCGGGCACCCGGCGTGGTCCGCGGAGCTGCCCTGGTGGCATACCCAGGGCGCTGTCTGGGCCGGGCACAACTGGCTCGGGTTCACCCTCATGGTCGTGCGGGACGTGCTGGACCCGGACGCGGCATGAGCGAGAGCGCCGAACCGGCCCCGCGCTGCAACCCGCTGCTGCCTAGTGCCCACTCGCCCGTGCCGCATGATTACGCGGTTACTGACACCGAATACGGCGACCTGGGCTCCGGCGGCTCGTATGAGGTGCTGGAATGCCAGGCGTGCCAGCGCATCGCGTACCGGCCGCTGCCGGACTGATGGCCCCGGAGACTCACCCGGCCGGTCTCATGGAGACCCTGGGGCAGCAGGAGGCCCGCGGGCGGCGGTGGTGGCGCCAGGTGGCCCGCGGGCTGGGCTGGGCTGCGCTGATGATCGCGTTCGCCGCCGCGGGGGTGCTCGTGGTCACGCACTTCGTCCCGCACGCGCGGGTCAGCCCCTGGGTGGTGCTCGGGCCGACGTTCGCGCTGTGCGGCCTGCTGGTCATCGCCCTGCTGCGCAGCCCGCCCGCGTCCCCGGCCGCGGCTGAGCAGGTGGTGCCCGCCCAGACCGAGTACCGGACCTGGTATGAGATCACCCCGGACGAGCTGCCCGCCCGGCTCGGCATCGGTGTCCCGGAGGGCGGCCAGGTGCACCTGGAGCACGTCAGCGCCACCAGCAAGCGGGTGACAGCGATCGGCCCCGGCCATACGCTCGTGCTGCGCATCACCTGGACGGAGAAGGCCGATGGCGAAACATGACGGGTTCTGGACCGGGGTCCGGATGCTGGCCGTGCGCTGGCTGGAGCCGCAGCCCTACCCGGGTGAGGCCTGGTGCGTGAACTGCTGCCTGAACAGCTGCCATACCGTGCTGCTGCCTCTCCACGGGCTCGATCTGCACGAGGATCTGCACCGCCGTACCGGCCCCGCCGGGCATACCCTCCGGTTCCGCTGCAACTACCCGCCTGAGCTGAGCTGAGGTGCGGGTCCGGGTCGATGACACCGGGGGCACCTGCACGCTGGTGCTCGGCCGCGGCGCGGGCTGGCCGCTGGGCGTATCCGGGCTGACCGAGCACGACCTGCGCGACCTGGAGTTCGAGCTGGCGCGCAGGCGCGCGATGGGCCGGGTGTGCCAGTCTGTGTATGGGGAGCACACCTGCAGCCTGGCCCCGGAGCACGAGCATGGCGGGGGTGCGCATCTGTGCCGGGCATGCACCACGACCTGGAGGGCCCGATGAGAAGCTACGCCGAGCGCCGGAGGAGGCACCAGATGCCGCGGTGGCCGCTGTTCTGGATGGTGGTGTGGGCAGTTTTCGCCGCCGTGTTCCAGTACGGCCTGCGCTGGGACGGCCTGCGCTCGCTGGGCGCCTCGGCCGTCTGCATGGCCGCGCTGGGCGGCGTGACCCGGCTCGTGCAGGCCACCTGGCCGCCCGCCGTCCCGCCCGAGCTGGCCGAGGACTACCAGGCTTACGTGAACCGCGGCTGGCGCCGGGCCCGGGTGCACCGCTGGTGGGAGTGCACCGCCGGGCGCGACGGCAAGCCGCACGTGCATCTGGTCAACCCGGCCCTGCGCGCACCGGGCGGCGGCAGAGCCCGCACAACTTTGCAGGTCGGGCACTAGCCGCAGATCTGGCGCGCTACCGTTAAAAAACAGCAGTAACCGCGGCCGGGAAGCCACCGGAGCCGGGAATCCAGCCCTGGATCGACACGCCACTGGGAGGGACCCGGCTCCGGTCATGTCTGCGCTCGGATTCGTCCCGGATCTGTGGCTGCCCGATGGCTCGGTCCTGCGCGGGAGCGAGCAGCAGGCCGCGGTCACCGGCAGCCAGGTCCCGCGGTTCTGGACCGCGCCGGTCCGGCACCGGGACAAGGACAGCGAGTGCGCCGCCTGCCGCAACCCCGATTACGCCTGCGGCTGCGGCAACTACCAGGCCACCGAGCTGCTGGAGTGGTGCCCGGCTTTCGGCTATGACCTGGACCCGTGGCAGGAGTGGTGGCTGACCGAGGCCACCGGGACCCGGCCGGACGGGCGCTGGGCCGCGTTCGAGTGCATGCTGATCGTCAGCCGCCAGAACGGGAAGAACCAGTGCCTTGAGGTCCGTGAGCTAGGCGGTCTGTTCGTGTTCGGCGAGCGCATGCTGATTCACACCGCGCACGAGTTCAAGGCCGCGGCTGAGCATTTCCGCCGGGTCCGGGACACCATCACCGCCTACGATGAGCTGCGCAAGCGGGTCAAGGCCATCGCGACGTCCCACGGCGATGAGGCCATTGAGCTGAAGCCCGCCCCGACCCTGATCTTCGGCGCGGCCGGCAAGATGATCCGCCGCAGCGTCGGCGGGCGGCTGCGCTTCCTGGCCCGCTCCCGCGGCTCGGGCCGGTCGTTCACCGCCGACTGCGTGGTCTACGACGAGGCCATGATCCTGAGCGACGAGCAGGTGGGCGCCTCGATGCCCACCATGTCGGCCGTGCCGAACCCGCAGATGATCTACACCGCCAGCGCGGGCTACCGGGACAGCCTGCAGCTCGGCTCGGTCCGCCGCCGGGTGCTGCGCGGCGATGACACCCTGATGGGGGCCGAGTGGTCCATTAACGCGCACACTGACACCTGCCCGCGGGACGAGGTGGCGGGGCGGCGCAGCAACCGGTACATCGTCTGCGGGCTGCACGACGACCGGGATGACCTGCACAGCTGGGCCCGGGCCAACCCCGCCTTCGGCACCCGGATCGCGCCGGCGCACATCGCCAAGGAACTGGCCTCCATGTCCGGCACGACGTTCGACCGGGAGCGCCTGGGCGTCGGGGACTGGCCGAATGAGGACGAGGCCTGGGCGGTGGTCAGCGAGGAGCAGTGGCAGGCCTGTGCCCTGCCCGACCCGGGCGGCGCGACCCGGCCGGTGACCTTCGCGGTGGACGTGGACCCGGACATGCTCTCCGCGACGATCGCCGCGGCCTGGTACCGGCCCGAGCCGGGCGAGCCCCGTGCGCAGGCCCGGCCGGTGGTGGAGATCCCGCAGGGCTGCCACCGCGAGGGCACGTCCTGGGTCATCCCCCGGCTGGCCGAGCTGCGCCGGGCCTGGCGCCCGCACGCGATCGTCATCCCGAAGAACGGCCCGGCTGCCTCGCTGGTGGATGAGGCCGAGCGGATGGGGATCGAGGTCACCCGGGCGGTCAGCGGCGATGAGGCTGCCGCCTTCGGGCTCATGGTCCGCTCGATCCGGGCCGAGGTGGTGGACGGCAAGCCGAGCCCGCGGCTCATCCACCTCGGCCGCGCGAACGCGCCAGGCCTGTGGACCTCGATTGCCAGCGCGGAGACCCGCGACGTCGGGGACGGCGGCCGGGCCTGGTCCCGCCGGGACAGCGAGGCGGACATCACCCCGGTGACCGCCGCCACACTGGCCCTGTGGGCGCTGAACAAGACGCGGCGCGCGTATGACCCGGCCCGCTCGATCGCGCCGCCCAGCCGGGTCCAGGGCGCGCCTGACTGGATGGCGGGGGCGTGAACGGCGTGCCCCGGGTGCGCAAACTGTATGGCGTCTTCGCATTCTGGCTGTTTTAAGCACGCATGCGGGGGATATGCTCTGGGAACGCGCGGTGAGTGGGGTGAGCTGTCTTCCCGGGCCGTGCAGGGACGCACTCTGGCTCACCAGGGCGGGTGGTGCAGCAGGCAGTGGCCGCACCGAACGGCAGCGGTGCCGGGGTGCGTCCCGCGGGAACTGCGCCGGATCGCGACCCCACCCCCAACGCGATCCGGCGCACTTCTTTTCCCCGGGGCTTATTCTCAGATCATGCGCCGCCGGGAAGATCTCTGTGCCAGGCTGTTGGCCGGGCGCGAGGCCGCCGTCTGGCCGTGCAGGGCCAGCTCAGCGCCTTCGTGCGGGACGAGGTCCGCCGCGAGACCGAGCGCATGGAAGCAGACTTCACGAAGGAGAGCTGATGACGACCCTGGCTGACGCCATCCCGGTGGACCGCCTGCAGGGCCAGGCCACGCAGGCCCGGCCCGGCCGCGTCATCGCCACCGTCATCACGGCGGTCTTCGTCGGCGTGGGCTGGGTGCCCGGCGCCCTGTGGCGCTCGCTGGCGTTCATCGCCGTCAGCGTCCGGTACGGCTGGCTGCGCGGCCGGGGGCTGACCGATGAGGACATTGCCGCCCGCGCCGCTGCCCGCGCTGCCCCGGCGCCAGCACCGCCGCCACCCGGCCCGCGCGCCTGAGCATCCTCCCGGGCCTGGAGGGGGGATCGTGAGCGCTGCCGCAACCCTGGCCGTGCATCACCCGCACGTCACTGCTGTCCACGCCGTGCTGCTGCTGCACCCCGCTACCGTGAAGCTCATCCGCACGGTGCTGGCCGCGGTGGCCGGGCGCAAGCCGAAGGTCTCGGTGGTCACCCCGACCTGGCGGCGCGCCCGGCTGCTGCTGAACCGGTGCATCCCGAGTGTGCAGGCCCAGACCTACCGCGGCGAGATCGAGCACATCATCGTCAGCGACGGGCCAGATCCCGCGCTCGATCACATACCAGGCGTGCACCAGCTGGCCGAGCACCGGCTGTGCGTCAACCGCGGCGTGTGGGCCCGGCTGGCGGGCACCGAGCTGGCCACCGGGGAGATCTTCGCCTACCTGGATGATGATAACGCCTGGCGCCCGCGGCACCTGGAGGTGCTGGTGGACGCGATCACCGCCAGCGGGGTCAGCTTCGCTTACAGCCAGGCCCTGTGCCAGTCCGACACCGGCCTGCGCTGGGTGATCGGCTGCAACCGGCCGGTGTTCGCCCAGATCGACACGTCCCTCATCGTGCACAACGCCGGGCTGCTGGAGACCGCCACCTGGGAGCCGTCCGGGCGCCCGGCGGACTGGCACCTGGTGGACCGCTGGCTGGCCGCCGGGGCGACCTGGGCGCACGTCCCGGAGATCACCCTGGACTATTACGCGCGCCGGGCAGCCGCTACCGTGACATGAGACCCCACTGCCCGAGGAGCCACTGCCATGCCCCTGACCAAACGACCTGCCCCGGACGGCACGTTCGAGCTGCTGCGCGGCGGCAAGGTGATCGCCCGCGGCCTGTCCGAGCTGGATGCCGACGTCCAGATCGCGGGTGACCGGGGCGAGACCGGCCCGCCGCAGGACAGCAAGCCCGGCACCGCCGATGACCCGGCCGGGGCCGCTGCGGGCGGCCGGAAGGACAGCAAGTAGCCGTGCCCGGCGAGGACAAGCCCGTACGCAAGTACGAGGTGCAGGATGACCCTGCCCATAAAGGCCGGTTCCGGGTGGTGGACACCACGCAGCACGGCCCGGACGGCGGCCCGGACGTCAAGGGCGCCAACATGGACAAGACCACGGCGACGAAGCAGTGGCGCCTGCTGGAGGCGGTGGAGCATGACCCGGGTTTCCGGCCCGCCCCGGGTGTGCCCAGCACCCTGAAGCACACCCCCGGGCCTGGCAAGCTGCCGGGCAGCGGGTACAGCAAGACGCCGCCCGGCGGGGGCCGCCACTACGGGAACAGCTGATGCCGCGCGACCCGGTGCCCTGCAGATGCGGGCACACCGCTTTCGCGCACGAGCACTACCGGCCGGGCTCAGAATGCTCGATTGCCGGCTGTGAGTGCCGCCGGTTCCGGCGCAAGTGGTGGCGCTGGCTGGCGTGAGTTCCCGGGAAACCGGGCGATTCCCGCGTCAGCCGGGAAGATCTGATCGCTAAACCGGCCTGACGTGGCGTAACCTGATCACAGCAACACCCGTGGCCGGAACGGAGCCGGGTACCACCCCGTTCCGAGGAGTTCCGGCCCCGTGGGGCTGATCGAGCGTATCCGCCACAGCACCGGCCTAGCCCGCCGTGCTGGCAGTGCGCTCTTTTTCGTGCCGCCTGCTCTCCTGCGTAGCCGGGGGGAGGTGGTTGGCCATGGGTCTCATTGAGCGTATTCAGGCAAGTCGTGCTGAGTCTCGCGTTATTGGTGGGGTGCCCTGGCGATTAACGCCCGTGGGACTCGCCGTTTTTCCGCTTCTCGCAAGGCGGGCCGGTTCACCCGGTGCGGTCGTTCTACGGCAAGGACGAGGCGCTGGGCCTGCCCGCGCTGTACGCCGGCTGCCGCTTGCTGGCCGACTCGGTGGCCTCGCTGCCGCTGAAGGTCTACACCCGGGCCACCCGGGACGGGCACGCCATCCGGTACGGCGGCCCGACCATTTTCGACGCGCCCTCGGTGACTGGCACGCTGTTCGACTGGCTGTTCACCGCCATGACGAGCCTGGTGCTGCAGGGTAACGCCTGGGGCTTCATCACCGGCCGCGACGGCTTCGGCTTCCCGAACGGGATCGAGTGGATTCCGCCCGAGGACGTCATCGTGGCCGACGATGAGCAGCAGCCGTGGAACCCGCTGCGGAGCCGGATCTACGTCTACGGCCGGCTGATGGACCGCTCGGAGCTGTTCCACATCAAGGCGTTCAGCCTGGCCGGCCGGACCGAGGGGATCAGCCCGCTGCGCGCGTTCGCGCTGACGATCCTGGCGGGTACCGAGGCGCAGCGCTACGGCACCGACTGGTACAAGGCGGGCGGGTTCCCGCCGGGGACCTTCCAGAACAACGAGATCGAGATCGACGCCGATCAGGCCGAGCAGATCCGCGCGACGCTGTCGGCGACGATCCGCAGGCGTGAGCCCCTGGTCTACGGCCGGGACTGGGATTACAAGCCGGTCACGGTGCCGCCGAACGAGGCGCAGTTCATCCAGGCCATGCAGATGAACGCCACCCAGATCGCCGCCGTGCTCGGGCTGCCGCCGGACCGCCTGGGCGGCACCCGCGGGGACAGCCTGACGTACTCGACGGTGGAGCAGTCCACGCTGCAGATCATCGAGGCGCTGCGCCCGTACGTGGTGCGGCTGGAGCACGCCTTTTTCCAGCTCATCCCGGCCAACCGCTACGTCCGGTTCAACACCGACGCGCTGCTCAAGACCGACCTGAAGACGCGCACCGACATCTACCAGATCCAGCGCAACATCGGCCTGCGCACCACTGATGAGCTGCGCGACCTGGAAGACCTGGAGCCGCTGCCCGGCGCGTCCGGCGGGGAGAACATCCCGCTGGAGGTCATGGTGGCGATGTCGCGCTCGATCCGCGGTATCCCGAACTCGATGCTGTCCGCCATCACGCTGGAGATGGACCTGGCCACCGACCGGCTGCAGCAGCTGGAGAAGGAGGGCCTGGCCGCCGACTCGGGCCAGCCGATCCCCGGCCCGGAGCAGATGCTGGGCCAGGTCATCGAATCCCAGCGCGGCACGGCACCGGACCTGCGCGACGTCCGTGATATAGCTGGTGCCTTCCGGCAGCTCGGCATTGATCTTCCAGGTGAGATCATCAGCTCTCTTGCCAGGGAATATGGCCGCTTCGCGCCCGGTAAGTCCGGGTCCCGCGGGCGGTGGGGGAAAGAGCCCGAGTTCGTGGGCGCCTGGATTCCGTCCCGGCACGAGCTGGTGCTGGACGGGGCGAACTCGGCTAACGGGAACGGCCACGGCAGCCCTGATGGTGGCGGCGGGCATGGCCTGAACGGAGTCAATGGGTGGTCGCATGAGTGAGATCGCACGGGATCGGCTGGCCTGGTGGGACTACGCCCAGCGCTCCAGGTTCGAGGAGCGCCGCGCCAGTGGCGTCTATGCGCACAACCAGCCGGGTGAGCAGCAGGAAGATGCGTCCCTGCGGGATCTGCACGGGGCCCTGCTGAGTGTCATGGAACCAGAGCCGGTTGATGACGAGCCGGACCAGATCAGGACAAGAAGGCATTGATATGCCGCGTGAGAGGGGTGTTGCGTAATGGCCGATATGAGCAGCGCGGCGATCAATGATCTCCCGGATTCTGCTTTTGCTTTCATCGAGCCCGGAGGCGCGAAAGACGCCAGTGGCAAGACAACGCCACGGAGCAAGCGTCACTTTCCTGTGCATGATGAGGCTCACACCCGGAATGCCCTGAGCCGGGCGCCGCAGAGCCCGTTCGGCAAGCAGGCCATGCCGAAGATCATGAGCGCTGCGAAGAAGTTCGGCATCAACGTCTCCGGTGACCAGCGCGCCGCGTTCGGCATCGTGGAGATGGACGGCTGGCCCGAGCGCCGGTTCACCCGGTTCCCGCCGGAGATCCGCCAGCAGCGCGACGGCGGCCCGACCACCATCTACGGCTACGCCGCCGCGTTCGGCAAGCTGAGCCGCAAGCTCGGCGGGTTCGTGGAGCAGGTGGACCCGCGCGCGTTCAACGAGTCCAAGACCGAGGGCTGGCCGGACGTGGTGTGCCGGTACAACCACAAGGACGACATGCTGCTCGGCACCACCTACGCCCGGACACTCCGGCTGGCGCTGGATGACACCGGCCTGGCGTATGAGGTCCAGCCGCCGCAGGCCCGCTCGGACGTGCTGGAGTACGTGGCCCGCGGCGACGTGCGGCACAGCTCGTTCGCCTTCCGGGTGTTCCCCGGCGGGGACGAGTGGGGTGTCTCGGAGTTCAACTACCCGATGCGGACGCTCCTGTCGGTGCAGCTGGTCGATGTCGCGCCCGTGCTCGACCCGGCCTACCCGGATGCCACCAGCGGCGCACGGGCCATGAACGGCGCGATCGAGTCCCTGGCGGGCTGGGTCCAGGGTGATGTGGAGGAGGTCCGCGCCCGGGTCAATGAGGGCCGGGCCATGGAGTTCTTCAAGCGCACGGACAACGCCGGCCCCGCGAAGAAGGACAGTACCCGCCAGCGGCAGGCGCCGAAGCCTGCCATGACGGGCGCGCAGGCCCTGCTCGCTCTGCAGGGCAACATGGAAGACCCCTGGGCGGACGAGGATTAGCCAGCTCAGGGCGTAAAACCGTACACAAGTAAAGAGATCTGCTGAGGCCGTAGCTGCCGCCGGTATGGACGGAGCCAGTGCAGATGCCATCACGAGAGGAGAACATCGTGGCATCTGAAGTGGCCAAGCGCCTCCGCGACAGGCGGCAGAACGTCTGGAACGACGCCAAGGGGATCGCCGAGCAGGCGGCCCAGGAGAACCGTGCCCTGACCGATGAGGAGCAGGGCCGGTGGGACGCGATGCAGGAGGAGATGTCCAAGCTGGACACCCGCATCCGCGCCGTCCTGGACACCGAGAAGCGGGCCAAGGAGGCCGACGACGCGTTCGACGCGCTGTCCGGCCGCAAGCCCGACCAGGGCCAGGCCCAGCGCACCGCCGGGGGCTCCCGGATGCTGGAGGAGGTCCGCAAGTGGGCCCGCGGCGAGGAGGGTGCGTCCCGGCACCTGGAGATCCGCCGTGACCCGGCCCTCGGCCCAGTCAACTACCGTGTCCTGACCACGGGGTCACAGGGCACAAACGCCAGCAGTATCGTGCCGACTGACTTCTACGACATGCTGATCGCACACCTGATCGAAGTGTCCGGGGTCATGCAGTGCGGGCCTACCGTGATCAACACGGGCGGCGGCGAGACGCTGCAGGTGCCCAAGACCACGGCGCACTCCACCGCGGCCTCGGCGGCCCAGGCGGGCACGATCCCGACCTCGGACCCGGCGTTCAGCATGCAGCCCCTGTCGGCCTGGAAGTACGGCATCATGCTGCAGGTCGCGCGGGAGCTGATCGATGACACCGCCGTGGACCTGCTTGGCTACCTGGCCATGCAGGCAGGCCGGGCGCTCGGCAACGCGTTCGGCAACGACCTGGTCAACGGCTCCGGCAACAGCCAGCCGGCCGGCATCGTGACCACCGCCACGACCGGCGTGACCGGCTCGGTGACCGGCGTGTCCGGCAGCCCCAGCTACGCCAACCTGGTGGACCTGGAGTACTCGGTCATCGCTCCCTACCGCCAGTCGCGCAGCTGCTACTGGCTGGCGGCGGATAAGACGATCGGTTCCTTCAGGAAGATCACCGACACGGTCGGCCGCCCGATCTGGGAGCCGTCCGCGGTGCTCGGCAGCCCCGACCTGCTGCTCGGCAAGCCCCTGGTGGCCGATCCGTTCATGCCGGCCCTGGCCACCAGCGCCAAGTCCATCGCGTTCGGTGACTTCAGCCAGTACTTCGTCCGCCTGGTCGGCGGGGTCCGGTTCGAGCGCAGCGATGACTTCGCGTTCGGCTCTGACCTGGTGACCTTCCGCGCGATCCTGCGCGGCGACGGCACCCTGGTTGACCGCACAGGCGCGATCAAGGTGTTCCAGGGCGCGTCCAGCTAACCAGGCCCGTCCCCCGGCCGTGTCACGAACGTCGGCGATGGCGCGGCCGGGGGGCGCTCCACGAGAGGAGCCATGATCATGGCAGACATCCGGCCCGAGGAACGGGCTGACACTGACGAACCGCGGGCTCGCCGTTCCCGGACCGGGAGCCGGACTGTCCGCATGATCGAGGGCATCTCCGGTTCGCGGCACGACGGCCAGCCCTGGCCTGCTGCGGGCGGGACGATCGAGGTGCCCGACTGGGAAGCAGACGACCTGGTCGGCTCCCGGGTTGCCGTGGAGCACGGCGAGGAGCTGGAGGTGCCGTGGGGCGAGACCGTGCCCGCGACGCCCCCGCCCGGCTACAAGGCCACCGGCCGCGCGGCCAGCGGGGAGGCCAGCGACTGGGAGGTGGCCACCGGCCACCCGGAGGACCCCGGGGCCGAGGAGCGGGCCGCCCGCGAGCAGCACGGCGGCCGGTACGACGAGGAGACCGGCCTGCTCCGGCACGGCCACCCGGACCCGCGCCCGGACAGCCAGATCCTCGCGGAGGACTACACCGACGAGGAGCGGCAGGCGATCGAGCTGGGTGAGCGGGCCGCGCACAAGGCCAAGGCCGCGCCGCGCGAGGAACGCCGCAAGGACCGGCAGGAGGGCCGCGTGGCCGCGGGACGCCGCCGGGCAGCCGAGCAGAAGTCCGCCGAGCGGTACGGCGCCGAGGGGGTCGCGGGCGCGCCCGGGGCCGAGGTGCCGCGGCTGGGTGACGGCGATGGCGAGCCCGCGCCGTGGCCCGAGGGCGTGCGGCCGGACAGCCAGGTGGAAGCGGAGGCTCCCGTGTACGAAGGCGAAGACCTGTCCGAGGAGGAGAAGGCCGAGCGGGCCACCCGGGTGCCCGGGTACACCCGTGAGGACGACGGCACCGCGCACGGCATCGGCGCCGGGCGGTCTCCCTCGATGCCCGCCGAGGCGGACGTCACCTTGTCTCCCGGCCAGGACGTGAAGGTCAGTGCCGAGGAGAGCGGCGATGGGTCTGATGTCCCGTCGCCGGGCGCCTCCAAGCAGGCCTGGGTGGACCACGCCGTCGCCCGGGGGGCCAGCCCGGACGAGGCGAACGCTATGACCAAGGCCGACCTGATGAGCCGCTTCGGCGGCCGGCTGTAGATCAGACCCCGGCGTTATGCTGGGTAGCAGGAAGAACCGCCCGCGGCCTACTGGGAGCCGGGCTCCAGATGACAGGAGCCCAGATGGCTAACAGCAGCCAGGTCCCCGGCTACGACGGCACCCGCCGCACGACAGGCGGGAACCCGCCGTACTCGGGTGTTCAGCAGGGCGGGGACCCCACCACCGAGCCCGGCCAGTACCCGCCGCCGGACCAGAACGCCTTTTTCGGCGGCCCGCTGCCCACCAGTACCGGAGCCCCCGGCACCCAGGGCGCGCGCGGCACCGGCAGCGTGGACCCGACCAACGAGCCGGGCCAGACCACCGACAGCCTGACCGGGCTGCCCGCCTCCGACGTCGCCAGCACGGGCGCGCCCGGCTCGCCCGGCGCCGACCCCAGCCTGGGGTCCGGGCCGGACTCGGTCACCATCACCCGGCCGGGCAGCTACCTGTCCGGCAGCAACGCGCAGGACACCGTGCGCGCGGCGGTGTCCGGGCCGGGCGACTGGACCCAGGCCAACAACGAGGGCTACGGCAGCGACGCGAACCAGCTGCCCGGCCTGAAGGGCAACCAGCCGGCGCCTGGCGGCCGGTTCCAGCCCGGCGGCGGCGGCCAGGTGCTGCGCGGCGGCCGGGCCGTCCGGGGCTGACCGTGGTGTTCACGTCCGGTACCCGCGAGGTCGGTGCGGAGGCGGCGGTGCGGCTGTGCGCCGTGCCGCCCGAGGGCGCCCTGGTCAAGAACCTGGGTGGCTCCCGCATCTACCTCGGCGGGCCGGATGTGGGCACCGAAGGCGACGCGGCCGGGTTCCCGCTGGACGCGAGCGAGGCCCAGGTCATCACCGCGCCGCAGCCGCTGATGAGTTTCCGGACCCCGGCCCCGCCCGGTGATGGCGCTCCCGCGGTGCTGTACGCCCGGTCGGCGCAGGGGATCAGCAAGGTCGCGTTTCTCGTGGCCAGCTAGGAGGAGCCCATGGAAGACCTGACCCACCTGATCCCCAGCGACCCGATCACCGCGCTGGCCCCGACCTCGATGGCCGGCGGCAACATGATGAGCGACAACCGGTTCGCCATGACCGCGCCCGGCTCGCCGCCGGTTGACCCGCTGCCGCCCGCCAAGCAGCAGTCGGACCCCGAGATCGCCGCCAGCAACCCCGTGCCCGTCCGGACGGGCGACTCTGGCAAGCCGCGGGCCAGCGCAGCCCGGGGCGGCTGGCAGCCCGGTACCCCGTCCTGGGGCAAGACCACCACTCCCGGCGTCGTCCGGGAAAGCTAGGAGGCAGTTATGCCACGCGTTTCCGCCGACATCACGTCCACCCCGGAAGTCCCGGGCCAGCCGTACGACGCTACTACCGATGGCACCCTCGGCAAGTGGGCCTCGGTCAATGCCAACTCCGGCCCGGCTGACACCCGGACCGGCAATGCCACCGGCTCGTTCGAGGACGGCCCCGGTCCCTGGAAGCAGACTTAGGCCGCGTGGCTGAGGCGGCAGTGCAGGTGCTTGCCCTTGCTGCTGTTACACGGCATGCAAAGAACCTGATAGCCAGGCGGAAACCCTGCTTTAACCAGCCAGCGGTAGAAATGATGGCCGCCAATATCAGGCTGGCCGAGTACCGCTTGGCGGTGCTGTGCACCACCACCGTTGACGTGATCGATCGTAAGCCGGTGAGTAGCCCCACAGCAGGCACAAGATGGCGGCATCGTAGAGCTGTAGTGCGAGAGGACAGCCGCACGGGCAGCGTCGCGCCGATGTCGTTGCTGTTCGCGCTTGGCTCTCTGGCTGCTTTCCAGTACACGATAAGCCTTGGCCAGTTTGTGCACGGCGTCAGGGTTTTTCTCCCGGTAGCTGCGCGAGCTTTTATTGGCGCAATCTTTGCACCAGGCCGCGTGACCGTCAGGCCTGCCTGCGTGTTTGCCGAAGCCGGCGAGTACTTTAACGTCGCCGCATTTAGAACAGCGTTTGCGGGCAGGTTCGTTCACACTGCTAACTATATGACATGGAAGGAAGCAGATATGACAAGCTCAGATAGGAAGCAGACGTGAGCGACCTCGCCCGCGTCTACGCGCCTGGCAAGGAGCTGGGCCTGGTCTCCGGCTCAGCCGCCGCCAACGCGGCCGGGTCCGGGGTGCCGCAGCCCGCCGGGAAAGAGCTGGCGCACGCTGGCAACGCCGGGCTGGCCCGGGCCACGGACGCCGACCGGTGAGCCTGGCCCAGGCCACTGGCGTCTTCATCTCGGCCGCCGGGGGTGCCAATGGCATCCTGGTGCTGGTCGCGCTGATCCTGTTCGCGGTCGCCGCGTTCCTGGCGGGCACCCTCACCTCCACCGCCCGGCCCTGGTGGGCCATCCTGGTGTCCGCCGGGCTGGCGGTGGCTATGCTCGCGCTGCTCGTGGGCAGCTGACGTGGCGCTGCCTGACCTGAGCGGCCTGGTGCAGTACAAGGCCCTGCCGTTCGCTCCCGGGTACCCGCCGGAGGCGCTGACGTTCTACTCCCCGGTCGATGACGTGCCCGGGGTGCTGAAGGCGCTCATCGCCTCGGCCGCCAAGTCCCTGATAATCGCGATGTACGGGTTTGACGACCCGGATCTGGCCGCCATCATCCACGGCAAGCTGGCTGACCCGGGATGCTTCGTGCAGCTGACCCTGGATTCCAGCCAGGCCGCCGGCGCGCACGAGAAGGAGCTGCTGGCTAAACAGGATTATCCGGCCAATTCAGTGGCGGTCGGCCGCTCTGAGAAGGGTGCGATCCTTCACCTGAAATTGGCTATAATAGATGGTGTAGATACTGTTACCGGATCTACAAACTGGAGCGTAAGCGGGGAGACGCTGCAGGATAATCAGCTCACTGTTATCCGGTGTCCGTATGTTGCGGCTGAAGCGCGCGCCCGTGTTGACGTCATACACACCAGCTGCCTGCAGCAAATGGCAAGGGGTGCTAAGTGAAACCGTGTTCTATGTGCGGCCTGCCAACGACATCACAATATGAAATGTGCCAGCGATCGGGTGCTTGCAGCCAGGCATATCGTGCAAAATGGGCTCGGGAACAGCCGAAGGAACGGCGCAATGAAGTAGTCCGTCGCTGGCGGCAAGGCCGGCAGAAGGGTGCGCCGCACGTTTACGGTATCTGGTTCCCCGCGCCACAGGTGCTGAAAGTAGGCTTCACGGCCAATACATCTGGTGCGATATATCTGGGTACAGCGCGCCAGGGTGCCAAACGCCGGGGCTGGAAGACTGAAGATAGTTCATGCATCTGGCGGCGCCAAGGCGATGTGCGTACAGAGGCGTGGTTGCAGGCGACGCTAGCCTTCAGATGGCCTGGCGCGGCAGAAAAGCGCCAGAACCGGATTTGTGAGTGGTTCGCTGTGCCTGGGCTTCTGGAGGAGGAGATCGCTGCGACTCTTGATGCTGTATACGGCCTGGTGCCTGCTGACCTGATTGCCGTCCAGATGGCCCGGGTGGCGAAGGCGCCGTGAATGAGCCCCGGCAGATGACCCAGACCGCGCCGTACCCGCAGATCCTGGCCGACCTGGTAAGCAAGCTCAGCTACCGTGAGCACCTGGGCTGGAAAGTCTGGCTGGATGACGACCTGCAGCGCGACAAGCCCGGCCGGCACGCCGGGGAGTCCCGCGGGCTGACCCTGGTGGTGCTGCGGGTGGGCCCGGACACCTACAATCCGGGAACCGTCCTGCAGGTCGTGCACTACTTCCCGGTGCCGCCCGCCACCTATGATGAGCCGTCCTGGCTGCGGTGGCTGTTTGATCAGCTCGGCAAGGTCGATGATCACGAGCGGATGGAAGACTTCGTGATCGGCGGCCAGCGCCCGTTCGCGCCCATCCACAAGCCCGGCGCTGACCCGTACGCCCTGCGCCAGCTGTCCAGCTGGGATGAGGCAGACACTGATTTCCGCGGGGTCAGGAGCCACCCGCAATGATGGGCCTGGCCGAGCTGGAACGCGAGCTTGCCCAGTTCACTTACTGGCCGCGGTGGGGGTTCCGGCCGTACCTGGACACCCACCTCGGCCCGATGCTGTGGATTATCACCACCCAGCCGGACCGGGAGGACCCGGCTCGCACCATCGACCTGGGCATCAGGGTCCGCATCCCGCCACACGCCATGGAAACTCCTGACGCGCTCGGCCGCTGGCTGCTGTGGCGGATCGAGGAAGCGGCTATCCACGAAGTGCGGGAAGGCTTGCGGTACCGCGGCAAGCTGGTCGATGACCCGCACGCTGCCGGGTAACCGCCGGAACGCGCGACACCGCCCGCTGCCGCTCGGTACGCTTAGCCCAGCTGGTACCCGTGGCCGGCGCTGCGCTGGAGCCGGGAACCTCCGTCACCACTGCCCGGAGGCCCGACGTGCGTTACCTCATCACGGGCGGGGCCGGCTTCATCGGCTCTGCGCTCACCCAGTACCTTGTCCAGGCCGGGCACCAGGTCCGGGTGCTGGACAACATGAGCCGGGGCCGGCGCGACCGGCTGGCCGGGATCAGGTGCGAGGTCATCACCGCTGACATCCGGGACCCGGTGGCGGTGGCCGGCGCCGTGCACGGCTGCGACGCGGTGGTTCACCTGGCCTACCTGCAGGGCACCCAGACGTTCTACGCCGAGCCGCGGCAGGTGCTCGACGTCGGGCTGCGCGGCATGCTGAACGTGCTCGACGCCTGCCAGGCCGCCGGGGTGGGCGACCTGCTGCTGGTCTCCAGCTCCGAGGCCTACCAGGTGGCCACGCAGGTGCCGACCCCGGAGACGGTGCCGCTGAGCGTCCCGGACCCGCTCAACCCGCGGTACTCCTACGGCGGCGGCAAGCTGGCCTGTGAGCTGATGGCCCTGGCCTGGCAGCGCTCCGGCGTGCTGGACCGGGTGGTGATCGCCCGGCCGCACAACATCTACGGGCCGGACATGGGCCGCGAGCACGTCATCCCGGAGTTCTGCCTGCGCATGAACCGGCTGGTGGCTGGCCAGCCGGAGGGTGTGATCGAGTTCCCCATCCAGGGCACCGGGTCCGAGACCCGCTCGTTCTGCTGGATCGGCGATTGCGTGGACCAGCTCGGCCTGCTGCTGCGCCCCGCCACCCCGGGCGGCATCTACCATGTCGGCGCCATGGACGAGATGGCCATCGCCGACGTCGCCCACGAGATCGCCCACCAGTACGGGCGCCAGGTCAAGGTGGTGCCCGGCACGCTGCCCAAGGGCTCGCCGCCGCGCCGCCTGCCGGACCTGGCCAAGATCTCCCGGCTGGCCGGGGGCGCGCTGGCGTCCACCTCGTTCCACGCCGGCATCGCCCCGGCCGTGGCCTGGTACCGCAGCCATGACTGAGGCCCGCGGCGTGCTCACCGCCACTGATATCCCGGGCCGGGCCACCAGCGCCTGCATGACCTGCGGGCACCCGCAGCTGCGCGTGCTGCTGGACCTGGGCCGCCAGCCGCTGGCCGAGCGCGACGACGGGCACGTCTACCCGCTGGGGCTGGTGGAGTGCCAGCGCTGCGGCCTGGTGCAGAATAGCTGGCAGGTGGACCGGGACCAGGTGTTCCCGGCCGATCACCCCTATGCCACCGGGGACACCGCCGCGCTGCGGGCGCACTTCGGCGGGCTGGCCGCGGAGGCGGCGCTGCTGCTGGGTGACGGCGACCTGATCGTGGACATCGGCGCCAACGACGGCACGTTCCTGGCCCAGGTCAAGCGGGTGGCGCCCCGGGCCCGGCTGCTGGCCGTGGAGCCGACCGGGCAGGCCGCCGGCTGCCGCCGCCAGGTCATCCCGGTGGAGCAGGAGTTCTTCACCTTCGCCGCCGCCCGCCGGATCACCGCCGCGCTCGGGCAGGCCCGCGTGATCACCGCGTCCAACGTCCTGGCGCACGTGGCCGACCAGCACGATTTCATGTCCGGCGTCGCGCACCTGCTCGCCCCGGGCGGGACGTTCATCACCGAGAACCACGACCTGACCGCGGTCATCAACGGCCTGCAGATCGACACCGTGTACCACGAGCACCTGCGGTTCTACTCGGTGGCCAGCCTGGGCTACCTGCTGTCCATCCACGGGTTCGGCGCGGCCCGGATCGAGGAGATACCCACTCACGGCGGCTCGTTCCGCACCTTCGCCACCCGGCTGGAGCTGGATCTGCAGGGCCGGGCGGGCCGGGCCCGGGAGGAGCTGCGCCGCCTGCTGGATTTCGCCGCGGAGGACGGCGCGATCTGGGGCGTCGGGGCGGCGACCCGGGCCGGGCCGCTGATCCACTTCGCCGGGCTGGAGGCGTGGCTGGACGCGATCGCCGAGGTGCCGGGCAACGCCAAGATCGGCCGTGACTTCCCCGGCACGTCCATCCCGGTGGTTGACGAGGCCGGGCTGACCGCCGCCCAGCCGCCGTGGGCAGTGCTGCTGGCCTGGCACATCGCGCCCACGCTGGTGCCCAAGCTGCGCGCCGCCGGGTACACCGGCCAGTTCATCGTGCCGCTGCCCCGGCCGCACATCTACCGCGGATAGGAGAGCCATGGCTGAGCTGACCGCCTATGGCAACGAGGCCCTGCGTGCCGGGGTGCGTGCCCTGATGACGCCGCCGCGGGTGGTGACCGCCGTCGCCCGGTTTCGCGCCGGGCCTGGCCGGGAGGACGAGGCCGCGGGCGCCTGGGCGTTCGAGATCACCTACTACTTCACCCGGGCGGTGGGCGAGGCCCCTGCCGTCACCTACGCGCCCGGCTGGCCGGGTGAGCCCGGCGTCTACACCTGCACCGGGCTCATGCAGACCACCCATCCCGGGGATCACGACCCCACCGATTTCACCCGCGAGGAGCCCTGGTCACTGGATTACGTGACGGGCGCGGTGCGGCGGGCGCAGCTGCGCAGCATGTATCCCAGACGCAAGATCTGGTACGACGGGAGAGATCACGATGCCTGAGCCAGCAGTGGGCCGCGCCGTGCACTATGTCAGCTACGGCACCCCGGGCGGGGAGTACGCCCAGGCCTGCCGGGCCGCCACCATTACCGCCGTCCAGGGGCGCCCGCACGATCCGCAGGTCAGCCTGTGCGTGCTGAACCCCACCGGGCTGTTCTTCAATCAGCTGGTGGCGCATGACGAGGGCCAGGACGCGCCCCCGGTCCCGGTGACCGCGCTTGAGCCGGAGGCTGTCCCGCTGTGCGGCGGCCGGCACTACCCGGGCGGCACCTGGCACTGGCCCGAGCGCAAGGGGGACTAGTGGCGGACCGGTATGAGGATGAGCGCGGCGTCATCCAGGATCTGTTCGGCGCCGTGGACGGCATCACCAAGATCACCACGAAGGCCGGGGCGGTGCGCGGCAATCACGTGCACCCGGACACCACCCAGTGGACCTACATCGTCAGGGGCCGGATGCTGTTCCGCTGGGTGGAGGCCGATGGCGTGATCACCGATGAGATCCATGGCACGGACGAGCTGATCGAGGAGCCGGCCGGCTGCCCGCACGCCTGGCAGGCCATCGAGGACTCCACCGTCCTGGTTATCACCCGCGGGCCGCGCTCCGGCGAGGGGTTCGAGGCCGGCACCCGGCGGCTGGAAGTGCCGATCCTGTTATGAGCTGCCTGCCATGCGATCACGGGCTGGGCTGGGCGCACTGCACGTGCGTGTACCGGTGCGGCCGGCCCGCCTGCGCGGCCCGGATGCGGCCCCCGGCCGACCCGCTGCCCGGCGAGCTGGGCCAGCTGACCCGGCTCATGGGCGAGTCCGGGATCAAGGGCGCCCGGCTGGGTTACGCCCTGGGCTACCTGCACGGCAAGTACGCCGCGGACCCCGACATCGCCACCGATGACCCGGCATTCCGGGTGGTCTCGGACCTCGGGCTGGGGCTGAAGTGAGCGCCACCCGCTGGCCGCCGCTGTGGCAGATCCTCATCGCCACCATCCCGCACCGGCACGAGATGCTGTGCGGGCTGCTGGCCGAGCTGGACGCCCAGATGCGCCCTGGCGTGGCCGTGCTGGCGTTCCGGGACAACTGCGAGCGCACCATCGCGGCCAAGCGCCAGCTGCTGCTGACCTCGGCCACGGCCGACTACGTGTGCTTCTGCGACGATGACGACTGGATCGCCCCGGGCTACACCGGCCTCATCAGGATGGCGCTGCAGGAGGACCCGGACTACGTGGGCTTCCGGGTCCGCTGGCTGGTGGACGGCGAGGACCAGCTGATGCCCATCTTCCACTCGCTGCGCTACCAGGGCTGGTGGCACGACCAGGCGGGCATCTACCGGGACATCTCCCACCTCAACCCGCTGCGGCGGCGGCTGGCCCTGCTCGGCCGGTACGAGGGTGCGGATTACAGCGAGGATTCCCGCTGGGCCGCGCAGGTCCGGGCCAGCGGCCAGGTCCGGACCCAGGCCTGGATCGGGGAGTCCCTGTACTGGTACCGCTGGCGCAGCGCCGACCATTCCGGCCAGCCCCGGGTACCGCTGCCCGCCAGCCAGATCAAGCCGCTGCCGGCCTACCCGTGGCTGGCCTGGCTCGACCCGGAAGGACGCGAGCATGACTGAGCGGCAGGTGCGCCGTGCGTGACCTGGCCCTGCTGGTGCCCAGCCGCGGCCGGCCCGCGCGGCTGTCCCGGCTGTGGGAGTCGGTGAAGGCCACCGCGACCGCCAGCACCACCCTGATCGCCGGGCTGGACGAGGACGACCCGACCCGCGACGGGTACCCGCCCGGCCCGGTGTATGTGACCGAGCCCGGCCTGCGCTACGTCACCGCCTGGGTCAACCGGCTGGCCGCCCTGTACGCGGACGGCTTCGCTGTGCTCGGCACCGTGGGCGATGACAACGTGTGCGAGACCCCTGGCTGGGACAGCGCCATCGTGGCCGCGCTGGAGCGCAACCCGTTCGCGTTCGGCAACGACCTGTACCCGCTGCGCGCGCCGGGCACGCTGGCCTGCCACATCTTCATGCGCCGGGCCACCTACCGCGCGCTGGGCTACTTCGGCCCGCCGGAGCTGACGCACATGTACGTGGACGTGGCCTGGATGGCCTGGGGCGTGTCCTGCGGCATCAGCTACCTGGATGACGTGCACATCCGGCACGAGCACTACACCACCGGCCGGGCGGCGTGCGATGAGACCTATGCCCGCAGCGCGGCCCGGACCGCCGCGGACCTGGCCGCCTGGCATGCCTACTCCCGGCGGGAGGGGCCGGGCGGGCTGAACGCCGACATCGCCAGGCTCGGCGGCGAGCCGTTCACCGCCTCCCGGCTGGCGGACTTCAACCAGACCCTGGCCATCCCGGCGGTGTGGCCGCTGTGAGCGCGTGCTACTGGGTGCTGATCAGCGACGACGCGCTGCCCTGGATCACCTGGCCGGACGGGATCAGGCCCGAGGGCATGTGCGTGCAGCCCGCCGCCGAGGTGCTGCCCGCCGAGCGGGACGTGCGCCCCGGCCCGGCGCGCTGGCACCTGGTGCGGGACCGGGATGCCGGCCCGGGCCTGGAGGGCTGCACGGTGGCGCTGGGCATGACCGCCCGCCCGGACGGCGGCTGGGAGATCACCCGCACCGTGATGGAGCGCGCATGAGCGAGCTGCCCCTGGTCACGGTGATCACCCCGACCTGGCAGCGGCACGAGTACCTGCTGACCCGGTGCATCCCCGGCGTCCAGGCCCAGGGCTACCCGGCGACCGAGCATCTGGTCATCAGCGACGGCCCGGACGCGGAGCTGGCCGCGAAGCTGTCCATGCCCTGGCTGGATGGCTGGAAGAACCTGTGGTACCGCGAGCTGCCGGCGCACGACCCGGAGCCGCACCACGGCCACCATGCCCGCGCCTACGGCCTGGAGCTGGCCCGCGGGGAGTACATCACCTACTGCGATGATGATGACGCGCTGAGGCCGGCGCACTGCTCCCGGCTGGCCCAGGCCCTGGACGAGCACCCGGAGGCCGGCTTCGCGGTCAGCCAGATGTGCAGTCATGGCCCGCATGGCACATCCACCATCGGCGCCGGCCCGCTGGCCTGCGGCAACGTCGGCACCCCGATGATCATGCACCGCCGGGAGATCGCCCAGGTGGCCAGCTGGGACCACGCCAGCGCGTTCGAGGACTGGGAGCTGGTGCTGGCCTGGCTCAACGCCGGCATCGAGCACGTCCGGGTGGATGAGGAGACCAGTGATGTGTGGCCGAGCCTGTACCGCTAGGAGCCGCCGTGCCTGAGATCGACCCGGGCGCCCTGCCGCCGCTGCTGGACGCGGGCAACGCCCTGCTGGCCCAGGTGCCGGTCTCGCTGGTGGTCGGCAGCACCGAGACCGACGTCGGCAAGCAGGGCGTGGTGACCGTGCGGACCCCCAGCACCACCCTGACCGTGGTCCTGGACCGGCCCGAGATCGAGCTGTGGATACAGAACCTGACCCTGGTCCGGGACGGCCTGGACGGCCTGATCGTGCCCGCCCGGGGGCCGTCCGAGCCGCTGCCGCCCCGAGAGGAGCAGAACTGACATGACCCAGCCCGGTGACCTGCCGCCGCTGTTCGATACCGGCAACACCCTGCTGCAGACCGATGTCCCGGCCGCCATGCTGACCGGCAAGGTGCCTGTCCCGGACGGCGAGCGCGGGGTGGTGACCATCCGGACCACCAGCGCCACGCTGACCGTCACCCTGACCAAGGCCGACGCCGAGCAGTGGGCGGCGAGCTTCGCGGACCTGGCGGCCAGCCTGTCCGGCGCGGGGCTGGTCGTGCCCAGCCGCGGCCAGGCCGTGCAGATCGCCGACGCGGCCCGGCGCAATGCCAACGGCGGGCCGCCGCAGCGCCCGGGCGGCCAGTGACCGCACAGCCGCCGGGCAGCGGCCAGCACCCGCCGCTTGCTGACCGCACGCCACCGGAGGAATTCCGGGATCACCTGCCCGCCATCGTGGCCGCCGCGGTCATGACGGTGGCCATCTCGTTCCTGGGCTCGCTGCTGGGCTCGGCGGGCACCATCGGCGGGCTGGCCCTGGGCTCGCTGCTGTCCGGTACCGGCAGCTGGTACGGCGAGCGCGGCATCCGGCTGGCCGCGGCGAAGGCGAAGGCCCGGCGGGAGGCGGCCCGGCGCAAGGGCGCACCGCTGAGCCCGCACGAGACCCAGGTGATCGGCCTGCGGGTGGAACGCGAGCGTCGGCACCTGAGCCGCCGGCTGCCCCTGGTCCTCGCGGCCGGCATCGGGGCGGGCGCCCTGCTCGCGGGCGGCCTGGTGATCATGTCCACCCAGGCTGCCACCGGCCGCACCGTATCCGAGGTCGTCCAGGGACGCCCAGCCGTGCCCAGCCGCAGCCAGCCGCGTCCCCCGGCGTCCCTGCCCGCGCCGGCCAGCTCGCCAGCTGCCAGCGCGCCGTCTGCTGCGGCGCCCTCTGCCAGCGCGCGCCCTGACACCTCGCCATCTGCCAGCCAGCAGCCAGCCAGCAGCCAGCCGCCAGCCAGTGTCACCGCATCCGGCAGTGCCACGGCGTCACCGGGCGCATCGCCGTCAGCTGCGGTCACGCCCGCGGCGACCGCTACAGGAGGCCAGCCATGAGAATGCCGTTTGAGATGCTGATGGAGCGCGTGATCGCCCTGGGCCCTGATGCCGGGGAGGTCACGATGGGCGAGCTGGCCCAGCTCTGGGGCGAGCCCGTGAGCCGGATCGCTGATGCAATAACCGCTGTGCGGGTGCTCCAGGGCGAGCGGACCTATATCCCTGTTACCGAGCAGAGGGGGAGCAGTACATGATGCTGGTGACCTTGCACCTGTGAAGATCTTCGCCGGGCACGACGGCGGAACTTTTCTTTTCTATTACACTAAAGTATGCCTGGACGCTTGTGGACACCTGAAGAATACCGGGAACTTCGCGCAGCATATGTACGAGATAGTCCTATGGCCACGATAGCTATCGCCAAATACCTCCAGAGGTCGGTCAAAAGCGTGCAGATGCATGCATTTCAACTTGGCCTTGAAAGGAACATAGGCAGGAAACGGCCTGATCCCAGGCTGGCGCCGGGTGATATTGTCGGCCGCTACAGGGTTATTAGCATTCTTCACTGGGAGCCGGCGAAGGAACGCGGATACGTGTATCTTTGCGAGAACACGTCTTGTGGTTGCAAGTCGGAGTTCCTGGATTCTACAGGTTATCGCATGACTGGCGTAAAACCACGCTGTCGCTGCGCCATAGTGATACGGAATCCCGGCAAGAACTACATTAGATGGCAGTGGGACTACAAAGGAAAGACAGTCTCGGTAAACGAGCATCAGATCGTGATGGAAGGGCTGCTAGGCCGTCCGCTGTTGCCGGGAGAGAACGTGCACCATAAGAACGGCATACGGAACGATAATCAGCCACACAATCTGGAACTGTGGTCCGTGACGCAGCCCCCAGGGCAGCGTGTTGAGGACAGGACCGCCTGGGCTATCGAATGGCTTCGTACTTACGCGCCTGAAGTACTGGCTGAGGAGAAAAAATTAGGGTTTTTGCAGGTCACGACGGCGGCTCCGGCTGCAGCTATTACCGGATGGAGCTGCCGCTGCGCGAGATGATGCACGCCAGCGAGGACATCGAGGTGACCTTCGCCGACGCCGGGGACCGGCACCACCCGCCCTCGGTCACGCTGTCCATGCTGGCGGGTTATGACGTGATCGTGGCCCAGCGCTGGAACACGCACAAGGGCCTGGGCGTGTGGCGCCGGGCCCGCGGGCCGTTCAGCCGGACCGTGTACGAGCTGGACGACGACGTCTTCTCGATCACCCCGGAGAACTGGAACGCCTACCGGCTCTACCAGCGCCCCGACATCCGGGACGCGATCGAGCACGCCGCGGCCACCGCGGACCTGGTGACGGTGAGCACCGAGCCGCTGGCCGCGGTCATGCGTGCCTTCAGCGATCACGTGACGGTGCTGCCCAACTGCATCCCGGGCTGGGCCACCGCCATGAAGCGCACGCTCCGGGACCGGCCGCGGGTGGGCTGGAGCGGCGGGGCCAGCCACGGTGTGGACATCGGCCAGGTGGCCGCGCCCATCCGCCGGTTCCTGCGCCGGTTCAGCGGCTGGGACGCCCAGCTCGGCGGCACCGACTACCGGGCCACCATCCGCGCCCCGGCGGACCGGATGTTCTACCAGCCCTGGGTGCAGATCAACGACAACCCCACCCGGTACTTCGCCGGGATTGATTTCGACATCGGCCTGTGCCCGCTGTACCCGACCACGTTCAGCGCCTCCAAGTCCGGGATCAAGGCGATCGAGTTCGGGGCGCGCGGCATCCCGGTGATCGCGAGCGACTGCCCGGCCTACCGCGGCGTGATCACCCACGGCGTCAGCGGCTTCCTGGTTAAGCAGGAGCACGAATGGCTTAAATACATGAGCGAGCTGGCCGCCGATAATAACCTGCGCGCAACTATGGGCGCCGCCGCCCGCCAGATGGCGCGCCAGCACCTGATCGAGGATCACTGGGTCCGCTGGCGGGATGCCTACGCCGGGCTGTTCAGCAGCGGGGCGCCATGAGGTTCCGGATCACCTACTGCGACGAGCGGGGCCAGGAGATCGCGGTAATCGAGGTCACCGCCACGGACAAGGCGGCGATCCCGCTGGACGCCCAGTACCTCCGGGTCCAGGCAGTGCCCGGAAGCTGAGCAGGGGCCTCGCCGGTCAGCTGGCGACCGGCAGCACGTCCGGCAGGTGCGCCGCGGGCACGGGCACGGGCGGCCCGTCCGGCCACAGGATGCGCCGGATCGCCGCGGCCCGGATCAGCCGCTGCCGCCCCGGGGTGCGGATGTAGTCATCGGGGGCGAGCTTGCCCTGGTCGCACCAGCGCGTGACCGTGCTGGCGCTGACCCGCAGCAGTACGGCAACTTCAGCTGGGCGCAGGAACCCGTCCTTCTCGGACAGGCGCTGCCACAGCTGCTCCCCCGTTGCGATCTGCGTTTCCGTCATAGGCGTACGATACCGGCCGGCTGCATGATTTCACGGGGTTTCCGGGGTGGCGGGCGCTGCACCTGGGTATACCGCAGATGAGGACCAGGTGCGGATGGACTGGCTCGCGTGGGCCAGGAGTTCCGGCAGAGCCCCCCGATGGCCCCCGCTGGGCAGCCAGCTCACGGGGGCTCTGCTGTGCCTTCAGGCGGCCATGAACCCCGGCGGGGTGCCCGGGTCCGGCTCACCAGGCTCCGGCTCACCAGGCTCCGGCTCCCACTCCGGCGGGTCATACAGCAGCCGCGTGGCGACCGCGAGGGCGAGAACGGCACCGGCTACCGCTGTGCCCGCCACCGCCAGGGCAGTGAGCACCACGCGCCGGGAGGGCAGCGTCATAGCGGCAGCGTAGCCTTCTCCTGGCCCGGCCCGCAGCCGGCCAGGGAGAAGGGCCGGGCCCGGCCGGCCTGGGCAAGGCAGCCAGGTTGCGCCCGGCGGGGCCCGGCAAGGGCAGGAAGGTCAGTCCCGCGCTCTTTCAGGATGCCTGCTGGGCGGCCTGCGCGCCAGCCCCCGCCGGGCGGCGCCGCAGCGGGTGGTGCCGCCCGTACAGCCGGGTGACCCGGATGCGGCTGGCGATACCGGGCAGCAGCGCGGCGTGCCGGTACGCCTTCAGCAGCGCGGCGGGCAGGCTGGCCGCGGTCACGCCGAACAGCAGCGTCCGGTTGCCGGGATAGGTGACCTGCACCTGCCAGTGCCGTGTCTTTGCCATGATCGTCCCCTGCTGTGGTGGCGGCGCGGGAACGGTGCTGGCCGCCACCCCGCGGACGGGATGGCGGCCAGCGGCCCGGCGGGCCCTTGCGGGCTTCCAGGCTACAGCCGCCCGGCCGAGTGGTCGGCCAGCAGCACCGGGACCGCCGCGTCGAACCCGGAGACGTCCAGCGTGCCCGGGTCGGCCGGGTCGGCCACCGAGATGCGCGTCGGCACCGTCGCGACGAACTGCAGCTTCGCGCCGATGCCCATCGTCTGCCGGTAGGCCTCCAGGGCCTGGTGCGGGTGCGCCTGGCCCACGTTGATCTCACCATCGGTCCAGACGGTGAACGTGTCCACCTCCACCCGGTTCTGCGCGGCCCAGATCATCGGCAGCGCGATGTTGGTGGCACCCATGGGCAGGTCCGAGACCCGCCGCAGGACGGTGTCCAGCCGCATCCGCGGGGACAGGTCCAGCGGCCGGAACTCGTGGCTGAACCCGTACACGCCCCAGGCCGGCTCGGTGGCCATGGTAACCAGCGCCATGGCCGCCGTCATCTCCCGCGCCGTGCAGCCGTAGCCGGCCGCGTTCCAGCCCATCGACGCCGAGATGTCCAGCGCGATCATGGTCCGCTTCCCGGCCGGCTCCACCGCGCCGAAGGCCAGGTAGAACGCATCGGTCAGCGCATCGGTGACCTGCGGGATGGGCGCCCACCGGCTGGAGCCCTTCTGGCTGCGCCCGGTCGTGTAGACCCGGGCCGCGATCAGCAGCGACATCGGGTGCACCCGCCCGCGCCGCAGCAGCTCCGCGTCCCGCAGCCGGTCACACACCGCCCGCAGCCGGGCCGACATGGGCGCGATGACATCCAGCCGGGTCAGCGTCGGCAGGTTCCGGATCAGCGCGGTGATAGGCATGCCCGCATCGACCAGGGCACCCCAGACCTCCGGCATGGCCCGGGCCCCGTCCGGCAGCGCCTCCCACGGCAGCCCCGGGTAGTCGGCGATCAGCTGCACGTACGCCGCCGCCTTCGCCCGCCGGGCCAGCGCGGAGCCGGACGCCCGCTCGATGTCGCGCGCCCGCAGGTAAGCCCGGACCCAGTCTGGCATCAGCTCATCCGGCACCACGCCCGAGGTGACCCAGGCGAACAGCCGGCTGTGCATCTCCATGACGGTGCCGTCCGGCAGGGCCGGGTACGGGTGCGCCAGCCGCAGGATGTCGGCGTGCGTCCAGCCGTCCCGCTGCCGGTACTTGACCAGCTGGTAGGCCAGCGCGTCCGGGTCGCGGCCCAGGTACCAGGACGACACCGCCCGCCGGGTCACCGGGCCCCAGCCGCCGAACTGCTCGATGTACTTGCAGAACGTCGCCAGGGCCGAGCCGGTCCGCACGACAGCCGGGACCGCCCGCTCAGCCGCCCGGCGGCCCTCCGCGGTGGCGCCCAGCTGCAGGGCCGCCGCCAGCGCCAGCAGGGCAGGGGCCTGCCGCGGAGCCCGGCCCGCGACCGAGATCTGGGTGACCAGGCCCACCAGCTGCCCGGTGCGGTCCCGCGCCCAGGCCAGCACCAGCTCGCCGTTCTCGCGGGTCAGCTGCGCCTCGTCCACGTAGAACGTGCCGCCCGTGGTGCCCATGGTCAGGAACCGGCGCAGCCGCACCTCGTCAGCGACGGCAAAGCCCCAGCCCCCGGTGTGGTTGGGCACCTGCCGCGGGTCCGCCTGGACGTGCACAGGCGTAGCGGCGTTGCGGGTCCGGATCAGCTCCAGCGCATCGGTCATGGCGCACCTCCTGTCGTGCGGTTCGTGCTGCGGTCGTGCGGGCTGAGGGCGCAGGGCCCCGCGAGCGAAAAGCGGCAGCCGGGCTGTTTTCACAGATTCCTTTGGATGAGAAAGGTGAGAACCGGTCACCATCCGGCCCGCGGGGGCCCTGCGTCTTCAGTTGTGCCTGGCAAGCAAAGTGCGGCTACCGGGTTTTACGCGCTCTGCCGTTGAGCTACCGGGGTCACTGACCCCAGGCGGGACTCGAACCCGCAACCTCGCCATCCACAGTGGGTAACCGGTTGCCATCCGGCCTGCCAGGTAAAGCGAGCTGGCGAGCGAAGCGCGAAGACCGGGTTCCCCGCCCTGCGGGGAGGGCCAGGTTTTATCCCGGCCCGGTGGAATCGAACCATCGGTAACCAGCCTTCATCCGGCCCGCCAGCAAATCGTGAGGAGACGGGCGAAAGCTGAGCACCGGCTAGACCCCTGGAAGGGGCTGGGGCTTCACAGACCCCGGGTGGGCTTGCGCCCTGGCGTGATAACCGCCGCTCTCCGGCCCGTCTCCAGGCCTGATCCATAGCGTGAGCATCATTACGCGATTCGCGTATTGTGGCCCCGGCGGGACTCGAACCCGCACACCCGGCTTAGGTTGGCCCGGCGGGACTCGAACCCGCACGCACGACTTAGGGGGTCGCCGCTCTATCCTCTGAGCTACGAGCCATTGGGTCTAGCAGGTATGCCGCAGCGTCCCTAGTACCTAGAGACTGGTTATTGCGGGCAGGCTGCAGTCTAAGGGCGACCGTGCGCCTGTAACCAGCTACATCTTCAATAGGGATCAGATAGACCTGGCTTAGAGCGGCTAGATAAACCCCGAAAAGATCAACTTGGCCCTCGTAACACTTACGCGGCGATCCGGGCCCCGAACTGGAGACATTGAACTCTAGCGCCGAACCGTCCCTCACCAGGCGTGCTGTTTTGCACTGAACCCGCTTGAACTGGCCGCTCGACTCAATGACCAGGTCATACCGCGTAACCCCAAATGGCACGAGCACGTTGTAGCCAGCATGCAGCAAGACCGAGAGAATAGCGCCTTCAGTCCGTGCACCCTTCTCATTGGTAGTGAGGGCCATGGTTTATAGACTACCAGCTAGCTGGCCGTGGCTCTGATCCATTGAGCTACGGGGCCAGAAGTCCCAGCTTGTCCCCGCTTGTCCCAGCGTCTTGCGGGCCAGGCCGCCACGGTGTGAAAGTGAACGTGTGCAGCCGGTCTGCTCCGGATCTGTGCGGATAGTGAAACGGTCCCGCCCTGTGGTCCCGGTAACCGGGATTCCTGGCAAATCAGGGCGGGACCAAAATTCCGGGCGCCCGGAAAATCAGAGGCGGGGCGGGGAATCGAACCCCGGTGCGGCGCTTTGCAGGCGCCTGCCTATCCAGACTCGGCCACACCGCCAGGAAGTGAGAGCAGCAGAGAAGTCCCGTCTAACCTGCCGCTTTGCCGCCGGAGACACCCGGCTTTCGGTATAACCGCCGCTGAGGTACCCGTCACAGCCCTCTACACATGACGGCAGGCTCGCTGCTCTCACCGTGCGCCCAGCGGGACTCGAACCCACATCGCCGGCTCCGGAGGCCGGTGCCCTATCCATTGAACGATGGGCGCGTAAAATCGTGCTATTGCTGGCGGCCCTCCCACGGGACTGGCCGCCGTTCTCATGCTCTCTCAGCCGCCAGGTCGTGCTGACCGGGCCGCCGCCGGGGCACGTGCAGGGCCAGGATGCCGTGCTCATTCAGCAGGTCGCACACGTCGGCCCGGTCGTCGTAGTAGACCCCGATGCCCAGCGACAGGCACAGCTCCAGCTTGAGCGCGGGCGACTCGCGCGGGTGCGCGAACCAGACCTCGTGCACGGCGGTGCAGGTGATCCCGCGGGCGGCCACATCAGCGGCGACCGTGCCACGGGTCCGGTCCCCGACCCCGGAGATGACGTAGACCTCGTGCCCGGCCGCCATCAGCGCGGCGGACAGGTCGCGGAAGTACGGCCAGTGGCTGCAGACCTGCCAGTAGTCCAGGCCGATCCGCATCTTCTTCTCGTTCACGTGGCAGGACCAGGATTTGAACCTGGGAAGCCGAAGCAACCGTTTTACAGACGGCCCCTTTTAGCCAGACTCGGGCACCCTGCCTTGGGGTGGCTGACCGGACTCGAACCGGCATCCTCTGGACCCACAACCCAGCGCCATAGCCTTTCAGCCACAGCCACCGTGGACGTACCTGGGATCGAACCAGGGACCTTCGCTGTGTGAGAGCGCTGCTCGTTCCGCTGAGCTACACGTCCGTGCTGGCAAAACCAGCTGAATAACAGTTAATTACCGACGAACTTCAGCTAATTAACTGCCATACGCGCGCCCAGGAGGACTCGAACCCCCATTGGCGGCTCCGTAGGCCGCAGCCCTATCCGTTGGACGATGGGCGCTTGTCTTGCGTGGGCCCGGGAGGGATCGAACCACCGGCCTCCCCCGTGTCAGGGGGGTGCTCTCCCGCTGAGCTACGAGCCCTTGTGTCCCATCCGCCTGGCTAGTGGCAGCTTCGCCCCGTGACCGGTGGCCACCCGCTCAAAATGGCTGGCGCGCCTTGGCAGCCGGGAGCCAGGGGGCAAGCAGGAGGGACTGCCTGCTAGCGGGGGCGACGGGATTTGAACCCGCGACGTCCAGATCGACAATCTGGCGCTCTGACCGGACTGAGCTACGTCCCCTGGGGGTAGTGCGGTCGTGCTGATGATGCTAGCCGTGTGAGGCCACGTGGCTATCCGTGCAGTGGCTTGCGGCGCCTCGCTCCCCTGGCCAGACTCGAACTGGAACCTTCCGGTTAACAGCCGGGCGCTCTGCCAATTGAGCTACAGGGGATCGTTTATGAAGGCGGCCATCCGGGCGGGCTGCCGGGAGGGCCGGGCCAGGATAATGCTCACCATGGCAGCGTTGGCGGCGAGCAGGTACCCCGGGTAGATGAGCCCGGCCGCACTGGGCTGATGCACCAGGACCGCAGCCAGGGTCAGGGTGCCGCCGAGGCCGAACCAGGCGAAACCCGCCCAGGGCTCCCCGCCGGGATCAGCCCAGCCGTGCCGGTATGTCGGGATGAACGCGGCCAGGTCGGTCAGCGCCGAGATTGTGATGGCCGCCCAGACAGGCAGTGCCCGCGGGCTGGCGATAGCGATCGCCAGCATCACGATCCCGGCGCCAGCCAGTACGGTGCACACGGCATCCAGGCGGCTGAATTCCCGGGTCCCGTACATCCAGGCCACGCAGAGCACGATCATGCAGGCAGCCGCATCCAGGCCGGTATAGAAGCCGCTGGCCAGCTGCCGGGGTGCTACCGCCAGCTCCCCGGCCGTCCCGGTCGCCGCGGCTGCGGACCACAGCGACCAGGACGATAGCCGCAGGTCAGCGCGCTCGTCCGGTTTCCGGCTGTCCCGGATCATGATCCAGCTGCCATACAGTGTGGCTGCTGCCGCCATGGCTGCCAGGATGATCGCTGCGGCTCCCGGCATCGCTGCTACGCCGCCTGTGTCTCAGCGGCCTGCCGGAACGACTCCAGCTCTGCGCTTGTGAACGGGTGTTCCAGGTATCCCGAATCGGACCATTCCTGGTACTCTAGCTCGCTGCTGTTGCTGCTGAGCCTGGTGACTGCGTAACGCACGTGGTAACCCGAATCCGTGCTGAGGGTGAAGGCCCCCGGCGTCAGCTCCGTCAGCTCATAGCAGGTGACGGACCCCGATCTGGCCCGGGACGTATAGACCGTGCCAATCCTGGGTGGCCATTCGCTGGCGGTCTCGGATTCCACAAAATCCAGCCAGGAGGGCGTGTTCTCCGGGTTGAGCGCAAATGACAGGACATCCACTGCCGGGAGGCTGATGATGATGCGAAGCCGCTGGCCTGCCCTGGGCTTCACGAGGACGTCAGCCCCAGGTGGTCAGACAGGTCGGCCGGGCGGCTGGATTCCGGGCTGCTGCGGGTGTAGTAGTTGCAGGCCATGACAACCCGGAGCTGCGGGTACCCGCTGGGTGGTCTCGGTGCCCGCACGCGCCGGATGAGCTGGTCCACGTAATGGGTATGGCCGCGACCATCAAAAGCCAGGAAATGCCCGGCTTGCGGGTAGATCACAATGGGGGCCTCTTCCACGGCGGCCAGGCCGCGCACGTCGCCCTGGCCGGCTATGCGCAGCGCCCCGCCGCAGCCGGCCGGATGGGAGGTGAAGTACAGCAGGCCCTGAACGGGCTGGGAATCGACGTGCAGCTCATACCGTGGGCCTTCTGGCTGCACGTTGAGCACAGCCCCGTACCGGATGTCCTGCGCGACGCCCAGTTCCTCGGTGCTGATCTCCTGGGCCAGCTGCTTCAGCGGGCCGCGGTACAGGGTGTCAGCCCAGGGCAGCTGGCGGGCCAGGACGTTCCCGGGCACGACGTAAGTATCCAGCTGGAGAGCCTTGTCGTCCTCACGTGAGGTTACCGAGGTAGGCGTTATCACCTGGTGCACAACCGCAGCGGGATCGGCGGCCACAGCCAGCACCTGGCGCTGCCAGCCCGCAGGCAAGAGCGATGTCACGTCCCAGTCCCGCCAGCTGAACCGGGACGTCAGGACGGGTGCCGGGCGATGACCAAGCAGCCAGTTCTGGCACGGGCTGGGATGAACCAGCCCTCCCTGGGAGCCGAGCGTGAACGGGACGCCGCATTCAGGGCAGGTACCAAGCCGAGATCGCGTCTTCACTGGTTACCTCCTGTGCCTCACCGATTCCGTAAAGTCATCACCGTAACTCATCAGGACCCGAGCCGCCCTGCCACCGCCTGCTCGGCGATCCGCCACAGCGGCTCGGTATCGAGCAGCAGCCCATCCATGTCAGCGAGCACGGCAAACTCAGCCATCATTACCGCCATTTCCGCCCGGCACTCCCTCCGGGCTCCCGCCTGTCTCCTGATCGCATCAGGCTTACCGTAACCCGTACGTGATCTTGAGGACAAGGCGGGGCGAAGTGATCACTCTTGGTAGCGGGGGCAGGATTTGAACCTGCGGCCTCTGGGTTATGAGCCCAGTGTGCTGCCGAACTGCACCACCCCGCGGTCGCGGTGACGGGAATCGAACCCGTGCGGTTTCACCCTACGCGCTTGAAAGGCGCGCGGCCCGTTAGCCATCAGGGCCCCCACCGCGCTGACCGCGTCCCTGGCGGGCTTTGAACCCGCGTCACCGCCTTGAGAGGACGGCGTCCTGAGCCTGACTAGACGACAGGGACCTGGATACTGCTGCTGAAGCATCGGATAGTAGTTACCTGTGCACGGAGGTGGACAGTTGCTAGCAGCAGAGTTACGGTGCCCTTACTGTCCGCAACAGAGGAAGGGGCCTCCATGGATTTCGTGACTTACCGGTTCACGACCTACCGGTTCTGACGCCCGGCCCCCGCTGGGGCAACCCCCCGTAACCACAGGAGCCAGGTCTGCTGCCCGGGACCTGGCTCCTGTGCGCCCGGCAGGATTTGAACCCGCGACCATCTGCTTAGAGGGCAGCCGCTCTGTCCGCTGAACTACGGGCGCCGGTACAGTGCAGGCGTGGCCATCGACCAGGGAATTCTCCGGCAGCTCGCCGAGGCCGACATCGACGCCGTGCCGGCCGGCGACGGCAGGCTCCTGACCCTGACGCACCGCCCGACCGGGATCACCCTGGAGCGGCCGGTGTTCGCTGACGCGCTGAACGTGAGTCACGGCATCGGGGCCTTGCTGACCGAGGCGGGCAAGACCGGGTGGGCCGCCAGGGACTCGAACCCTGAACGTGCAACTTAAAAGGATGCTGCTCTGCCATTGAGCTAGCGGCCCGTGGGCCGGGCGGGGCTTGAACCCGCGACCCCCGTCTTAGGTGGCACGGGTGGGACTTGAACCCACGTACGGCCGATTATGAGTCGGCTGCTTGGACCAGCTCAGCTACCGCGCCTCGGCCGAACTGGACATCCCGGGCACACTTAATAGAGCAAGAGGACGGATTGCCGCCCTTGACCAGGTGCGTCTGCCTGCGCAGCCGCTCGAAAGATTTACCGCACCCGGGGCAGACCAGCATAACTACAGCCGCTGGTTTATGCCCCTTCCTGATGTTGGCTGCTCGTGCCAGAGACTGGATGTTCGCCGGATCATCATTAGACGGATCGTCGTCTATATGATCAGCGTCCACCTCCTGGGCTGGAATAGCGCCAAGCCGGATTGACAGCAGGTAACGAGCGAAGCTCATCGTTGTCCGGTGATGTGGGCTGGTGAGAACAACGATCTTCCTGTTCTGCTTCTGGTCCAGATAGGGCCCATATACCGTGTACGCAGTAAACGGGGCTGGATGGGGCAGAAGGCTGGCCACGCGATCATTATACGTGACGTCACTCTGACCAGCTGAGTTACCGGCCCGTGCGTGGCGGAAGGTGGGATCGAACCACCGGCCTCTCCCTTATGAGGGGATCGCTCTGCCCCTGAGCTATACCGCCGTGGTGGGCGAGGGAGGATTTGAACCTCCGACCTTTTCCTTATCAGGGAACTGCGAGAACCGGCTACGCTGCTCGCCCATGGTGCTGCGCGGAGGAGGTGGGGATCGAACCCACACGGGAGTTACCCCTGACCGTTTTCGGGACGGTATCCGGCGCCAGCCCTCGGATGGCCCCTCCAGGTGAAACAGGCAGTGCTGGCAAGGGCGGGTCTCCGACCGCGCGCACTTACATGCCAGCACCAGGTTCAGGATAAAGCGGAGGATGTGAGATTTGAACTCACGAGGGTGTTACCCCAACGCGCTTTCCGGGCGCGCGCCATAGGCCGGACTAGGCGAATCCTCCCGGTCTAGCTGAGCCACCAGCGGTACCAGCGCCAGATCACCCAGGCCGCAACCAGCCCGAAGACGCGAACCCTGCCGCCGATCATCCAGATGATGGCCAGGCTCCCGGCGATGGTGATCCAGCTGCTCAGCTTCTGCCAGCGCCAGCCGGGCAGCCGCTCCAGCTTGCGGACCTGGCCCGTCCAGGTGTTGACCGCACCGCGCTTGCGCCAGATCCGGAAATGCAGGTGAGCGCTGAGCCGGCGGTCCTGGTCAGACCAGGTGCCCTTGCCGGCGAGCCAGTGCCCGGTGCGCACGCGCAGGTTGTGCTGCGTGGCGGTACGCGGCGGCTCACCCCAGGACCGTCGCGGCACATCCGGGTGATACCCGCCAGGAGCGCGGAGGATACAGGATTTGAACCTGTGAGGGACGCGATGCCCAACCTCATTAGCAGTGAGGCGCCATAGACCGGACTAGGCGAATCCTCCTTGGCCGTGCTCAGTGTCCGAGGAGAGATTTGAACTCTCACGCTCCGTGGGGAGCACCAGGGCCTGAACCTGGCGTGTCTGCCGTTCCACCACCCGGACGGGGGAGACCACATTGCCGGTTTTCGCTGACGGTTGTGGCGGATGCCGCATGAGGTTCAGTCAGGCGGTCCAGCGTCAGGTCAAGACAGGATGTGATCTCAGAGTGGGTGACGGGGGTCGAACCCGCGGCCTCTACCTTGGCAAGGTAGCGCGCTGCCAGCTGCGCTACACCCACATGTACTGCGAGCCCCACAGCGGGATCGAACCGCTGACCTTCGCCTTACGAGCCTGCTCGGAGGATCGAACTCCGACTATTTCCTTACCAAGGAGGCGTGCTGCCATTGTCACTAAGCAGGCGTGTTCAGCTCATACTGCTCGGCCAGCCTGATCCCCTTCTGCTGGTTGTTCCTGGCCGGCTCCAGCCTGAGCGATCCGAGACGGCTTCCCACGTCCTCGACCGGCACCAGGTAGACCTTGGTGTTCTGCGGGCAGTAAACGCCGAAGTACTCAGCTTCTCCCCGGTAAGGCCGGGTGCTGCCGCCGCGGTGAGCGTGCGAGCTGGCTGCGTTGAAATCTATGCGGCCATCTCGCATCCAGCCCGTTTTGCACTGGATGCGCAGGAACTTACCCCCATCGTCCACCACCATGTCGTAGCGACGGCCGTTCCCGAAAGGGATCAGTACGCTGTCGTAGACCTGGAGAAGGGCTGCCATGACGATGGCTTCGGTCCGATCGCCGATGCTGTGTGTATTAGGCACACCATCATCTTACACAGGCGACGCTCTGCGGGCTGAGCTAGCGGGGCGGGAAGGCTGCCGCTGAGTATCTGGGACAGCCTGTATCAGATGACGCAGCTTCTGTGCGTCAGGTGGGCCAGCCCGGCGGGCCGGCAGCCAGTGAACTAGAGGTATGCGAGCTTCCCCCGGAGACGTCTTCGCGGCCCTGTTCGCCGCGCACCAGGCGGGCGATCACTGGGCCCAGACCTCAGCGCAGGCCACCACCAAGGGCCAGCCTGGTGCGCGGGGCCGCCGGGCCTGCGCGGCGCATGTCGCGACGCTGACCGCGGGCAAGGCCGCCGCCCTGGCCGCGCTGCAGCTGTCCGGGCGCCAGATCAGGCCCGGCCGGGCGGTGATAGCCCTGGCCGCTGACGCCGCCTCGCATTACCTGGCGGACCGGCGCAGCTCTGAGCCGCTGACCGGGCTGGCCCGGCTGGCGCACCTGGCCGGGCGGGGCGAGTTCTGGGCACTGGGCCAGCCGCGGCCCGGCCGGGACGACAACCCCGTGCTCGGGACCGGCAGTTACGCGCTGGATCAGGCGTTCCACATCGGGTGCCTGTGGGCAGCGTCCGCCTGGATGGCATGCTAGCTGGGGTCTGAGGGCTCGAACCTCACGCCTCCGGGACCAAGGCCCGGCGCTCTGCCAGCGATGAGCTACACCCCACCAGAGCCGCCTGCCGGGCTTGAACCGGCCACCTGCTGATTACAAGTCAGCCGCTCTGCCAGCGATGAGCTAAGGCGGCACCGTCTTGTGCCCGGGGCGCAGGAAAACCCGGGCCTTTGCGGCTCCGGGCTCCTGCGTTCGTGACTGTCAGGCGTGGTAAAACATCAGGTCGGTTTCGGTGGTAACCATGACCGCCTCCTCCCGTCAGTAACCATTGGTAGTGGAACCGTAACTCAGAAACAGGTAACTGAAAGGGTAGTTCTGTCTTACCCAGGACCACAGGGGCCGCAGGTGATCTCGCTGCCGAGGGGCTGGCACATGGAACAGGATCAGGGGACTCCGGCCGCGCGCGCCGTTATGAGCGAGGTATCCCTGACCGGGCCGGACGGGCGCCTTCGCTCCCCGTTCCCGGCGTCGTGACCGTCCTGCGTGCCCGGGGCGGGACTTGAACCCGCACGCCCCTTGCGGGGCACCAGCACCTCAAGCTGGCGCGTATACCATTCCACCACCCGGGCTCGAACGGGGCACCTGCTCATTACGAGTGAGCTGTTCTTCCGGCTGAACTACCGGGGCAGCAGCAGCCTGCGAGACCAGGGTCGCAAACTCCTGGCACACCGCACAGGCGTCCCTGTTCCCGGTCCCGCCAGGTAATGCCCGCGTAGACCGGTCTCGGCTGCCTAGCTGCGGTGCCTGGAATCGAACCAGGGTTATCTCCGGGTCCAGAGCCCGGCGGGTTTGCCAGCGTCCCCCACACCGCATCGTGAAGCAAAAACCGTGGGCGAGGAGGGAGTTGAACCCTCACGCCGGTTAAGGCACTGGTACTTGAGGCCAGCGCGTCTGCCGTTCCGCCACCCGCCCGGGTCTAGCACCGGCCCTGGTAGGCGCCCGCCAGGAACGTCGTCCAGGCGTCCCAGTCGGTGCCGTCATGAGACAGCTCGATCGCGGCCCCGGCGTTGCCCAGCGAGGCGTAGGTGGACAGCGCCCCGTGGTTGGGATTGATCTGCCAGTACCCGCGCTCGCCCACACCGCCGGTTGCGAACTGATTGCCACCAGATTCGGCCTGGGCGATCTCAGCCGCCATGAACGCCTCGTCCGGGGCGCCGCCCGCCTGGTCCCATAGCGCCTCCAGCCCGGCGCAGGACAGCGTGCCGGACAGCGCGGTCATGGTGCGCGCCGCAGTGGCGGCCAGGGCAGCCGGGACCAGGGCCGGGGTGGCGTCACCCGGGATGGCCAGCACCTCGCCCGCCATGATCAGGCTGGGATTGGCGATGACCGCGCGGTTGGCGTCCCAGATCCGGTGCCAGGCTGCCGCGCTGCCCAGTGTCTTCAGCGCGATCGCGGACAGCGTGTCACCCGGCTGGACGGTGTAGTGCCGGCTGCCCGGGGCCGCCTCGTGGTGCACGACCAGGGCGTCCGTGGTGATGCGGTCCGCCGGGATGTGCGGCGGGAGCGGCGTGGCGTATATCCGCCAGTCCTGCACCACCTGCTCGGCGTAGGGCTCATCCAGCGCCGGGGTAACCGGGTCCGTCACGGGCGGCGGGGCGAAACTGGCCAGCTGTGCGGTGATCTGGCCGCCAGGCTGTGCCGGGACCTGCTGGCTCCAGACGGCTGGCGCTGCCACCGGGGTGAAGACGGCCATGGCCGGGGACTGAGGGGCCAGGAGAGCACCCGCGGCCAGCGCGGCCGGAGCTGCCTTGACCGCCGCGCCCTGGGCCATGGCCTGCGCAGCTGTGGGAGCTGCATGCTGCGGCTGGCTGTACGGGGCCCTGCGGTGCCTGCCGGGGCTCACGGATGCTCTCCTGACCGGCGGCCGGAGGGGGAGGGACATAAATGGCCGCCTGAACGGGTCACGAGCAGATCATGAGGGCCGTTCAGGCCAGGCCGGGAGCGTAAGAACCCGGAAAGGTCTTGTGCGCCGGGAGAGATTTGAACTCCCGTCCATCTGATTAAGGGTCAGACGCTCTACCAGGCTGAGCTTACCGGCGCGTAGTACACAGAGCGGATGACGGGACTCGAACCCGCAACAACCAGCTTGGAAGGCTGGCACCCGGCCAGTTGGGACTCATCCGCGAGGTCCCGGGGCCGTGCCGGTCCAGAGCCTGCCCCAGCCGCTGACCGTGTGCGTCACGGCGCTAGCTGAGCAGGGTGCCGACACCGTTGTGAGGTGCCCCGGGAGGCATGAGACCCGGACCCCGGCCGAGGTCAGGCTTTACCGGGGCAGCGCTACCCTCCCGGTCACTGGCTCCCATTCACGGGGCCTGCACCAGCGTCATGCCTAGTGGGACCTGGAGATTCTGAGACTCCGACCTACGGTATTTCACACCGTCGCTCTGCCGCTGAGCTAAGGCCCCATGGATTTTCCGTTAGCGGAGCTAATGACTGCTGTCCCCGCTTGTGTTAGCCTCGCCGTAACCCGCACATATCGTCCAGTTACGGAATGTGATAATGGCCCCGGTTACCGCTCCTGCCCGGCCCGCTCGTGTCACCTACCGGGACGTCTTCGCAGTCCGGGAGTTCACCGTGCTGTGGGCGGCCCAGCTGGCCTCGATCGCCGGGGACCAGTTCGCCCGGATCGCCCTGACGGTACTGGTTTATGACCGGACCCGGAGCGGGCTGCTGGCCGCGGCCACCTTCACCGCGTCCATGCTGCCTATGTGCCTGGGCGGTATCGGCTTGAGCTGGCTGGCTGACCGCTATCCCCGACGCACCGTGATGGTGGCCTGCGACGCCGTCAGTTTCGTGCTCGTGCTGATCATGGCCATCCGCGGGATGCCGCTGGCGGTGCTGGTGGCCCTGCTGGCTGCGGTGTCGCTGGTGTCGGCCCCGTTCGCCTCAGCGCGGGGAGCCGCCAACCGGGACGTGCTCGGCGCGGAGGCGTACCCGCTCGGCATGGCGGTTACCCTGTCCACCTACCAGGCCGGCCAGGTGGCTGGGTTCGCGGTGGGCGGGGTCCTGACCGGGCTGGCCGGGCCACGCGGGGCGCTGCTCGCCGACGCGGCCACGTTCGCCGCCTCGGCGGCACTGATCCTGGCCGGGGTCCGGAGCCGCCCGGCAGGTAACCCGGCAGCCCAGCTGGAGGGCTCCCAGCTGCTGACCGGGCTGCGGGCCGTGCTCAGCAGCCGGGTTGCGCGGCTGTCCCTGCTGGCCGGGTGGCTGCCCGCATTTGTCGCGGTCACAGACGGGATCGCCGTGCCGCTGGCGCACTCGCTGGGCGGCGGGCCCGTCACCGCCGGGTGCCTGCTCGCTGCTACTGCCGCCGGGGTGACCGCCGGGCTGCTGCTATGGCCCCGGCTGGTGCCTGCCACCCGTGGCACCCGCCTGGCTGTGCTGCTCGCCGGGATATCCGCTGCCGTGCTGGCCGGGTTCGCCGGGCGGCCACCGCTGGCCGGGGCACTGGCCCTGCTGGCGGTTTCCGGGGCTTTCACCTGCTACATGACCTCAGCCAACGCGGTGTTCGCGGAAGCCGTGCCGGCCGAGCACCTGGGCGCCGCGTTTGGTGTCGGCAACGCCGGGATCATGGCCGGGCAGTCGCTGGCCATCGTGGCGGCCGGGGCCATGCTCACCTGGCTCACCCCGCCTGCTGTCATCGCGGTCTGGGGCGGCCTCGGGGTTCTCGCCGCACTGGCGCTGGCCGGGCCGTGGCACCGCCAGCTGGGTGCCGGCACTGCCTGATCCGCAGGTATGGCCGTATAAATGGCAACGTGTTACGGTGACACTACTTTCCGTACGGAGCAGAGGGAGAAGACCATGAGGACGCATCTGTTCGGCTAGCCGCCCGTTCAGGCAGAGCCGGGGTATCCAGGAGGGAGCCCCGGCTCTGCGCACGTCACCAGGAATTCTCCTGGTCGGGACGGCGGGACTCGAACCCGCGGTTTCCGCGCCCCAGACGCGGCGCGCTGCCAGACTGCGCTACATCCCGCTGTGTGGTGCTCCCGCTCTGCGCCGGCCGCCATTCGCCAGGGACCAGGCCCTGGTGTTACCGACCCGGACGTCCTTCTCCTGCACACCCCGGCCGGGCCTCGGTACGAACGCACCACACACAAGCTGCGATCACTGGCAGAGCGTGGCCCTTCACTGCCGCTGCACTTAGAGCCGGTGATCGCTGAGTCGGAGCGGCGGTATTTGAAACCGCGACCTTCCGGCCCCCAGCCGGACGCTCTGCCAACCTGAGCCACGCTCCGTTACGGTACGACGCTGGACTTCAGTCAGCTCCCTCTCCAGCAAGGGGCGCCCCATCGTTGCCTGGTTATGAGCCAGGACGAGTAAGAAGACGCATGCCGCGAACAGGGGGTTACCCTGCACGTCGTACCTAGTCGGGAAGGGGAGATTTGAACTCCCGGCCTCTCGCCCCCGAAGCGAGCGCGCTGCCAAGCTGCGCCACTTCCCGCTGTACCGGCTTTTCCCGTTTACTGGTGCTGGCCAGGCACTCCAGACGTGACTAGGGAGGAGGATTTAAGGGATTTAGCTGCCGCCCGGGTACCCGGAGATACCCACCAGTTGCCAAGTGCGTCCATCCCGCCGGTACCTCGTGGAGCTACGGAGATTTGAACTCCGGACCTTTTCCTTGCGAAGGAACTGCGCTACCGGACTGCGCTATAGCCCCAGGTGCACGCCGGGCGCTTCCGTCCCGGTTATCAATTGGCGCCGTGCCCGCCAGATGCCAGCCACCCCAGGTACTCATCGCGATGTTTCGCCAGGGCGCTTAACCACCTTTAATGCGGTGCTCTGCCATTTGAGCTACCGGCATGATAATGGTGCGCTTTTCCGCAACGCGTACTTTGCTCACCACTATCTCCCAAATGCCGGGACGGGATTCGGACCCGCATCTTCCGCCGTGGAGCCTAGGAGACTCGAACTCCTGACCTTCTGCGTGCCACGCAGACGCGCTACCAGCTGCGCCAAGGCCCCTCACGGGTGCTCTATCCGCTGAGCTACAGATCGATGACCTGGCAGGATTCGGACCTGCGACCTCCCGCTAAGACGGCGCTCCAGCCATCGAGCTTCTGGCCGTGGCCAGGCGGGATTCGGACCCGCGCCCTCCGTCGCTTATGGGGTGCTGCCCCCGGACCGGGCTGTCTAGCAACGCCAGTCCGGGCCGGGAGGCAGCACCATGTGGACGGGGGATGGCGCCCCCGTCATTGATGCTCACGCTATGGTCTTGTCAATATTCAGGTGATATACCCGCGCGGCTCTCGCGTTGCTGGTATTCGCAGGGACCGGGAGAGTCGAACTCCCACCTTCACAGCTTTGGAGGCTGTCGCTCACCATCTGAGCCAGATCCCTATGCACTTATGCGCTAAAAAACCGCCCTCCGGGAGCTTTCCCTGGGGGCGGTCGCCTTCGCGTGGCTTCGGCAGCTACGTGGCGACCCTCCCGGTCCCCCAGGGCAGGCAGCGCTGAATTGACAGGCTGTGATTCCTGTCTTCGCGCTTGGCTGCCGGGTAGGACGTCATGTACCCAGCATACGGCATGTCCGTTAGAGTATGCAAGTCAATTAACCAGATTTTCTGGCGACAGTGTTTGCCCAGGCCAGTACCGGTAAGCTGGCGCCCGCCTGTGGCCGCCAGCGGAGCCGGGTCTGTGACAGCACGAGGAGGCACATGACCCGCCTGCTTCTCACCGGGGCGTCTGGTTTTGCCGGTCATCACTTCCTGGAGCACACCCTGGCCACCACGGACTGGGATGTGGTGGCCACCGGCTCATTCCGGCACCGCGGCACCTCGGACCGGATCGCCCAGGTGCTGCAAGGCCGCACGGTGCCGGGGCGCGCGGTGCCTGGCAGGCTGAGCTGGCTGGATCGCACGGACGTGCTCACCCACGACCTGACGGCGCCCTTCAGCCCGCAGGCGCTGCACCGGATCGCCGGGCGGGGCGGGCTGGACTACCTGGTCGCGATGGCGTCGATGAGCCACGTGGACACCTCAATCACGGACCCGGTGGCGTTCTGCGAGAACAACCTGGCGGTCATCCTGAACACGCTGGAGGCGGCCCGGCAGCTGCAGCCCCGCGCGGTCGTGGTGATCAGCACCGATGAGGTCTACGGACCGGTCGTTCCCGGCCACGATCACCGGGAGTGGGCCACGCCGCTGCCGTCCAACCCGTACGCGGCATCCAAGGCAGCGCAGGAAGCAGTCTCAATTTCATACTGGCGCACCTACGGTGTCCCGGTGATCATCTCAAACGCGATGAACCTGATCGGGGAGCGCCAGCACCCGGAGAAGTTCGTGCCCAAGGTGCTGGCCGACGTGCTGGCTGGCCGGGAGACGGTCATCCACGGCTCACCCGGCGCGATTGGCTCCCGGCACTACCTGCACGCCCGGAACATGGCGGACGCAGTGCTGTTCCTGCTCCGCGGCGACCGCCCGGCCGTCTTCCCGGCGCACGCCGTCCCCGGCCGCCCGGCCGCGCAGGCCCTGCGGCCTGACCGTTACAACATCGCCTCAGCGGACCGGATCGACAACCTGACCCTGGCCCGGATGATCGCGCAGTACGCGGGCCGGCCGCTGCTGTACCGGCTGGAGGACTTCCACGGCCAGCGGCCCGGCCACGACCCGCACTACGGCCTGGACCCGGGCAAGATCACCGCGCTGGGGTGGAAGCCACCTGTCCCGTTCGCCGCATCCCTGGAGCGCACGGTGCGCTGGACGGCTGCGCATCCTGAGTGGCTGGCCGGCTAGCCTGCCGCACCCGGCCGGATGGGGCTGGTGTCGAATACGCCCAGGCACGGCATGATCTGCACCGAGCCTTCGGCTACCCGGTACCCGCCGCCCAGCCGCACGAAGGAAGGACCCAGCACGAAACTGTTGCCATTGGAGCACGAGATCATGCCAGCACCGTACGTCCGCTCCCGCCCGGATGTATACACGCGTGCGCCGGCCCAGCCGGGCTCCCGGAGGGTAGGGTCGCTGCATGACCACTGCCGCCGCTACTGCCGTGCGCTCAGGGGATAGGCCGGCACCACGCGGGGCATGGTTCATTGCAGACGAGTCTCCGGGCCGCCTGGGCGCGGGGGAAGTCTGGATCGATGCAGCAGCGATGGACGTGTACGGCCGGGGGGACGCTGCCCCGGCAGTCGTGGTTGAAGGCGGCAGCCGGGCCAGCTGGCTCGGGGCCGTCATCCGGTTCAGCCGCTATCCCGGCCTGGTGTCGCCGGTCACGTACAGGGTGACCGCGCGGCGCATGGGGCCGGGGCGGGTGAATCTGGGCCGGCCGTACTACGTCCTGAAACAGCCCTGATGGAGGGAACGGCATGGAGGGGCGGAACAGCCTGCCAGCACCGGAATTCCGGGGCGGCGAGGAGCCGGATTTCAGCGCGATTACCCCCGGCGAGGTGATGCCGGATGAGGCAGTCGCGGAACTGGTGGCCGGCGGGTATGGCCGGCCCGGCATCACGACCTCGCTGGCGACCGACGTCTCCGACCCCGGGCAGCCGTGGCCGCTGGCCAGTGACTGGATGGCGAGCCTGCGCTGATGCCGGCATCGAGGGCTGGCACAGTCGCCAGCTCCGTCCGCACCGCCCTGGCGATGGAGCGTGACTGGCTGCGCCGCATCCCGGAGGACGACCGCCGGTTTATCCCGTGGATTCCCTTCCAGCTGTTCAGCTTCGTCGCGCTGATGGCCGAGGCAGGCAAGGAGCTGAAGGACCCCGAGCACTACCTGGAGATCGGCTCCAAGATGCTCATCGCCCGGGACCTGTTCGGCCTGGACGCCCGCGGGTTCGACCGGGTGGGGGAGTTCGTGCGGGCCGCGTGCTCGGTCGGGCTGAACGCCGTCACCGCCGATGCGCGGGAGTACGCCGGCTATGGCCGGGCTGATGTCATCTGGTTCAACCGGGTGGCGCGGGACACCGGGATCGAGGCTGAGGTCGAGGTCTGGCGCTCGGCCCGGCCCGGGGCCGTGGTGATCTGCGCCAACCTGGAGCAGGCCCCGCCGGCGCACTGGTTCCCGGTGCTGGATGACTGGGACTCTGGCCGCCGCGGGATCTGGCAGAAGCCCGGCGAGCCAGGGACCGGCTGGTAATCTGCTGCTGCTATGCAGCCGTAGCTGCCCGGCTCCGGGCACGGACGGGCCCAGCACGTCCCGACCACTGCCCGGGATCTGCTGTGCTCATTACGGGGCGTCCGTGCCCGGCCAGGCTGCACCATCGGCCCCAGCTGCGATAATCTGTGCGTAGCCTGTGGCACTTAGGCGCTCAGCGAGCGGGTGAGCCGGGAGGACCCTACCCGGAAGGCCTTGCTCCCGTGCTGCATCTCCAGTGCCCGGGGTGCCTGACTCAGGCGTTTCTTGAGTGCGCGTGCCCCGATGGACACACAGCCAGTTACGGCTACCACGTCCCGACCTGCCCGATGGCCAACCCAGATGCGGCGGTTGCGTGCCCGCCGGATTCTGATTGCTGCCACGAGAACCACGACCACGCCGCGGCGGCCAACGCCTGCCCCGGCAACCACGCCGATGCCGAGTGCCCGGAGCCGAAGAACTGCCGGGTCTGGAAGGGCGCGACGGCTGACGCGAAGCACCCGCTGTTCGTCGCCGGCAGCCACCCGCTGTTCAAGGGCAGCGACCCGGGTGACTGCCCGGGTGGCCACTGCCACAAGGACGTGCAGGGCTGCACCGTCTGCCGTCCCCTGATCATCACCGCACCGTCTGGCGGCTACACCGTCATGCAGGGGGTGAACCGGTAATGGCGCAGACCGCGATTGACGCCTCCCGCAGCACGCTGATGCTCAACGCCAACCTGCCGGTCGGCACCTCGGGTGCGCCGGGCACTCAGCTCACCGCGCTGGCCTCGGGCGCGATGAAGCTGAAGCTGACCAGCACGGCCAGCACCGGGTCGGCCTCCGGCACGGAGCTGAGCGGCACTGGGTACACCTCCGGCGGCACGGCCATGCCGGGCGCATCGACGGCCAGCTCGGCGGGCTCCAACGTCACCCTGCCGGGCACGGCGGCCATCTCCTGGACCAACGGCTCCGGCGGCGCCTGGTCGATCGTGTCACTGGAGCTGACCGACAGCAACCCGACCCGGGTCTGGTACGGCAACTGGAACGGCCAGCCGATTTCCGTGGCGAACGGGAACACGTTCCAGGTTGCGGCCAACGCCGTAACAGCAGGTGGCTTCTGAGTTCGATTTAGCCTTCTGACCTGGCCAGCTGGTAGTACTCAGCAGCATCCAGCTGGCCAGGCAGCGTTGCGGTGCGCCCGGGGAAGGCGGTAGTTGCCTGTGTCAGTCACGACGGAGCTGTTCGCCAACCCGGGCAGCGCCAACCCGGTCGTCACCAGCGGCGGCACGACCACGCCAGCCAGCGGCACAAGCGAGAGCTGGACCATCACGGGACTGTCCGGGGTGTTCCCCGCGGTATCCAGCTCGGCCAGCCCGCCGACGTTCTGCCGCTGCGTGGACCCGAACAAGCCCACCGAGATCCTGTGGATCACGAACATCAGCGGCACTACAGCCACGGTCACGCGCGGCGCTGAATCCACCGCCACGGTCAACCACGGCTCGAACTTCCAGCTGGAGCTGCTGCTCACCGGAGGCGGCCTGGGCAACCTGTCCCAGGGCTGGCCTGGCGAGATCAACACAGTCGCCAGCAAGACAGCGAACTACACCTGCACGGCGAGCGACAACGTGCTGCTGTGCAACGCCAGCTCGGGAGCGTTCACGATCACGCTGCCGACCGCGGTGGGGGCACTGGGCCGGACCTATACCGTCAAGAAGACCGACTCCAGCACCAGCGCGGTCACGATCGCCACCACCTCATCCCAGACGATCGACGGGGCCACCACCCGGGCCATCTCCCTGCAGTACGGCTACATCGAGGTGACCTCGGACGGCTCCAACTGGCAGGTGGTCTCCTGGTACAACGGCACCGACCCCTGGCACGACCTGGCGCCCACGCTGTCCGGCTGGTCTCAGCGCTCCAGCGCCCACCCGCTGCAGTACCGGTTCGTGCCGAACATGCTGAACGCAGTGCAGCTGGTCGGCAGCGTGTCCGGCACGGCCCTGGCCTCCGGTACCCAGACGCTGTGCTACCTGCCATCGGGCTACTACCCAACCACGTACGCGGCCGAGGCCATGGTCATCAACTCCTCCGGCCGCTCGGTCACCACCGACGTGCCCAACGTGACGATCGGAACGGACGGCAGCCTTCAGCTCCGCAACTGCCAGGGTGCCACCATCCTGCAGTTCGACTGCCTGTTCTCTCTTGACGTGAACAACAGCTGAGGCAGGGCCACTCATGGCTGCGCTGACCTCCGCGATCCCGGGCCAGGCTGTTCCCGGCCTGACCGTTCCCGGCCAGATCGTCGCCACCCAGCTGACCGCCGCGCTGGGCGCTGCCGGGTCGGTGGCGACAGGCGCCACGCTGCCCGCCGTAACCACGCTGAGCGGCACTGGCTCGGTGGCGACGGGCGCCACGCTGCGCCCCGTGGCCACGCTGAGCGGCACTGGCTCGGTGGCAACGGGCGCCACGCTGCGCCCCGTGGCCACGCTGAGCGGCACTGGCTCGGTGGCGGCAGCGGTTACGCTGCCCGGTGGCGCCACGCTGAGCGGCACTGGCTCGGTGGCGGCAGCGGTTA